ATGGTTCAGAGAGAAGTATAAATTTTATGCTTCAGTAGTTCATATGAATAAAAAAAATGCATTCTATATTACTGTATATGGTGAAGAAAAAATTGAGTTTTATTTTGATACCTACGAAGAAGCAGAAATTGCTTGTCTTACTAAATTAATTGAAATTGTAGAATCTAAAACAGAATAAAATGAAGAAATTATTATTAATCATAGCATTTATTGCTATTACTGTAAGTGCATTCTGTCAAGATATAGAAAGAGCATATGCAGCACAAGTGGGCACATGGTCCAAAGTTAAAAATGGTTGGGTCTGGGGTAATGTTCAAAAAGTAAACTTGACTATTACATTTGATAAGTCTGTAGTGTCTATTAACAATGAGATGGGTTCAGTATTTGAAACCTTAGAGATCTTTGATAAAAAAGATGATCATATTACCTGGAAATCATTAGATGAAGAGTATATCACCTGTTACCTTACCATGCAATATACAGATGACTATACTGTATTGATCATTACTTATGACAATGCATGTTTTAGATATTACTATTAGTTATGGCTGATATAAGTAAATGTGGAAATAAGGATTGTAAACTAAAGTATCACTGCTATAGATACACTGCACCTGATAGTTATTGGCAAGCCTACAATGACTACAAACCAAAAAATAGTAAACTATGTGATAACCAAATAGAACAGAAATGTCTTCATTGTGGGATAAGAAAAAGACACAGGCCAAGTTGTATAACTAATAGGATTTGATATGACTGCTTTAGAGATTGACAAAATAAGAAGGAAAATAGTTAAACAAGGTTTTACATCAAAATATCCAGGAGGGTCTAATGAATATATGCAATATATTAGTAATCATTATGTTACTCCGGGTCCTAGGATTATGGATTTAACAAGTGTTCACATTAAGTTTATAGCATCAAAAAGACTTTCTACAAGTGGAACTACTGTTATAAATCAATGGTATGTAGAAACTACTATTGAACATGGTCTTTCTAGTTATAGATTTAAAACCTATAATTATTATCCTGATACAGTAGATACATTACTACTAAGAGTTAAGCAGTATATGGCTTTTGAAGAATTTCTTAAAAAATAAAATTATGAACTATTGGAAAGGAGATGCCTATCAGTAACGTTAGGATGATTGGTTGTCTACATTTTGGACACCATAGTGTAGCAAAATACCGTGGGTGGGATAATGCTGAAGAACAAGATGCATACTTGATAAAGCAATGGAATAAAGTAGTAAACAAAAAAGATACTACTTATATTCTTGGAGATGTTACCATGGAAAAGAAACTAGATTATTATAAACTAGATTTGTTACATGGTAGAAAGATTGTTGTTGGTGGGAATCATGATAAGTATCAGCATTCAAAACAATTAATGTTATATGTAGAAGGTATTACCGGAGCAATAGATTACAAAGGATTTATTCTTACACATGTACCTATTCATCCTAATGAAGTACATTTCTACAGAGGTAACATACATGCTCATATTCATCACTTGAATAAGCTTGAAGAAGTTGTAACTAAGAATAAGTATAATGATCCTGGAAGTGTTCCCGGATTTACTAAAAACAAGTATTTTAATGTTGATGCTCATCTTTTAGATTACACACCTAGAACTATTGATGAATTAATACTAAGACAAAATGGAAGCTAAAGAAAAAGCGAGGGAATTATTTGATAAGTATTATTTACTATTAACTGATTTTAGTGAAAATTCTAGCATAGATTCAAGAAGAAAATATGCAAAACAATGTGCTTTAATTGCAGTTGATGAGATACTAGATTTATTAAGAATATTAGAAAAAAATAATTCTTATTATTCAGAAGTTCAACAAGAAATCAAAAAATTATGATTATGGAAGCTAAGTCAGGACTATTAAGAATAGGTATACCTACAGGACTTGGTCCTAAGGGTGTAAGAAAAGAAGCTGTTGATATTGCTAAAGCTATGCTTACTCAAATGGGTGCTAAATACATTAATAAAAGATATACTAAGTATTATGTACCTGAAAATCCTAATTTGGATAACGGTCATTTTGATACTGTAAGATGGGGAGTAGTATTATCTGCCGAAGTTCCAGATGTAGAATATGCTAGATCAATTATGTTAAGTTTTGATTATGATAATATACAAATGTTAGATTCAGAAAAAAGAAAAGAAAATAAAGAATATTTTAGGAAAAATCCTCTTAAAATTTATTCTTATACTAATATAACTGTAGGAGATGATTACACCAGAGATAAAAAAGTTTATTACTAAAATAGCAAATGAACATTATGAATTAAGCAATAGTGATGATAAAAGTATGAACTTTTTATGGTATCTGTATTCTGAAGGTACTCATAAAGATCAGTATAAACCATTTATTTTTGCTGCAGAAATTAATCTTAATCTGGCTATGAATATGATAACACAGGATGAATCTGAAAACTTATCTAACATGTTAACTTCACCAGATAAAGATAACTTCTACATGTTGTATACAATACTTAAGCATTATAGAAAGAAAAGACAAAAGAAATATGGAGTAGTTTATGATTCTAAAGCATATAAAAATGTAAAGAAAGATTACACTGTTTTAATGATATCTCCTCTAATGCTTAGTAACACATTTAATAAAACATCATGACAGAAATTGAATTACAAGAAGAAGGGTTTGTTAGAATTGATGTACCTAAAGAAGAAAGTGGTAATAAAGAAGATTATTACTATTATTCTTATGAATTAGGTCAAAATCAAACTATTACATCATCAGAAAGTGATGATTCATACGGAGACAGATGGAAAGTTTATCTTTATGACTTAGATTATATTATTGAAGACATAGTAGATTTACAAACGTTTATTGGTTTAACTAAAAAATGGAAAAGAATATGAATAATATAGTTAAGTTAGAAAAGAAAAATGGTAAACTTGTTTATGTTGATCCAAAAGAAAAACTTAAATATGAAATTTTTATAGATAATCTTGCAGAAGGTGAGATTGTTGAGATGTATATGGAGTTATCAACTCCTGATGGTACAGCTGCACAAGTAGTTAAAGTACATGCATGTATTAGAGAACTTGCAAAAGAATCTGGATATACATTTGAAGAGATGAAAGTTGTTGTAAAAGAAAAAGCAGGTTTGATTATAAACAAAGGAAAAACTCAAAGTATTAAATCATTTGCTGATTGTAGTAAAGATGAATTATCCCAAGCTATTCAAGCCTGCATTGAAATTGGTGAATTTTATAATGTTAACCTAGCTTAGGTTCAACATAACCTTCATCTCCAGGTTCTAACACTTCTTTTTCATCAAATAAAGAGTTGTTTGTAGCTTGTTTTTCAATTTCAGCAAGAATAAGAGTTAAGGTGTAGAATGATCTTTCATATTCATTCATTTTCTCATAATCACCTTCTTTAATAACTTTTAAAGATTCTTCTCTTTTAGAAGAGTCTTTTTCTTGTTGAAAAATGTAAAACAAAGTAGACTTTAGCATTAAATAATATGATTTATTTACTTTCACATCTAACAATGTATCATCCTTTAACTCCTTTACTTTAATTGCCATAACAAATATTTTTTTACAAATATAATCAAAATGCAAAAAGAATTAAACATTACAGAATTAAAAGATAAGTTGTATAAAAGATTAGAACCATCTGGTTGGGCATTAAAATTAAGAGGATTTATATATAGTAATGAATTTGATACCATATTAATTACATTGGTCAATCAAGTTAATGCTAATAAAAGATTTACTCCTGCACTTAAAGATGTATTTAGTGCATTTGAAAAGTGCCCTGTAAATGAACTTAAAGTTGTTATGATAGGTCAAGATCCTTATCCACAAATTAATGTAGCAGATGGTCTAGCATTTAGTTGTAGTAAGTCTGAGGAATGTATGCCGGCTATTAACTTTTTACTTAATGAAGTAAACAGAACTGTTTACAAAGGTCATCCTATAAGTACAGATCCTGATTTAACAAGATGGGCTGAACAAGGTATATTACTCCTTAATTCAGCTTTAACAACTGTAATAGGAAAAGTTGGTGAACATTATGATATTTGGAAACCTTTCATTACATATTTGTTTGACTACTTATCATTAAATTGTCCAGGTTTAGTCTACATATTTGTTGGTAAACAAGCACAAAATTGGGAAGAACATGTCAATGAAAATTGTCATAAATTTCTAATTAGTCATCCGGCTAGTGCTGTGTACAATAAAACACAAACTTGGAATTCTGAAAATGTATTTACAAAAACACAAAAAATTATACAAGAAGTTTATAATTATTCAATAATCTGGTAAATATCATGGAAGAAATTTTCAATAAACTAATAGCTAATAAACTTAGCCCTAATACATTTTATGTATTACATTCAATGAGTCAGAAGATAAAACCCAATTCATTTGTTAATAGCTCTATAGAAGTTAAGAGGTTACAAATTGATAATTGGCTTGATGAAAACTTGGTTTTAACAAGTAAAAGTATTATCTTTATCCAAGAAATAGACTCGTATTTCAGAAAAAGTAAGAAAAAAACAACAAAAGATTTATTGGGAAGTGATTACAGTGATATGATTACAAATTATTTAGAATTATTCCCTAGTATTAAGCTGCCAAGTGGAAAATATGCTAGAGGAAACAAGAAAAATCTTGAGATAAATTTCAAATGGTTTTTTGAAAATTATGAATATAGCTGGGATACAATCTTAAAAGCTACAGATAACTATGTCCAAGAACGTCAAAGAGAAGGTTATAAATATATGAGGACAGCTCAGTATTTTATAAGAAAACAAAACTCAGATGCAATCTCAGATTTAGCTAATTATTGTGAAATGATAGAAAGTGGAACAGACTATGAAGTAAGACACTTTAGTGAGAAAGTTGTATGATGAATTATAAAAAAAAAAGCATGTTATTATTATGTGCTGTTGTTGGTAGTTTTGCTTCTTACATTATTCTTAAAAGATTTGTTATTGATGTTTCAATATATCAATATTTAGGAATTGAAGTTGTAATTAGTATAGCTCATTATATGTATAATAAGTTAAAAGAGTCTAAAATAGAATTTTTTAATAGTTAATGTATGTCTAGAAAAGGTACTCCCATACGTAGAGAAAGCCAAACTGAAGCATTTAAAGATGCTTTAAGATACATGAAGGAGTTTATGGATGGAAATGTCCAAACATTAAAAACTCCTTGGCCAAAGTTTGATGATGCATTATTAGACGGAATAGAATGGCAAACTCTTATTGTAGTAGGTGCAAGACCTGGTACAGGTAAAACATTATTTGTTGAACAAATAGTAAGAGAAGCCTTTAGATTAAATCCCGGATTAACATTTAGAGTTTTAAAATTTCAATTTGAAATGGTAGGTAAAACCAGCTCCATACGAGAATTTTCAGGAGTGGTTAATAAATCCTACAAAGAGTTGTGTAATAAAAATCTAGATCCGGTAATTTGGGATAAGTGTTTTCAACATGCTGCTCAAGTAACACAATTTCCAATCAATGTTGTTTATGAACAATGTACAGTAACTGACTTTATTGCAACTGTAGAAGATGAAATGGAAAAATATTGTTATTATGAGAAAGATAAAGATGGAAATACTGTAAAAAAATACACGAAAATGTTGATCACTATAGATCATTCATATTTATTCAAGAAAGACTCATTTGAGAAGGATAAACATGAAATGTTAAATAATCTAGGTGAAGCATTGACTGATTTAAAAAGGAGATATCCTATAGCTTTTATTTTATTGAGTCAGCTTAATAGAAACATTGATAATCCTGAAAGAAATGAAGATGGCAAGTATGGAAATTATATACTAGAATCTGATTTGTTTGGGGCTGATGCATTATTACAACATGCAGATACTGTTGTAGGCATTAATAAGCCGGCCAAGCAAAAAATCAGATATTACGGGCCAGATAGATATATCATTGAGGATGAAAACACCTTGGCTTTCCACTTTCTTAAATGTAGAAATGGAGATACAAGACTAAGTTTCTTTAAAGCTGAGTTTCATAATATGAGAATTGTAGAAATGATGACTCCAGCTACACAAGACAGAAAATTAACAACCAAATAATCAAATATGTCAGTAGGATTAAAACAAGTGAACAGAAAAGAAAAAACAGATGAATTAATTGTCGGCCAATTACCAAAATTTAGAGCTGCCGGTATTGTAGATCCATTCTATGTACCAAAATGTGCTCATTATGTAAAGGGTCAAGAAGGCAAATTTATGGGATTCTTTAAAAGTGAATTATCAAAAGGTGTAGATATCTATACAGAGTGTGTAGACTTTGAGCTTAATTCAGAGGATCCGTCAAGAACATTGTACAAAATTAAGTACAATCCTTTTTATGAGGAAGAGTATTTAACAGAACCTACAAAATCAGGAGATAATAGGTATCTAATTCCTTTAACAGAAATGTTGGTTATTGAACCAGAACCTGTTAAAAAAGAAGTAGTAAATTCAGTATTTCCGGATTTTGAATCAAGTTTTTTAGATACTGATACAGATACTGCATTAGCACAAATGTCTGTAAGAGATTTTGCTGCTATCATGTGGAAAAAACCTGTAAGTAATAAAAAATGGTTAAATGAATTAATTAAAACAGTATGAGTGAAATAATTCTTCCAACTAAAAAGATTGAAGTTGCAAAATCAAATCCAAAAAGATTGTTGATTTATTCAAAACCAAAAGCAGGAAAAACATCTGCTTTTTCTGAATTAGCAGATAATCTAATTTTGGATTTAGAAAATGGTAGTGACTTTGTCAGTGCTTTAAAAATTAAAATTAACAATCTTCAAGAATTACTTGACACAGGAAAAGCTATTAAAGCTGCAGGTTGTCCTTACAAGTATGTAACTGTAGATACAGTAACTGCATTAGAAGAAATGGTTGGTCCATTAGCTCTTAAACTATACAGAGGTACACCTATGGGTAAAAACTTTGATGGAGACAATGTACTAACTTTACCTAATGGTGCTGGTTATTTGTACTTAAGACAAGCTTTCTTTCAAGTATTAGATTTTATTGATACATTGGCACCTAATATTATTTTATCTGGACACATCAAAGACAAAGTAGTCGATGACAAAGGTGAGATGGTAATGGCAGCAAACATTGATTTGACAGGTAAAATCAAGTCTTTGATTTGTGCAAATGCTGATGCAATTGGTTATCTATTTAGAAAAGGTAATAAAACAATTTTATCATTTAAAACTTCTGATGAAGTAAGTTGTGGTGCAAGACCTGCACATTTAAAAAATGAAGAAATAGTCCTTGCAGAATTAAATGCAAAAGGTAAGTTAGAAACTCACTGGGACAAAATTTACGTATAACAATTAAAAATAAAATAAAATGGCTTTAAGTGTAGAAGGTTTAACATCAGGGAATGGAAATGGATTACCAAAAACAATTGCTCCAGGTAATCATACAGTAAAAATAAATAATATTTATTTGGAAGAGTTTACATATATTGAAGGTGCAAAGCACTTGATGATTAATGTAGAAACTGAACCAATTGCTGATTTCCAAGGTTTTATGTTAGATAAAGAAAATCCAGATGCAGGTTATCATCTTGGACAAGTTGGAAAAGTCAAAGCAAGTCAGTATGCTTTTGCTGATGGAACAACAAAAAGTGGTGTAAAAGTCAATAGAGATAAATCTATTTTGATATTTTTGCAAAACTTTTGTAATGCATTAGGAATTAATGAATGGTTTCATGAACAAAATAATGTGCATGATACTATTGAAGATTTTGTTAATGCATTTAATAAAACAGCACCATTTCAAGATGTGTTTATTAAAACATGTGTTGCTGGTAAAGAATATGTAAACAATGCAGGTTATACTAATTATGACATGTGGTTTGCAAAAGCTGATGGAGGTAAATATGCATATGGATCTATAGATTCTGCAAAAGTACTTACATATAATGAAAATGTTCATTTGAAAAAGCTAGAAGTAAAGAATATTGAAGAATTTGGTAATCCAGATGGTTTAACTATTCCTGCTACTTCGTCTGATTTCAGTTTAGACTAATACATAATTGTATAAGGATAAAGGGGATCAGACAGGTCCCCTTTTTCTATTTAATAATGTATGAAATGATATCATTAAATGATTTAATAGTAAATATTACACACATACCTAGTGAATGGATATTTGAATATTATTTAAAGTTGACTGAAAAATTATTTGGTCAACATCTTAAAATGAATTCTGTATTTAATAGTGAAAAAACTCCTTCAATGCATGTTTATGTTGATAGAAACACTAGTAAATATAAGTTTAAAGATTTTTCATCTGGGTATGGTGGTGATGGTATTTCATTGGTACAATATTTATTTGGATTACCTGATAGGTATGAAGCGTCTTATATGATTAATAAAGATTTTGAGATCTATTCTAGTAAACAAGAAGTTACTGTTGCTGAATTTATTAATCATGATAGATATAAAGTTACAGATTATACTATTAGACATTGGAATAATTTAGACCAAGCTTATTGGATGAGTTATCAGATTGATTCAAAAATGTTAAACAAATACAATGTATTCCCATTAGAGTATTATACAATGACTAAAGAAAATTTAGATGGTTCTGAATCTTTCTTTACTGTTACAAAAAACTATTTGTATGGTTATTTTAAAGAAGATGGTACATTATACAAAGTTTATCAACCAAAAAATTTAAAAAAGAAATTTATTAAAGTACATGATTACACACAAGGTATAGAACAATTGAATTATGATAAAAAATATTTGATTATAACTTCTTCACTAAAAGATTTAATGGACTTTAATATTCTAAATATTGGAAATATTGAATCCATAGCTCCGGATAGTGAAAACTCAATGATTAATGAAAATTTGATAAATGATCTTAAATCAAAATATAAAAAGATAATTGTATTATTTGACAATGATGATCCTGGATTAAAAGCTGCTCAAAGATATAAAGATAGATATGGTATTGATTTTATTACATTATCAATGGAAAAAGATTTATCTGATTCTATTAAAATACACGGTGTACAAAAAACTAAAGAAATGTTATTTCTATTATTAAAACAAGCATTATGAGTTGGATACATAAAGGTAAACAGTTTTCAGATTCTATGATTCCAGAAGGTGGTGTAGGTTTTATTTACATTATGACTGCTGTTATAGATGGTAAGTCAGTAGCCTACATTGGTAAGAAAAACTTCTTTGCCAATATCAAAAGACCATTAGGTAAAAAAGCTTTGGCTATGAGTACAGATAAAAGACTCAAGAAATACAGCCGGGTTATTAAACCTGATTACATGAATTACTACAGTAGTAATAAAACTCTTAAAGATGCTCACAAAGCAGGAGTTATTATCAAAAGAGAGATATTAATGATATGCTATTCTCAAATGGAATTAACATATCAGGAAGTAAAGCATCAGTTTAAATATGAAGTGCTTGAGAAAGATGAATACTTGAATGCCAATATTCTTGGCCGCTTTTTCCATTCTAAATGAAAATATATTAGGAATGTAGTATATTATTTGTATATTTGTTCTATGAGAACACAAACCGGAACTTATAGAACATACAAAGATATGTTAATAGCTTTACCTAAGATTGGTAGACTTCAAGTAATAGAATTATCACATAAAAACAAATGGGGAGCTTATTACATTAAGTGTCAATGTGACTGCGGTAATATTACAACTACAGATTTTTCCTCTTTGAATAAATCTAAAGTACAATCATGTGGTTGTTTACAAAAAGAAGCCGTAAAATATACTGGTGTAAAAAATAAGAAGTATATAGTTAATGTAGATAAACTAGTAGATAATGAAGTAACTGCTTATATAGCAGGTCTTTATGCAGCAGATGGTTCAAATGAAAAATCAGGTCTTTCAATTGGTTTACAAAGTACAGATAAAGAGATACTTGAAAAAGTAAGTAGTTATTTTAATTATACCGGACCTTTGTATACAATGAAAAGATCTAAGAATAATGAAAAGGATCAGGTAAGATTAACAATCTCTGACAGTTCTTTTAGAAAGTTTTTTGAAGAAAGAGGTATTATAAAAAATAAAACACTTGATTATCAAGTTCCTGATTGTTATTTGTACAATTCTCATTTTTGGAGAGGTATGCTTGATGGAGATGGATGTATTTTTAAGTATGAAAGAAAGTACACAACCTATGGAATATCTTTAGTTGGTACAGAAAATACTATTAATGCATTTAAAAAGTTTTGTGAATTTATTTTAGGCAAAACTGTTAAAGTTAAACCTTACAAGGTTAAGTCTTCTATTGAGATATATTCAATAAACTTTGTTGGTAAGATGTATCTTCCTTTATTAAAAGCTATATATAACAATCCTATAGCGAATATGTATATAACAAGAAAGTACAATAAGTACTTGGAGATTATTAACAAAACAAAATAATTATGAAAATAGCAATGTACGACCTAGAAGGTCATTTATTAGAAGTGTTTGAAGTGGAGACTGTCAGAGATTTAGAATCACAATTAAAAACTCCTAAAGGAGGTATTAACAATTGTATTACAGGTCACTGCATACAAACAATTAATATGCAGTTTAGAAAGTATTCAGATTTTGCTAAAATTATTAAAAGAATTGGTGATATAACAAATATACCTGGTAAAACATCTTTGCTACCTGTCTCAAAATACTATAAAGGTAGTTTTATTTGTACTTACGAAAATGCTACAATAGCAGCTAAAAAAAATAATTTAGATACTCCAAATATTAATAGGTGTTTAAAGAATGACAGAAATACATCAGGTGGTTTTGAATGGAAATATGCAAATTAGAAGAATTATGACAGAAACAGAAATGACAGGCCTTCTATTACAGTTGGCTGACCTTGGTGTGACTGGTATCAGAGTACACTATGAAGGTGAAGGAGACAGCGGTGCAATTGAAAGCATAAATTATACCACTGGAGAAATAAATGAACCATCTGATGTTTTAGATGAAGTAGATGCATTTTCTTTAGAAGATAGACTTGAAGATTTAAATAGTAATCTTACTGATTCTGTTGATGAATGGGTTAATGATAAACTACTACAAGATATTGAAGATTGGTGGAATAATGAAGGGGGTAATGGAGATGTTTGCATCTGTGTACCGTCCGGTAAATATTGTATTTATAATAACATTAGAGTTACAGAGTATGAAGAGTATACGCATGATGGTAATTTGATTGATAAAACTTTAGAGTAATGGCCCATCCTTTAGAACACTGTAAATCCTCAATAAAAAAATGGGGTGGAGAATGGAGTGATTATATTGCAATACATAATTGGTTTGATGAAACTAAAAAATGGATTGGTCATAGTAAACACAGAATGTTTAGACATCATAGTGAAGGTATATTTGAATGTGAAAAGATATTTGGAATGTCTTTTGTCAACTCAGATGGTAAAACTGTATATACAAGATATGTTGCTGAACAACATGTAAAAGAAGATTGCAACGGGTATATCCCTAGTGCAAAAGAATGGGTAGATATGATTGCATCTGGTAAGCCTGAGTTATGGGCAATTAAAACTTTAAAAATTGAAGACTGATGGAAAGAGTAGAACAAATTAAAGAAAAAGTAGAAGCTTTAGTTAATGAAGCTATAGAGCTGTTAGAAGCTAATTATGATATGGAAAATGCTAAGTTTAATAATCCTGCATACATGACTATGATGGATTTAAATGGTGCATTAATGGAATTAGATTGTTTAGATGATGAATACTTAAAAATTGAAGACTGATGGAAAAAATGAATAACATATTTACAGTAGATTCTGTAATAGAAGAAGGTAGTTATATAAAAGTAACTGGGAAATATCTAATACCTAATGGTTTACAATTTGAAAAAGGTGATATACTTACTGAAGATAAATACAACGGTCATCAGATATGTGTAGCATTTGTAACTAAAGATGAAAATGGAAATGATTGTTTAACTTTAGATACAAGAAGTATGCATGACACAATTATCCTACTATTAAAAAATCTTTATTCAGGATTAAATTTATTTAAAATTGAAAGTTAATGGAAAATGTTTTAGATCTACCTGATGGAGAAAGAGAAGAAATGGCTAAAAAGTACATGCTTGAAGAAAGTTATGGTGCTCCTCATCCTGATTTATATGTAGGTTTTTTAGCTGGTTTTCATGCAGCATATAAAATAGTAATTAGTAAAAATGAAGAAAAAATGAGTAGATTAAATAACATGAAAAATGAATTAGAAGCTTTAATTACTAAAGCTATTGACATTTTAGAAAAAGAGTATAATGTAGATGAAGATATGATGAATCCTGAAGGATTAGCTATTATGAGCTTAAATGATGCTCTAATGGAAATAATGAATTTAGATGGAGAAAATCTAAAAGTTGAAATGTAATGGCAAAGGTTAAATTAAACAAAGAAGAGACAAAGAATCTTTTGAATATGATTTCTTCAACTGATGTAGAAAATGCAACAGTTGCATTTCAAGTATTAGAGAATTCTGATTTAAAAGACTATTTTGGAGAATTGATTGTATTATACAAGTATGGTAAGAAAGATCATACAATATGGGAGAAAGAAGCTCCTAAGTCTTGGAAAAAGATATCAGAACATTTTGTAGATAAAACTGCAATGTCCAGTGGTAAATGTTTGTCTATTATGACAGAAAAAAAAGCTAGTAAAGAATCATTAGAGTTGTATTTTGAAAACTTTGTAGGGGATATGATTGGTTTTCTTGACCAGTTAGGGTATCCGGCAGAAAAATTTGATATAAGTATTAAATTAAAAGAATGAGTAAACAAGACACACTCAGTAAAACCAGTAAAGATTTAATGCTAAAGGAACCATTTTATGGTATATTCCTTATGAAATTAAACAAACACTGGAGTACAAGAGTACCTACAGCAGGTGTAAGTAAATTGAATATCAACTATCAATTAGAAATAAATGAGAAGTTCTGGAATTCATTATCTGATTCACACAAAATAGGTATTCTCAAACATGAATTATTACACATTGCATTTGGTCATCTATCTACTATTTTTAAATTTAGTGATAGAAAACTTGCAAATGTGGCCATGGATATGGAAATCAACCAGTATATTCAAAAAGGTTGGTTGCCAGGAGATGATTTAACTAAAGAACAACATGATGCAATAGTTGAATCTGTCAAAGAAAAAATACAAAATGAACAAGATACATTAACTGAAGAACAAATAGCAGAGTTAATGGATTCTATTCCTCCTAGAGGTGTTTTGATTGAAGATTATGTTGATTCTAAATTTGATCTCAAAGCTGGTAGTAGATATTATTATGATAAACTAAGAGAAGCTAAAGAGAAAAAAGATAAGAATGGTACATCTGGAGATAAAAATTTAGATCAACTATTAGATCAAATAGCTAAAGGTGATGGACCTGATCATAGTACATGGGATGATTTTGAAGACATGTCTGAAGCTGAAGAAAAGTTATTGAATAAACAAGTTCAAAAACTATTGTCTGATGCTAAAGAAGAAACTTTAAAGAAAAGAGGTCATGTACCTGGTGAAATGGAAGGTGTCATTGAAGTAGATGAAATAGTCCCACCTAAGTTTGATTGGAGAGGTTACATCCGTAGATTTACTGGAGTAAGTACAAGAGTTTTTTCTAAGAAAATCAGAAGAAAAGAAAACAGAAAGTTTCCTGATAGTCCTGGATTAAAACTTAAGATGAAACAACACATGTTGTTGGCTATTGATACTTCAGGTTCTGTGAGTGATAATGAACTTGCAGAGTTTATGAATGAAATGCATCATATCTACAAAGCTGGTGTAGATATCACAGTCATTCAATGTGATACTAGAATTCATTCTATTGAACCTTACAAAGGTGAACTTGATTTAAAAGTACATGGTAGAGGAGGAACTGAGTTTGATCCTGTTATTGAATACTTTAATCAAAACAATAAAAAATATACTAGTCTTGTATATTTTACAGATGGTGAATGTAGTACTAGTATTTTACCAAAAGGTCCTACTTTATGGGTGTTATCTGAACAGTCACATATGAATGAAAATCTTCCTGGAAGAACAATTAAGTTAGAATTATAAAAAGAAAAAAGATGTCAAAAAAGAAAATTGAAAATAGTCAAGTATTGTTGAATGTTGAAGAGATGAAAGATTTTATCTCACATATGGTTGAAAATAATCAGTATATCCAAGCTCAAGGAAAAATTCCTGTAGCAATAAACATTGAAGGTGATGCTGGTCTTGGTAAAACTTCTGCTATTATGCAGTTGGGTAAAGAGATGAACATGCAAGTTGTAAAACTTAATTTATCTCAGTTAGAAGAATTAGGTGATTTAGTTGGTTTCCCGGTTAAAGAATTTGAGATTATGAATCAAGAAGGAAAAACCATGTGGATTAATGAAGCTCAGATTGATGCAGCTGTTAAGAAAGGATACAAAGTTGGAGCAAAGAGAATGTCTCATGCTGCACCAGAATGGATACAAGGTAAAGGAGAAGGTGGTTTCTTGATCCTGGATGATTATACCAGAGCTGACCATAGATTCATGCAAGCTACTATGGAGATTTTAGATAGACAAGAATATGTTTCTTGGAAACTTCCTAAAAATTGGCATGTTATTTTGACTACTAACCCAGACAATGGTGACTACAACGTTACTAGTTTGGATGTAGCTCAAAAGACAAGATTTATTTCTGTTGGGTTAAAGTATGACAAAAGTGTATGGGCTAAGTGGGCAGAGACTGCAGGTATTGATGGTAGATGTATTAACTTTATGTTGATGCACCCAGAATTAGTAACTCAAAGTGTAAACCCTAGAGCAGTTACTACATTTTTCAATGCTATCAGTTCATTTAAGAACTTTAACCAAAGATTACCAATGATTCAAATGATTGGTGAAGGTTCTGTGGGTGTTGATTTCTCATCAATGTTTACTATGTTTATCAATAACCAACTTGATAAAATCATTTCTCCTGAAGACATCTTGACTAAAGATGAGCAGTATGTTATGAATGCTTTGACTTCTGCAGTAGGGAAAGATGATGAGTTCAGAGCTGACATCTCAAGTGTTATTGCTACAAGATTAGTTAACTATTCATTGTTACATGCAGAAACTAATCCGGTATCAGATCAAATGGCAAACAGGTTAATTAAACTTATTACAGATTGTAATGCATTTACAGATGACTTAAAATATTACATGGTCAAAGAAATTGTAAATGGTAACAAAGTCAAGTTTGCAAAACTCATGATGAACAATGAGGTTGTTAAAATGGCAGTAAAATAATTAATCAAGGGGAGGTAAAACTCCCCTTATTTAAAATTAAAAAAATGACAGAACAAATATTACACATCACTACTAACTTAGGTTTTTGGGGTGAGATTAATAAACATAGCAATGTTGTAGTACATGTGCAAAGTAAAATAGGATCTTTTAAATATAGAGACATTATTGCTTTAGATAATAGTGAATATATTCCTCAAAAAGGTGATAAGGTATATTTTCTACCTGGTGTAAATGTACCAAGAGTTAAGTTTAAAGAAATAGCTCTTACATATGGTATTAAAACTGTAAGAAATCCAAATGAAGCTACTGTGTTTTTTGGAAATAAATCTACTTCAGATAAAATAACAGATAGTAATTGGAGTTATAAGATTGAAACTAAGTATTTAATTGATGCATTAGAAAATCAAACTCTTACTGTAGATGAGATTTATATTGAAAAGTTAAAAACAGCATTAGAATTTTATACAAATGAGTTTATTGCTGTTGATCATCCTTTTGCTATGGCAATTGCAACTAATGGTGTACCGTTTTCTCACGATAAAATACTTTCAATTTCAGAAGATTTTATTAAATTATCTGAAGCATTTGAAGGTAAAACTATTTATGAAGAATCCACCATTATAGATAAACTTAATGGTCAAGATGCAAGTGTTATTGATGCTCCAATGTTTGAGCAACTAAGTACAATGTTTCAAAGTACAGATGAGGATAATCATGTTTTAGCTATGGAGATCCTTGCTAACTGTAAGTATTCTGCAAGTTTACCTTACATGCTATTACTGTTTAAAGACTTTAGTGGGCAGATGTATAATTCTCATACAAGAACTCATGTGAACTTTAAATCTTTAGTAGGTTGGTTAAACGGAAACATTCTTCACCGTAATACTCTTGATGACTTATGTGACATCTTAAAAGATAAAGGTCAGTTTGTTCCTGAAAATTTGGATATACTTCTTAATCATTCTCATAAAGATATCTTAGATAGAGGTGATTCTAAGTATTTTAAAATTAAAGTAATTACTTTAGAAAAAGAAGAATTAGCTAATATTAATACTAACTATGAGTACAAAACTGTTAATACTGATTATGTTCCTGTAGAAGTTGAAGAAGAAGTGTCTGATGAAGATATAGCAGCTGCATTTACTATGATGGAAAGAAATGAACTTAAGTCAGAGTTAATAGAGTTAGAAAAAGATTTAGCTAAGGGACATTTAGAAGAGTCTAAGGGACATGAAATTTCTGAAGAAGTTATTGTTGAAGAAGCTATAGAAGCTCCATTAGAAATAAAACCTGTATCAAATAACAATCAAATAACACAAACTAATGGGTCTAATGACATTGACTGGTTCTGATGAACTACAAAAATTTTATAATGAAACATTTTATTTTAGCTACAGTAGCATAAATAAATTATTGTTTTCACCAAGTATGTTTTATTCTCATTACATACTGAGACAAAGAGAGGATAGTACTGATGCACATCTTGTATCCGGAAGAGTTTTACATTGCTTATTATTAGAGCCACAAAACTTTAAAGATCAGTTTATTGTAATGCCTGGGAAAATGCCAAATGATAATATCAGGCTTTTACTAGATACATTGTTTAAACATGATTATCTTGATTTACAAAATGATACATTAGAACTTGAAGATTTCAAAGATCAAATCATTACACAGTTAGAAGTTATGAATTTATATCAAAGCTTAGTAGATGATAAAAAAGATGTAACAAATACTGGAGACAAAAAAAGATTAGACAAAGTACTTACAGAACAAAACAAAGAATATTTTAACTTTTTAAAAGCAAAAGAAAACAAAACAGTTGTAGATCAATTAACATTAGATGCATGTAATGAATCTGTATTAGCATTAAGAAATAACTTAGTAGTTAATCAGTTATTACAAATTGGTGTTGTTGATCCAAACATAAAAATTTTAAATGAACAAGCATTAAAAACAGAACCTGCTAAATACAAATTTGGATTTAAAGGGATTCTTGATAATGTAGTACTTGATTATAATACAAAAATTCTATTTGTAAATGACTTAAAAACAACGGGTAAACCTTTACAGGATTTTCCTAATGCAGTTGAGTATTATAAATACTGGATACAAGCAGTAATGTATGAGCAACTTTGTTGGGTCAATTATATAAAAGATTTACCGGATGCTGCAGATTGGAAAATTGTTATTACCTTTATTGTAATAGATAAGTATAACCAAATTTATCCTTTCCAAGTATCAAGAGACACCCTAATTCAATGGAAAGAAAAGTTCCAAGAAATATTAACTATAGTAGATTATCACTATAGTGATAGGGATTATACTTTACCATATGAATTAGCATTAGGTAATGTAAAATTATAATATATGGGCATTAATTCGCTTTACAATGGGTATTTTCAAAAGTCTAAGGTATTCTTATATCCGATCTTAGGCATTAAAAAAGGATCAAGTGTTGTACCAGCACAAACTTATCTCTCATGGGGAGATGAGGTTAAATCCGAGGATATGAAATTAGTCTGTGTGTATTCAACAAAGAATGTAAAAGAATATAAATATTTTGAAGAACATTTTTTATTGAAACATTCCAGACTTGCTGATTACAAAAAGGTATCAGAAGAAGAAACAGTATTTATATTTGATTTTTCTGATTTAAGTGATGATTGGGTTCATTTTTTAAATGGACATTACAGCAAAATTAATATAAAAGTAAAGCGAATAATAAGAGATTTTTTTCAAAAAAATTCAGTTAATTATGATTACATTGAGAGTTATTTATTTCCGGATATGTATTTTGAAAAATATTCTAAAATTCTAGATGTGGACACTAATCTACTACAATCAGTAGGAGAATTGTGCAATGCACCAGATTTAGAAAAAGAAAATTTAACATTACAGGTTACAAATTTGGAAAAGATAGAAATATTAGATTAATTTGTACTAATTTTTAAAACCAACACAATGAGTAAAGATTCAATGATCCTTGTAAAATCTACATGGAATGACGAACAAACATTTAGAACAGTACCTGTAACTAATGAAAGCCCTTATGTAGAATGTATCTGGGATCCAGGACAAAAAGTTTTTGTAGCTATTAGTAAAATTACAAAAACTGCATTACACATGTTACCTAAAATGGATGATAATGGTGATCCAACAGTATGTAAAACAAAAAGACCAAATGGAAGACAATTCAAAGAAGAAAGAAAGTCCATTGAAACTTTTCAAGAATACTATATTGAAGACATGGAAGCTGTAGATATTATTTTAACTACTATGTGTGTCAATGGAAGTACTTTTGATTACAAGTCATTCATGACTGAAAAAGCATAATTAAAATAAAAACTAAAGAGGGGTAGATGTTAATCAACTACTCCTCTTTTTTATTCACTAAATTGGGGGGACAGCTTAACTGAACATCAAGATTATGGGAGATATGCCATGGGGACCATGTTACTATTGTTGTGATGAAGGTCCATTAAGAATTACCTACTTCAGCTTTCCAATTAAATGTGATTGTTGTAGTCCAAGTCATTCAGAAAGAGTTGAGCATTGCAGTAAATGTGAAGCTAGAATGCCTAGTCAAACAAAAGTATATATTAATACTAAAAAATTACAAGATCCTATTCACGAAGGTTTATTTACAAAACTGCCATGAGAACACATTGGGTAATGGATTTAGAGACAATGAAAAATCTTTTTGTTGCTGTATTCCAAGATTATAAAACAAGTACAACTAAGACTTTTATTGTACATCCTCCTACTAAAAGAAATGATATTAGAGAATTAATTACTTTTCTAAAAAGAAACATTGAGCTATCTGAATGGCATGTATCATTTAATGGTTTAAGTTTTGACTCACAAATTATTCAAGAAATTATACAAAGTGAAAAGTATTTTTTAAAATGTACAACTGAAGATTTAGTTACACATCTTTATGATATAGCACAAGATACAATTTCTAAAAGTAGAAATAATGAATTTTCTAAGTATCCAGAATGGAAACTGAGTATTCAACAACTTGATGTATTTAAAATAAATCACTGGGATAATGCTAATAAAAGAACTTCTTTAAAGTGGGCTCAGTTTAGTATGGATTGGTTAAAGTTGCAAGACATGCCAATTCATCATACAACCAAAGTATATACTCAAGAAGAAGTTGATCAAGTAGTTAATTATTGTATTAATGATGTTGAGTCAACTAAAGAGATAATGGTTTTATCTAAACCGTTAATTGATGTAAGAATTAAGATTAAAAATAAATATGGTTTAAATTGTTATAATTATTCTAATACAAGATTAGGTAGTGAACTATTGTTAAAACTATATTGTGAAGCTACAGGTAAAGAAAAAAAAGATGTAAGAGAAAGTAGAACTTATAGGAATGGTGTATTAATATCTGATATATTATTTCCTTATGTAAAGTTTGAGACTGCACCTTTTCAAATGTTTTTTGAAAAACTAAAGCCAAAAATTATATATGATACCAAGAATGATTTTAAATATCAACTAAGATTTAAAGGTTATGAATTTTTCTATGGGGCCGGTGGTATACATCAATGCATTAGTCCTGGGATCTATTTAGCAGATGATGAGTATATTATTAAAGACTTAGATGTAGCATCACTATATCCTAGTATAGCATGTGTTAATGGAATGTATCCGGCACATTTAGGAAAGGAGTTTTTTCAAGTATATAAAGAAGATATTGTAGATGTAAGGTTAGGTGAAAAAGCTAAACCTAAAGATCAAAGAGACATGGCTATTATTGAAGGGTTTAAAGAAGCTGCTAATGCAAGTTATGGTAATAGTAATTCAGAATACTCTTGGTTATATGACACTTCTTATACTTTACAAACTACAATTAATGGTCAGCTTTTATTAAGTATGCTTGTTGAAAAATTATTAATTAGAATACCAGATGCTATGTTGTTACAAACAAATACAGATGGTGCCACTTTTAGGTTTAAAAAAGAATACTTACCTATATATGAAGAGATTTGTAAAGAATGGGAAGTACTTACTAAGTTAACACTAGAGTATGCTGATTATAAAGCTATGTACATCTGGGATGTTAATAATTATATCAGTGTTTATACAGATGGTAAAGCTAAATGTAAAGGTAGATTTGAATGGGAAGACTTAGAAAAACATAAGTATTCTCATTTACATAAAAACAAAAGTAACTTAATTGTAGCTAAAGCTATTTATAATTATTTTGTTAATGGTATTGATCCAAAAACATATTTAAAATCCAGTACTAATATTTTTGATTATTGTAGTGGTGTAAAAATTAAAGGTGCCTGGCACTTTGTAGAACATAAAGTAGTAAAAGGTGAATATACTACTACAGAACTACAACATACATTAAGATATTATATTTCTAAAAATGGAAGTAAAATTCTTAAAGTTAATAATAGTGATGGTAGAAAAATTCAAGTGGAAGCCGGTAGATGGCTTCAAACTTTGTACATTGATCATAAAGAAAAAGATATTTCTGAATATAATATCAACTATGATTATTATTTACAAAAAATAAATAAAGAAATAGAAGGTTTATCACCTAAAATCCAACAATCAAAATTATTTTAAAATGCCAAAGAAAATACAAAATTGTGCAATGGGAGACTTAATTAGTGTTCCGTTGCCAAATCATGCTGCTAGTTATACAACTATTAGCCACAAATTTGTTATTGATTATTCAAAACAACAGTTATTAGCTGCTGGTTTTGTTATTGTAGATGAGGAATACAGAAGTACTGCAGATGGGCAAATTGCTCAAGGAATTTATAAGTTAAATTATAATAGTGATCCTGAGTTGTCAATGATGTTTGCTTGGACAAACAGTTACAACAAACAAGTAAAATTTAAATGTTTGATTGGTGCCTATATTAATAAGACAGAAACTGTAATGGTGTCTGGTGATATTAGTACATGGACTAGAAAACATACAGGGACTGCTGATGTTGAGACACAACAGACTATAGATTCTCAAATTGCAAATGCTCATATGTACTATAATCAATTGGTACATGATAAACAAACTATGGAAGGTGTGTCTTTAAATAAAAGAAGACAAGCTCAAATGTTAGGTATTTTATTTGCAGAATATCAAATTCTTACTACTGAACAAGCTAGTATGGTTAGACAACAAATGGATAAACCAAGTCATGTATATGCTAGTACAGATAGTCTTTGGGCATTCTATTGTTATGTTACACTTGCTTTACAATCATCTCATCCTAAAACATGGTTAGAAGAACAAAGAATACTACATTACTTTATTAGTACAGTTGGTAACTTCACCCCTGTACCTGTTGTAGTTCCTGTAGTAGAAGATACACCTATAGTAGATCTATTAGCATCTAACTATGGAGAACCTGAAAATCAAACAAATCTTCTTGTACAGATTGCTGAAGAAACAGGTGATGATTCTGTATTGCAAGCCCAGTATCCTCTTACACCAAATGATGCATTTCCACCGGTGCAAGAAGAGGTAGAAATAGAACCAGTTGTGCACCAGTCTGAGGAAATTATTCTAGATGATAATAAAGCTGAAGAAGATCATGTAATTGTAGAAAATGAAATTTGGACAACTGATGAAGAACCTTTAAAGATTGCTACAATTGTAGATGAAGAAATAGTTTACACTGATGCTGTAGGTAATACTTTTAAGGTACCAGTTCCTCCTTGTGTAGGTCATGATTTTGAATTAGAAGAAACATTTGATTTAATAGACAAGTATGAGGAAGAGGAGGATGAAAATATTCCTGACTTTTTCTAAATTTGTATCATGAAAAAACAATTAGAAAGTGTGGAAAAATTCCACGTAGCCTTTGGACAAGAAAATGGAGAATCTCCAAGATTAATATCTCATAGTGAGTTTGATTTAAGACACACTCTTATGAAAGAAGAAAATGATGAATACTTAGACGCATGTCATGCAAAAGACCTGGTTGAGGTTGCAGATGCTTTAGGTGATCAACTTTATATTCTTTGTGGTACCATTCTTAAGCATGGCATGCAACATATTATTGAAGATGTATTTGCTGAAATACAAGCTAGTAATATGAGTAAACTAGGTGATGACGGAAAACCTGTTCTTAGAGGAGATGGTAAGATTTTAAAAGGTCTTAATTATTTTAAACCAAACATTAAACAGTTCTTATGAAAGTACAATATGAAGGTGAAGATGTATACATTAAATACGTATCATTAGATATGGAGTATGCATTAGTCAGTAAAAATAAAAAAACTGACGAGGGTATGTTTAAAGTATGTATTATAAACTTACAAGGTTTAACTGAAAAAGATTTACCTAAACTTAATAAATTTATTAAAATGAAATGAAATGGTTTGTAGTTAAAGGTTTTGAATTTAAATCAGTAAAACTAAATCAAAAATTACCAAATGGATGGGGGAATGGTTATGTAGCTGTTCCCCCTTCTCATCCTTTATGGGGAGTAGATTACAGTGATGTTGATGATATAGATGTTCATGGTGGATTAACTTATTCAGAAATGAATGATATTCCTGGACTGTTTGTAGGTCGTCCAGAAATACCACGTAATTATTGGATATTTGGTTTTGATACTAAACACTGGGATGATACAGAAAAAAAGTGGCCAAAAGAAGCTGTAGAAGCTGAGACAAAAAGATTATTCTGTCAATTGATGGATATAGAAATAGGGGGACTGTAATGGTCCCCTTTTTTTTTTCTTAACGGCCTTGACCTTTATAAGCTTTTTTATAATTCTTTGAAGAAGTAAGCTTAGAGGTATTATTTTTAGAATGAATACCTGGTCTAGACTTTTTAATTGTTGCAAGAGTTTTTCCTGCTGCTGTTGTTTTTGCCATTGTGTGTTATTTAACGAATGTAGATTTGAAACTTTTGATTGCTTCTTCTGGAGTTAAATTGTATCCAGAATAACCCATTAATCTTAAAAAGTATGCCCATGCTTTATTATCACCGGCATTCCATATTCCTGTTTTTCTTTCATATTCTTCAGTGATATTCCAAGGCATTATTTGACCCATAAATTTTATAGTTCTATCTAATGTACCGGTAATAGCTGAAGGTGATTTTACAATACGGTAAGCATCAGGAAGCCAGATATAAGAAGATGTTTCTGATCTCATTCTTATTGCTTCATATAATAAGAAGTTATAAGCAAAATTAGTTTTTAAATCCTCATCATCATCTCCAGCAGCTTCTAGTATCATGATAATTAATGCTGTTGAAGCTATAATACCCATTTCAGCAATTACTCTTTTAATATTAGCTTGTTCAAATGAATCATAAGTTGACCAGTTTTTAACTATATTGAATTTAAATTTGGTTAAATCTTTTAAAACAGTATCGTAAAAAACTCTATAATAACCCTCAGTATATGCACCTAATTCTTGATCTGCTCCTAGTTTTTTAAACCTTCTAGTATATCCTGGTACAACATGTTTTCTATACATTAGAGCTACTCTTCCTAATGAAAACCTTTGTGCTGTACCTTTATCAAAATCATTATAGACTCCATGCATTCTTTTATTTAAAGCATGTATTCTATCTTGTAAATCAAGTTGTTTGTTTAAAGTAAAATCTGTTTTATCAAATATATCATTTACACCAAACTCTTCATATGCAGCTAATAATGTAATCTCTCTACCATCATTTGTTTTTACCATGGTATTATCCATTAATGCATATAATGTAGTAGTTGCTATTTCAAGTTCTCCAAAATGCTGATTGAAAAATAAAGTATCTGTTCTAATCAATTTATTAGCCGTTGTAGCTGTTACATTTTTACCATATTGATCTTTATATCTTCCTTGCATTGGGTCATACAATTGATGTAGTTGACCATACAAACTAGTAGGAGTTGGTTTTCCCCAATCAGATACCATTGCAGGAGCAGCTTTACTCCAAAACTTTGCTTTACCTTTTGCTAAATTTTTCTTACCAAAGAACTCACCAGAGTTTGCTTCAATTAATACTTGAATGTTTGCTTGTATAGAATTAGCTGTACCTTTTAAAACATCCATTGATATAGTAGTTATAGCAGAAAATCCCATAATTGAGTTAGTCAGCTTAGTTGCTGAGATACCAAAAATATCTTCAGCTTTCTGCATCTCACCATATACAACCATATCTATAAATGCATTTAAGTGTTTTTCAGAATAACTTTCTCCATTTTTTTTAATAAAATCTGTAAGTCCATTTTTTTCTGCAAATGCATCTATGATTGCTTTACCTTTACTATTTGTTTTAGCTACTTCTCTATTTCCAATAACAGCTTTCATTAATGATATCTCACCATGATAGTTATTTAATGCTTCATATTTATTTGTCATTGAATGAAACATCATGATAGATCTAGTTAAGTCTAAACTTACATCATTAATATCCATTACTTGATTATAGTATACAGGTATAAATCTAGCATCTTCATTTGATAAAGATGTAATACCAGATGCTGCATCATATGATTTAAGTTTAAATTGATCTGTTATTTTATCTTTTAAAAATTCTTTTGTAGAATTACTAGTTAATCTATCTGCATCTGTTTTTTCAATTGATGGTACAAAAAAGTTTGGTCTTTGTGATACAGGTAGTTTTTTTTGATCTGATAAATATTGATCTAATAAAAATTTATGATGATCTCCTAGTTTATTTTTAGGGGTACCATCTATATTATATAAAGCCAGCCATTTATCATTAAGATATTGATCAGATGGTTCTGTAATTTCTTTTACTCTGTCTTCATCTAACCATGTTTGATATTCTTCTGCAGTAATGATTTTATCAGTTAATTCTTTTTTCTTAGCTTGATCAATTTCTGCAATTTTTTCTTTACTAACAGATTGTGTATTAAGTCTATACCAATTATTTCTTCTTTTTTTCCATGCACCTAATGATTTAGCATCTGTAGGTTTTTCTCCTAATGATTTGTATAATTCAGACTGAGCTTTATTATATTTATTCATATCAAACTTTTGAACAAATGCAGCTCTTTTAATAGTAACTTCTTTACCATTTTTGTCTTTATAAACATAATCAACTTCTTCAAATAGAGGTTTATTAAATTCTTTTACATTTTGTTGTGAACCTCTAGCTTTAGCATATTTTTGAAATTCCGGAGTTATTTTTTTTTCAAATTCAATATCTTTTAATGCAGCCATTTGCAAAGCTCTTTTAATACTCTTAGCAAATAATGCTAATACACTATCTGGAGAACTAATAAGTGGTGCCAATAAAAAATCTAATACTCCTTGGTCTTTAGTAGCTTCTTTAAGAGATTTAATTAAAGAATCTTTATCACCACCTGATCTTAAAATATTATCTATTCTATCTTGAAGAGGTGCTATTTCTTTTGCTTTTTGCTCAGGTGTTTTACTAGAAGCTTCAATTTCTTGAATTTTTTTCTCAGCTGTTTCTATTAGTTTACTTCCTTGTTCTTTTAAAGTTTCTGGAGAAAAATCACTAAGAAATTCTGCTAATAAGGGAATACCTTTTTCAATATATTGTTTATTGATTTCATCTTTGATTAACTTGATTTCTTTAATTTTTGATTTAGGATTCATTTTACTTAATTCTATACCAGTAATTAAAGTTTCATCATTCATGAATTCTTCAATATCAACCTTATCTATTTCATCAATGATTGCATAACCTTTAATAAAGTCATTTACACTAGTCAATTGCTCTATCATTTGATGTGGTGTAAGATTTTCTTTATTAGCTAATATTGTTTTTAATCTAGCTTCTGCTTGTCTAGATAATTTAATAGCATCATCAATAAAAATATTTATACTTTGAACTCCTTCTGCAGCTTCAATATTTGCAATCAATTCAGCTAAACTTTTTTCTTTAGCTGTCTGATCAACAAGTTTTTTCTTTTTTAAATCATTTAACTGTTTCTTTAAAAATAAAATTACTTTGTCTATTAACTCTTTAAATGGAGAATCTTCTTCTTCCTCTACAGTAGTTTCTTCTGTAGTCTCATTAAGATCTGGATTGTCTCTTAACTTTTCATTTTCATTCCAAAGTCTTAGAGCCTCCTCTTCATTATTATTAGCTTGAGCCAAGATGTCTTGATATTCTTTACTTGACTTAATAGGGCATGATACTAACGACATATGTATTTCTTTAAATTATTTTCTAAATCAGTTAATTCTTCTTGAGTTGTAACTTTACTAGCTTCATCAAGAATATCTTGTACATTTATTCCATTATTAGCTAATATTACATCTAACCCTTCATTTAAAATTGAATTATTAATTGATTGTATAAAATTAAATAATTCTTCTTGATTAACTGGTGTTTCTGTTTTTATTTCTGGTTCAATTTGTCCAGTAACCATATTCATGTTTTTAATAATGATACTTTTAGATACATCATCAATAGAATCATATAAGTTATTTGCATTTAATAACCAAACTCTACCTTGATTTTCAAATCTTTTAGGGTATTGACCATTGTTTTGTTTAACCATTTGGTTAAACATTTCTTGATCATTTTCTATAGGTGATATATTATTATTATTAATAAAAGATTTAGACTTTAATTTTTGAAATGGTAATTCATCTATTTCAAATTGATTAAATGATTTTAATTCATTTATAGGTTTAACTTCATTTCTAATTAAAGTTCTTGGATATTTTTTAGCTATTTCTTTAAGTGCAGCTATTTTAGTATTAATTAAAGCTTGTGTAGTATAATCTGGTTTAGGTTTTATTGTTTTTAATTCATTATAATTTTTTTCAATATGTGCTTTAGCTAAATCTTCTGATTTAAAAATATTAATAGTATCATCTAATGGATAACCATTAGCATTTTTTTGTTTAGTTTGAATTATAAAATAACCTTTTTGATCTTCAAAAGGAACAATTTCTAATTCATCTTTACTATATTTATGAAATATAGTTTCATCATATTGTTTTCTTATTTTTTCTCTAACATCTTTAATATCTTCTTTTATATTATTTTTAGTTTGAGTTGGTTGAATACCTATATTTTTAATTGGAACTACAGAATAGTCTGCTGACTCTCCTCCATCAATTAATAATTTATTATTAAAATCTACAGCAGTTTGAGCTTCTTCTTTTGTATTAAACTCATCTAAAATATCATTAGCACCTTTACTAAATAACCCATATTTTATTATTTGTTGTTCTTGTTTTTTAATTTCAGGTTTAATTATTTTACCATATTTTTGATCTAATATAGAATTAATACTATCAATAATTTTTTTAGTTGTGTTAGGAATATTATCATCATATTCTAATCTAAAGTTATTACCAGTTAAAGAAATACCTAATTCATTATGATGATGAGCTAAATCATCTACAATAGAAGCTAAATTAGGTTGTACAGCATTTACATTGTCTAATGAAGGATATTTAGTATAACTTACTCCAAGTAATTCAGATTTTTTATCTTTATTTACTTTGTCTGCAGCATCCCAAACACTACCAGAATATACATCAATATTAGCAGCCCATAAAATATCTTGAGATTGTGGATAAATTTTAAATTTAATTTTACCTCCTCCCCCTTCTAGATGTGATATTTTTTTATCAATAGGTTTAGTAAATGCTGATATTGCAAATTTACCTCCAGCTTTTTCATTATCTTCAATATGAGATAATAAATTTTGCATCATAAGATTTACATCAAAATCAGAATAAGCTCCAACAACTGAAGTAAATTCTTGACCTCTACTATATATTTCTTCTGGTTTATATTGAATATTATTTATTTTTTTCCATTCATCTATAATTTCTTTAGATTGTTCATATTCTTTATTTTTTGCTATAAAAGAAGTAATATCAGAATCAATAGTACCTTTACCAATCATTCCTCCATAGTTTTGAGAATCTATATAAGCTTGTTCAAATTCTTGTTTAGTTATTTCTTTTGTTCTACTAAAACCATCTTCATAATTTTGTCCATCTCGTTCTACATAATATTTTCCATCATTAAATGAATACCAATCAGTATAGTCTCTGTCTCCTTGATACGTATCTTTTTGAAAATGATTAGGAATACCTTTATTTTCAATCTTAATATTATCTAAATCAACATCTTTAATATTTTTAACTAATTGACTAATATGATTACTTGCTTCTTGATAAGTTTTAAATTTTTGATTATCAGGAGTAGTATATTCTACTTCATTACCAGGGAGTATAAGTTTAGAATTACTATAAGCTAATATATCAGATATATCCCCTAATGTCATATTATCAGGTAACTTATTTATTTCTATTTCTTTTTGTTTTAAAAGATCTTTTACAAAAGTTTTTATTTCTTTAAGAAGTCTTTTTAAAAGAGAAATTAAATTACCATCTTTAACTGCATCAAGTTTTCCAGCTGTCATCATACCTAAAAGTTCTACAAGAGCTTCTTCTTGTTGCTCTTCTAAAGTATAATAAATTTTATCTTTATGTTTTAATTCATAAGCAAATAAACTAATTTCTAACTCATTAGACTCTACATCATTTCCATATTTATCTCTATAACCTGTTTTACTTGCATTATCTGCAATGTAATCTTTACCTTCAAATGTAAATGATTTACCTCTTTCAAATTTTTTATTATAATCTCTTTTAATTCTATCTAATACTTCTTTACCTTTACCTGTTTCAAGTTCTTTAAGTAAGTTTTGATAAAGTTGACTTTGTTTACTTTTATAAAAAGCATCAGCTTCTTTTTTTGTATTAAAAAAATGAACATCATAATCATCAATTTTATGTTCTTCAATAACCCATTGATTTAAAGAATTGTCATATTTAGGTTCATAAAAAGTCCCTTTTGTATTATTTTTAATAGCTCTGATAATAGGGTGGCCTAATATTTCATGTATAGGAGTATCTAATGTAGCATAAGCTAAATTAATAAAAGCAGTATTTTTTACATTTCCATAAGTAACTCCATCTTCAGGATCTGCATCTAATACTTGTCTATCACTTTCTAATTTACCTTTATATTCTTTAGTTCTATCAGATTCAAATATAAAAGGTATACCTATTCTATCAGACATTCTAGCAGCTAAATCTCTAATAGTTTTTTCAGATGCTACGTATTCTTCTAATTCTCTATTTTGTGGTAATTGATAGTTTGTATCAGTAGATGATTGAGTAGGATATATAACAAGTTCTCTACCTACATTAGGTACATCTTCATCAATCCAACCAATTAATGACTCATATCCATTATTCATCATTTCTTGAGAAACTGCATCATTTAAATCTTTTATTTCATCAAAAGTTTTACCTTCAACAGCTTTTCTTTTAATCTCCATAAATTTAGATTGACCTTCTTCAGTTGTTGCATCTAAAGTTTTAGATGGGTTATAAGATACATTTACTTCTTCAACTTTATCTGTTCTTCCTAGTTCTTGAAATGGTTTATCTAATGCATAATATGTTCCGGAACCTCTTTGTGCATAGTCTACTGTAGATGAAAAAGTACCTGATGTTCTAAAAGCTTTTACTTCAACTTTAGTAGGTGATTGAGTAGATCTATTAGCAAGTGCAGTTTTTAACTCTTCTCTCCAATTACTATTAGCTAAATTAATAGTTGGGATACCTTTTCTTCTAGCCATTTCTACAGCTTGTCCTGTACCACCTTTAGGTCTTAAAGGATTGTTTGTTTCAGGAGCATAGAATATTACAAAATCTACTGTACTATCAAGATTTTTACCAAAGATTTGATTAGTATTTCTTGCCATTAACTTTAAAGCTCCTGGGCTTAATTTTTCAGGTGCTGGATGTACTTCTTTAACCACATCAGTAGATTTAGTAGTTACATTTGGATTATATGTATCTACTGATGTTTCTCCATTTATTGTTTTTCTAATACCTGAAGGTCCAAACAATATTTTATTTTGAGCTCCATCTGAAAATGCTTTATCTGCACCTTCTTCATCTAAACCTGTATTTTTATCTTTAAATGTAAAACCAGTTTGTAATGTATAACCTAAGCCATCTAAATACTTAGCTACTTCAGTCATTTTATTAAGAACTTCTTGTGGGGTTTGTCTAGATCCAATACCCGCATAAGTCATAGTTGGGATAGATGACTTATTAGGAAGACTATTTAATACAGGTTTATTACTATTATCAATATCACTTATAGGTTGAATAGGTGTAGGAACTTGTGTAGGTTGAGATGCTGTAAGTTTATTTGTATCAACTACATCTAATTCTTTAGTGCCGTTAACTTTTCTAAGTGTTAATACAACTCTATAGTCTTTAGTTTTAACCATTTGATCTGGTTTACCTAAACCTTTATAAGCTTTATTAATAGTTAATTCAGGAAAACCTTTAGGCATAGGTAATGCATCTGTTTCTTCATCAAATATAATTTCATGAAATACATTTCTATTTTCTTTAGAGAATACTAAAACAGCTCCATTAGTTAAAGTATGTTCTTCAATTTTTTCTATTGAATTAGCTAATGCATCTAATGCTGCAGATTCTTCTCCAACCATTTTAGCATATTTAGCTAAATTACCTGGAGTAAGTTCACCATAACCTATAACTTCATCACCTTTAAAATTCTTTTGTCTTTTTAACTCAGGAGCTAATTTACCAGCTACAAGTTTATTAGATATTGTATTTAATGTTAATTCATATCTATTTTTAGCATTTGTACCAAATGAATAATTACTAGAATCTTTTAATTGATATGTAATAAATTTCATTGGTCTACCTAAAGACACAGTAATAATAGGAGATGTGTTAAATTCTGTATTATCCTGATGAACAATAAGACTTCCTTTGTCATTTTTATCATATACAGAATTATAACTTGCATCATATTGAGATACATCAATACCTTGTTCTAACAGTATTTCTATTATCTCATTAGGTATATTAGGTAATCTATTTCCATTTATATCAATATTAGTATATACATATAAAGGCATTCCTTTAATTTTCTTTGCTTCAGTTCCAGCAAGAAGTTGATTTACCATTTCTTCTGTTACTTCTTGTCCACCAATTTGTTTTCCTATTTGAACACCTTGTTTTTGTTTATCTGTTAATGCAGAACTTCTAATCCATTGCATACCATAACCCCAAGATACTGAACCATTTGTTTGTTTAAAAGATGTTTCTTGAATAAAATCTTTATTATTTTTTACAATATCAATAGTTTTTTCTGTAGGAATTGCATTATTAATAATAATTAAACCTTTTTCATTTTTAATAACTTTTTTATTAACAGAAGTAGATCCTGGTGTTTGATTATTATTAATTATTTCAAACTCAATAGCTGCAGCACCATCTTTAAATCTGTCTATAACATTTACATCTTCAGATCTCCAACCTTCTTTATTCCAAGTACCTTTAAATCCAGGTGTTCCTTTAGGATGTATTGCTGTTACTTTAGCTAAAATAGTTTTAGTTGAACCATCAGCAGACTTACCAAAATGCTTAATGATATCTCCCACCTTAACAGCATATTTTGCCATTTCAGATTCACTTCTTGTAGTCCTAGTTCTTAAACCAGATTCTATCATATCTATAGAATGTGCATTTGCTCCAAGTACTTTAATTACTTCATCATTTGCAGTAACTGTAGATCCAAAAGAAGCTACTCCAGATATTTTATTTTGTGGTATATTAGCCACAGGAGAAGTAGATCCTGGTAATTCAAAAGGTGTTAACTGATCTGCTTTAGAGTATGGTTTTTCATTTTCTACATCTTTAATTTCAAAGTTACCAAATAGATTACCAGGAGCCATTAGCATATTATAAACATCAGTCAATGAATCATCTGATAAATAGTTATTTAAAAACTGTTGAGAAAACTTAGTCATACTTTCTGTATAAACTTCAGGGTCTATAGCATTTACAAAACCTAATTTACTATTACCAACTCCATGTTGATAAAACATCATTAAAGAAAAATCTTTAAATACGTCACTAATTCTTTGATTATCAATAGGATCATCAACTTTTTTAATAATAGGGTTAGCTAAATTAATTAAGTTGTTAATGTATATTTCACCTAATACTCCTTTAGCTATTTGTTTATCATTTAACTGAATTAATTTTACAGCTTTTTTAGTTTTAACAGGAGCTAGTTGAGCTAGTATAGGATATTTATCTTTTAAGTTTGTATTCTCAAACTCTTTAATAATATTTAATACTTTTTCAGTATAACTATATTTAGCTGTACCAACAATGTAGCTTCTATTATAAGTATTAGCTAAAGCTTTTTCAGAAATATATGATTCATATGCTTCGTCTGCAGTATTATAAGTATTTAATAAATTAAGAAAATCTTTATTTTGTTCTAAACTTTCAATAGGAATACTTGTTCTTAATAATTCTTTTTCAATTGTATATCTATAGTAACTATTTAAAGTATTAAAAGGATCTTTTGCAAATTTATCACCTGTGTATCCTACATTTTTATTTGCACTTAAATATACTTTTCTTTGGTACTCAGTTCTAACTCTATCACTATTAATTATGATACTATCTTTATCTATAATAACATTAGTATTGATATCATTATTAACTAGTACTGGTTTACCATTATAAGATTCCGGAATATTAGTCAAAGTACCATCAGCATTAACAAATCTAGACATGTAGTTTTGATAAATGTATGCTACAATTGCATTTTGATATTTTTTAGTAAAGAATTCTTGACCATCAATACCTGTCCCAAACTTATTTCTAATTTTTCGACTTTCAGTTGGATCATTAAATAATTTAGTAATGTAACTAGAAATTTCATTACTTAATCTTAATGGGAACAATGGAGTAACTAAATCTAATATTAGTTTATCTTGATTAAAAGAAGATAAAACAGATTGTTTTGTTAATCTCTCAAGAGAAGCTTTATCAACTTTACTATTTTCATATAAATTTTTATATGCTTCTTCTCTTTTAATCACTTGTTGAGCTGTAGTTAATTTAATTTTATCTGGACTAAATACTTTTTCTAATTCACTCATACCCTCATATTGTTGTTCTAATTCTAAATAATTAAAAAACAATGTTAAGGCAGCAGGACTACTAGAATCTTTAATATGTTTTTTTAAAAAGTCAATATTAATTATCCCTTCTGGTAAAAAAGCATTTGAGAATGCTTGAGTAGTAAATGCATAATTTTTATCTGTAAACAATTCTTTTGATTCAGTTACTTCTTCAAATGCATCTTTTGCATTACTATTAAATATTTTTTTTATTGTTGTTGGATCAATATCACCGTTATTAATTTTATTAATTATTTCTTCTGGTGTAAGAGTGTATAAAATTGACTCATCTTTTAATTTTACATTATAAGCTTCTTTACTTTTTTTAGCAGAAGCAGCATAAGATTCTAATGTAGCTTTTAATTTTAGTAAGTTAATATCAGCTAAATATGAAGTAAAATCTACTCCTTTTACATTAATCATATTTTGAATTATAGCATTTGCAGATGCTGTAGTTTTACTACCTTTAGATTCACCATATACAATACTATAGTAAGGACTTTTTCTTAACTTTTGATCTTTAATGTATTCAACTATTAATGGTTGAGTTAAAAAGTAAAAAATTTCTTCTTCACTAACACCTGCTTGAAGCATGTAGTTTAACGTATTAATAGCTTCTGGTACAAGTTTTAAATCAAATGGGAAAGAGTTCTTAGCTCTATCTAAAATACCATTTAATGCATGTGAATTAATATCAGTAATTCTAGTACCTAATTGAGTTTTTTCTCCAGATAATGATATTACTTCTTTACCAGCTTCATTAATTGCAGTATTATGTTTTAGTCTCATCACCATAGGCAACTCAATTAAACTTTTAATTACTCTATTAACTGAAAAGTTAGTATATGAAGTAGTATAAGTAGCCGGCATATTTACACCAACAGTTTTATATAATACATGACTTTTAGTAAAGTTGGCTTGTACACCTAATGAAGGCTCTAAAGATAAGTTAGCATCATGTAAATATAACTGATGGCTAATTTCATTTTGTCTTGTAGGACTAACTACATCTTTTTGTTTATCTTTAGGACCCACAGATTTTTTTGGACTACCATGAGTAGCACTTTCATATCTATTATATCCTGTGCCTAATTTTTGTAAATCTTCTGCATACTTTTCAACTAAGTATGTTTGATTTGGTTTAGTTAAATATCCAAAGTTATCAGGAAGAGTTAAAAGATCAATTGATTTTTTAAGATATAAGTTTTGTAAATATTTTTTTTGAAGTTCAATTAATTGACCTGATTTTAATCTGTCTTTACCTAGTTTACCATCTTTTTCTAATGCAATAGTTTCTTTTAATAAAGCATCATAATTATCAATTCCTTTATTAATATAGTTACCATCTTTATCAACGTTTGGCATTGACATAAATAACTTATCTCCATCATAATCTGACCCAGCTTTAGCTACAATTTCAGTAGGCAATATAATAGCATTACCAAAACTTTCATTAAAGAAATGCCATACTTCAGCTCCTTCAATTGTATTTGTAGCATCATTAGGAATACGTGGTCCAAACAATGAAATAGCATCACGGTTTTGTTCTAACCATTTATCATCTTTAATTAATTCATTTAATCTGTCAATAGTACCAATTACATTACCATCTAAGTCTTTTGCTTTCAATAAATTTTTATACTCCCCTTGTAAAGCAATAGCAACTTTCATTAAGTTGGTTTTACCTGTAGTTTTATTAATGTTATAAAAAGGAAGAGTATTAGTTCCTAATAATCTTTCAATATCAGCAGGATTTGTTAATGTTTTATATTGATCATCCCAGATACCATTTGTAAATGTAGACGGCATTTGAGTTAATGGTTCCCCATTAGTCTGTTGTTTAATTAATGTAGTTTGGATAATACTTAATAATAACTTTTCAATAGTTTCTGCTTGAGGATGTAAAGATAGATCTATAGATAATTTACCTTCTTTAGTAGTGTTAAGTAATTTTAATAACTGTTCTGGGATATCTCTATTACCTAACTCTTCTCTTAATACCTGTACAAAAGTAGTAATGTCACCTTCATAATTTCCATCCTCATTAAGAGAGTATCCAATTTTATTTAATAATTCATCTTTTAAAACAATTGAATAATCCCTAACTACATTTTTATAATCATTAACTAACGGTGCATTATCTGAATTAGTTAATTTACCATCATTATATAAGTTATCTAATATGATTACTCTTGTTTGAGTAGCAATAGGTAATGTTTTTTTGTAGTATTCATTGATAACTGTTACTTCTTTTAAGTTAGCCATGAATATTGGGTTAACAGTAAAAGTAAAATCTTCATTAATACTGTTTTCATTACTGTTAGCAAATAAGTTATCTACATTCCCTCCATTAGTTAATGTAACTGCTTTTGAACCAGATTTAAATGTTACATATTGAACATTATCTTTTAACATTTTTTTATGTAGTTTTCCTAATTCACTAGTTTCAGGATACACACCTGGAATTAAAGGAGCTACAGAAAACTTATGCATAGCCATAGCTGGTAACAAATCATTTTTTAATGAACCATAATAATGTAATTTGTAAATTGGAAAAAATTCTTTAGCATCTTGTGTTGAAATTGTTTCACCAGCTACAACTTTTTGATACAATGCTTCTTGAGCTACTGACCAACCTCTACCTGTTTTATGTAATGTTCTATATGCATCAAGAGTCATATAAGCAATACCATCAGATTCATCCATTTTATCTTTTCTAAAAGGTTTTGAATCTAATTCTACTAATCTATCTGCTTCTTCTTCAGAATAATTGTTTACTTCTATATAATTTTTTTTCCATGCAGCTTGATATTCTGCTAAATAAATAGATTCACGTTGAGCATCTTTAATAACTGCAGTATTAAGTACATCTGAATATTTAAATGAATCATACTTAGTATTATCTTCAGACTCTCTAGTTAATTTGGCACCATATGTTTCAGTAGTTTTATTAAATACATCATTAATAAAATCTCTTGAAGATTGATCATATAGAAATCCTATACCATCAGATTGTGCTCCTGGAATACGTTTAGGTTGTTCTTCTTTACCATGATTCCATTGTGCTCTATCTCCAAACATTAAAGAGGAGACCTCAAATCTATGAATCCAGTCATTATACATAAATGCTTTAAGAACTGTCTGAATATTTTTAGGATCTTCTTGAGCTTCTTCAACTTGTTTTCTAGTTAGTAGTTTTTCTTTAGGTACTCCTGCTTTTACTAGTATTGACTTAGATATATAAGGTAATTTATCAAAGTAAAGTGTTTTATATTTTTCTGTAACAGTATCAAAGTAATTAGTAATATCTGTTTGAATATCTTTTAATAACTTAGAATTAGTTTTTAAATATTGTACTAAAGGTATATTAACTTCATTACTATTTGCATATTGATCAGCAAGAGCATATAATTGATTTTGTGTATCTTTTGATAGGATATCATCAAAGTCATTAAATACTTCACCTGCATATTTTTCAACACCGTTTACATCATTTACTTTGTTATTAAATCCTGTAAAGTTTAAATACTCTTCACGTCTGTTACCTTTGAATTTAACTATTCTGTCAAATTCAGATTGGATATAACCAAGGAAATGATTATTAATAGCATAGATTTCTCCATTACCATTATTAGCAAATTGGATTACATCTACATATAAGTCTGTATCTGCTCCTTTGGTAGCATAACTAATAGGATCTGTTTTACCAACAATACCTCCTACTACTTTAAGACCATATGCATTTTTCTTTTCAGACATTCTATTAAACTCAGAGACACCTCCTCCTAACATAGAATGTAATTCTTGTAATCCTTTTCCTATTGGATCTAAGTCAGCTGTAACAGTACCTTCAGTATTTGAGTTACCATTTTCATCTTCTGTAATTTGACTAGTACCATTTACATTCATTAACTGAAGAGACTTACCTGGTTTTTTTGCACCAGTATGCATATCAAATATTTCATTTAATATTCTTAAGTTCTTAGTAAATGTATTAGTATTAGGATTTAAATAAGCCATGTGGCTATATTCATTCTTAGTCCATAAATCTCTTATGTTAGATACAGAGTTAACAGCATCTACAAATCCTGTCATAAAACTGTAATTAACATCTTCATAAGCTGTATTACCATCTGCAGTAATTACACCTGTTGTTGCTGAGTCATATCCGTATTTAGCTTGTAATTCAGCTAATCTAGTGATTTGAGTATTCTCATTAATACCTTTAGGAAAGGTAGTTAAAATATTTATAGGAACTGCTGTTCTTAAAACTTCAATAGGGTTAGCTTTAAATTTATTAAGAAATGTTTTTTGTGCAGATGACACAGATGCAGCAGTAGCCGGATTGTTTAAATCTTGTTCTATTTGAGCAAAGTCTTTAACTATATTAAACATAAACGGAATACCATAGTATTCTAATTTAGAATCAAAATCAGATTTGATATTATCATTTACAGTTAGATTAATACCTATAGCTTTAGCAAAGTCAAATGCTTTACTTATAACTAATTCATCTTTTTTACTAAAGTCAGTAAGTATATTTTGTAAATTAAGTTCAGATTCATTATCTGGAGTTTTCTTAATATATCTACTAGGTGATGCACTAACAAATTCTGTTTGCCATCTACCTGTAATATTACTAATTGCTAAAGATGCTTCTGCTAATTTAAAATCAATTGTACCTGATTCTTCATCTGGTACAGCTAATACAATTTTATAAGTAACTTTTGGTTTTCCAAAATCTTGTAAAAATTGTCTACTAATATCAAATTCATATGAATTTTTAGTATTAGGATCTGGATATTTAAAATCAATTAACTGTTGAATTTCAGGAAACTTTGAAGCTTCAGCTTTTAATAAATTATAAGCCAGTTCTCTATCTCTTACTCCACCAATAGTTTTAGCTACAATATTAAATACTTTAATAAAATCAACTCTTTCAGGAAATCCTAATCTGTTTTTAACAACATTATTACCATCTGTTTTAATAAGACTTTTAAGTAACATAGTAGTTTCTTTACTCATCGTTTGAAGTAAAGACTGTTTATGTTTTTTTACATCATTAAATGTTTCTATATCTCTTCCTGAATTTTCTAAATCATTTTCACTAATAGCTTCATCATTGTTTTCATCAATAACATCTAACTCATATTTAGTTTTAGATATTTCAAAGTCACTATTCTCCATATGATACTTAACCAATCCAGAGTTTTCATCTCCGTAATTGTCAAGCATAGTTTGTAGAATTCTAATATTGTCTTGAATAAATTCTTGATCTTCTGTTAATAATACTGGATTTTCTAATTTATTATCAATTACTTTAGTATAAGCTTTTGAGTTACCATCAATATAATTTTTTAATTGTTCTTCAGCTTGTGCCATTGAAGTTACAACCATAATATCAGCAGGAACTTTACCATTTAAAATGGTTTTATGTTTGTAAAAGTCTGATACAATTTTAATCCCGTGGTATTTTTCTCCTTTAACTCTATCACCATTAGCTTTTAATGAAGGTTCTAATATTGTAAAATCATCAATTTGAGATTTTAAAAATATAAATTTGTTCTTACCTTCTGAGTTTACAAATACACCAGCTGCATTATCTTTAATTTCTTGTAGTGTTGTTAATGTACTAAAGTTTACAATACCTTCTACTTTAGCTAATTTATCTTTTTCTATTTTTAATTTAGATTCTAATTCTTTTTTAGCTTGAACATATAATGCAGCTCTTCTTGATGGTTCTAAAAATACAGCAATATTAGCTCCTTTAGCTCCTGACTTACCTGCAACTCTAGCTTTTTCATTAATAGTATTTAAAATTTGACTAAAAATACCATCTATAGAAGATACAGCAAGTGTTGAATCTTGTTTACTTAATACAACATTTCTTTTATTATTGACACTAGGTACTCCTCTATCTAATGAGTAGAACATAGAGTTATCAATTAAAGGTGTATATTTATTAATATCTCCAATATAAAGTTTGTCAAATAATTCTTTAGCCATTGGTGAATTAAGGCTATTAATAAGAACATCTTTGTTATTGAATTTTTTTAATCCTTTACCAAATAATTGTTTTAAGAACTCCACCATTCTTCTAAACAAAGTATTTCTTTTAGGAGAAGATGCTTTAGCTTTACCGGTTTTAACATAGTTTCTAAAGTCTTCTGCTAACATTTCCTCTAGTTCCAAATAAGATTTAGTAGCATAAGGAGTTGCACCTTTAGGTGTGGTATAATTTCTTAACTCTTCATACAAATCAATTTTATCTTGTTTACTTAAAAACAATTGAGAGAATCCGTGCCATGCTTCATGGTAAATAGTTAAGTTTTGAAATACAGATCCTTTTGCTGTATTAGCAGTAATCTTACCAAGTGTCCCATCAGGGTTTGCTATTTTACTAGCATTAGTAATAAAAGAAGCATATACATCAGAGTTAACTAAGTTAGCTACATGTTCAAGACTAATAACTTTTCTTAAAGGAGCTAACTCAGGACTATTCCACCATGTTCTAGCTGCAATAACTTTTTCTCTAGCTATCTTTTCATCTTTAGAACCTCTTCTGAATAAACCTTTAAAGATATCATCATCTATATCATTATCAGTAAACATCCCATTAGTAGTAGCATTATTTATCGGATCAGGAGCACCCGGTACTTCTACCTGATCTTTGATTTCTGCTTGAGTTTGAGAAGGACTTGGTACTTCTTTAATAGCATCAATCTCATCTTCAATCATTTTAACTTGTTCTACACTTAAAGGATTTAATGGTAAAAGACTTTGAATTTCATTCTTAATACTATTAGCAAATTCTTTTGTATAGTTTTTTTCTTTAATAGCTGCTTTAAAGTATGCAACAAGTAGAAAATTATCTGTTGGATTAATATTAGTATTACCTGGATAGTTTTTAACTTTATTTAAAAATTCTTCAGATTTTGAATTAGCAATAATATCACGTGCTTCTACTTTAACAGGATTTCTATTGTCCTCTTCTTCTTTTCTTTTAAGAATTTCTTCAAAGCTTAAGTTTTCTCCTTCTGTATTATTTAAATTTTTATCAGCTTTTTGTAAGTCATCAATAAAACTTCCTGGAAATGCAAACTCTATTGATCTATTATAAATACCTGGATCTGCATTAATCAAATTAATTTCTGCAGGAAAAGAAGATATAAATTCTAAATAGTCACCTGAGTATGGTTCTTTAGTATCTCTATTATATCTAATAAATTCTTTTTGATTTTTAATTAAACTACTGTTGATATTAATTAATGTAGGTCCATTTTTAAAACCTTCTCTTAAATATTGTAATATATCTTTTTCAAGATCTTGACGTTCTTGTTCAGTATATCCATTATTTTTAAGTTTTTCTAAATCAATAGTACGGTTAATTACTTTACCAAATGTATAAGTTCCTGAAGAATTTTTAGTAGATGTTTTTTTATATAATTCAATTGTATTGTCAATAGAATTAAATTGAATTCTACGTGTTGTATCTTTTGTTGTATCAATAAATTGATTAAGATATATTTGTTTTAATGATGCAGGAGGGTTTGGATCCATTAGCATAGCGGCAATTTCAGACATTAATTCCTCATTCATTCTAGGATTATTAATCTTAAATTCACCACCATTAATACGTACAGTTGTTTGACCTTTTTTAAAACTAGCTGTATCAGATGTTATAACATTAATACTAGTTAATATTGATGCTATATCAAGTCCTGGAAATTTTGATAATTCATTTAAATAAATGATAGTACTTGATAAATTACTTGGTACACCAGATGATACTCCAGTAATAGGGAGTAATATACTTGTTTTATCTCCTGACTTAATTTGTTCTTGTATGCCATAAAGAGCTTTAAATTCTTCTTGTTGTTGTTGTTTTATTGCTTTTACATATGCATCATAATCAATATCTGAATTTTGATCATATGTTTGTTGAGCAATTTGTTCTGGAGTTGCAACACTACTTTCAGTTGTATATACATTAGTAACAGTATATTCTTTACCGTCTTTTCTTACAGGTCTTAAAAATTGATATACAATATTACCATTAGCTTCATCAGTAATGTTACCGTCTTTATCAAAGTATAAGAAATTACCATTATCATCAGTAATTACTAATAAACTTTGTGCATTTATAGGTATAACATCTCCTAGTTTACTACCTTGTGCAAGAATAGCAGAACTTCTTTTTAAACTTTCTTCATCATTTTTTCTTAATTTATCAGAATATTCTTTTCTAAAACCAACAACATCTTGTACTTTTAATCTTAATGTTTTACCTTGATATTTAAGTTCTTCACCTGGTAGTGTAGTATTTTGTAAGTCATTTATTTTATTAGTAACATTTATTGTTGTTTCTAATTCAGGATCAATAGTCTCAATAATTACTTCATCATGCTGACCTTTTTTCTTAGGGTCAACTTTTACAAATTGTTGTAAAGTTCCAGAAGCTGCAGAAGCTGCTTTAAATCTAGTTGGTAATAATATTACAGGTTGATCACTAGTTGATTCAACAGGTATTTTATTTTCTGCATCTTCTTTTTCCTTAATTTTTCTACGTAACTCTTCATCAGAATCAGTAGAATATGTTTGAATGATCTCAGCAATACCAGTTTCTGATTTAAATTTTCTACTTAATTTATTTAATGCAGTTGTATCAATATCAATATTTTCAAACCTTTTAATAGCAGCTAAACTAAGTAACCTTGGTACAGACTGTAAATATTTAGCTGCTACTTCTGGTGAAGTTTTATCAGCTATTTCATCATATAATTCTTTTAAAAAAGCTTCATGATCAAATGTTTCATTACTTGAAAAATTATTTAATTTAATTACAATAAGTTTATATAATAAACTTACAATTTCTGGATCATTAATAGGACAAGTTATCATTATTGACAATTTATAATTTTATTAAATAGACTATTTTTAATGTCAGATTCATTAGCTGTTAAAGCTTCTTCAAATGCTTTATTTTCTAATGTGTCACTATCAATAAATTCATTAACAGTGTTTTGTGATTTTTTAAGAGTTTCATCTTCTTCAGGAGTAAGATTGTATTCTCCTGTAGGTGATGTTGGATTATAAACTTCATTTTCAAGTTTATAGTTTTCTTCAAGTTCTTTCATAGTCATTTTAATCTTTGTTTTATCTGAACCTATAATAGTCACATTACCATTTTTAAATCTTCTTGTTATTTGATATGAATTACCATCTGCATCATATACCATAGTTCCTACAGTATATGGATCATTTTGATTATCATTAACAAAATTAGACTTCTTCTTTTTTGTAGGTGTTTCTTCTTCTTCATTAGTTTCAGGAGTCTCAACTACATTTTCAGTAGCCGTTGCCACTGCTTTTAATGGTATTACAGAGTTAATTCTATCTTGAACTGTCTCTATATACAAAGGTATAAATTTATTTGAATTTACTCCTTTATCTAATATAGTAAATTTAGGATTACCAAAAGCATCTAGTACAAAATTTCCGGTTTCTGGATCTATTTCATATTGAATATTATTAAACAAAGTAGGGTTGCTTGGTTTACCTGCTGTTAAAACTTGTTCAGTATCTTTATTAGATTCTCTTTCAATTGGGAAAATATGTATAGTTGGAGTTACTCCAAACATGTTTTCATATAATCTACTATATGCTGCTTGTTGTAATGTAAAAGATTCTCTTTTAGCAAATACTGGTGTATTTTCTTTTGTTTGAGTAGAATTAAATATGTTCCAAGTTCTTTGTTCACCTGTTTTAATATCTACAATTCTAGTAGTACCATCTTTATCTACAATAAGTAAATCTATTTCTCCGGCTATTCTATCTTTAGCCTTATTTGGTAAAATAATATCAGAATCCCATACTACTAAATTGTCACTAGCAATAAATATATCACCGTTATCAGCTTGATTTTTTAATTCTGTAAGATATCCATCAGGTCCAAACAAAGAGTCATAAGCTTCTCTTGTAATAGCTCCTTCAACAAATTTTGGTTGGATACCTTTACTAAATAAATCTTTTACAGCTTTGTCTATATAGTTACCTGCAGTTCTACTATCTGCATAAGTATTTTCAGAAATCAATTCTAATACATCTTCAACAAGATTTTTTTCTTCTTTAGGTGTGACATAATCAGTTTCTGCAACTAATCCTAAAAATCTATCACCTTGCCATACTTCAATTGCATTATTAAAAACTTTACCATCTTCTGTTTGATAAACAGGAATTAGTCTTAATTCAACTTCTTTACCATAATCTTCTGGTGTGACAGTACGGTCATGATTATAAAAAATTACTTTTTTATTTTTATCCCAATAGTCTAATGACATTGATACTCCAGTACTACCCTCTACTTGATTAATAACACCTTTTACTTTTAAGTTAGAATCTAGCATTTTAACTATATCATCATGATTAGTTTTATTTTGACCTGGTGTTACTGGTTCTTCTGTGACTGTTTTATCATTATTAGTAAATAATTTACCATTTTTAAAATAGCCGAAATTAAATTTAGTTGGGATTTTACCTTCACTCATTTCTGGATAATTATCTAACATGTCAGATTCAATTTTATCCAAATCAACTTTATTATTTATTGTTGTTTCTCCAAACTCAGATTTAGGCCAAGCTGTAATAAATACTCCAAATTGATTTCTATGTGGTGAATTTCCATCTAATAAATTATTCATTAAAGTTAAAAGACCTTTTTTACTAGTTAAACCTATTGTTCCTTGTAAACCTGTACCTAAACTATATTCAAATTGACTATTAAATATATCTTGAGCAACTTGATCTTGAGTGACATGAGCACCGTAAATCATATCATCAGGTAAAGCTTCAATTTGTTTTTTTAATTCAGCTTTTTTAGCTTCTATGTCAGATTGATCATTACTAGGTTGACTCATTTCAAGTGCAATAATCTCTTCAGCAATTTTTTCTTTAGCTGTTATATATTGTTGTTCTTTAACTGTTTCATCTTTAAGTTTTGCATCAGCTATTTTAGTATTTAATTCTGCAATTTGTTTTTGTAAATTTTTAATTTGTACATCAACAGGTTCAACAACCATTGATTTTAATCTTGATCTTAATTTTTCAAAAAATATACCATCACTACCAGCAATATTTCTTTTAATTAATTCATCAATAAATTTATCAACTGAATCATTAGTTAAACCTTCAACTTCTATAGTTTCAGCATAAGCATCTCTTACATCTTTTTCAGATGTATAATTATAACCTTCTTTTTTAAGTTTATCTACAACATTACTTACACGTCTATGAAACTTACCATTGATTCTGTAAGCTATAGCACCTTTCTTTAAACCAGTAACAGTGTCATCTTGTTCTAATACTACACCGGCCTCAACAGATTTTTTATTTAATGCCTGTAATCTTTTAACATTTTCAATAGCTGCTTTTTGTTCTGGTGTATATTTTTTTTGTGCTCTACCTTTTATTACTCCTCTTAAATTAGTTAACTCAGTTTCTAGTTCAATTATATTTTTAGAAAAATTTGTAGTAGTATTATTTTTTAAACTCTCTATTTCATTTTCAATTTTAATAATTAAAGCTTTAAGATCATCAATACTTGCTTTACTAGTATCAGTTTTAACTCCTTTAAATTCTAAAATATAATCTGCTTTATCTTCAACTGGAGAATTTTTAACATTGTAAGCTTTAATAATAGCTTGAATATCAGGAGTTTTAATAAACTCAGTTAATATTTCATTTTCTTCTTCTTCAAATATATTTAATCTATCATTTATATCAGGATATGTTTTTTCAAGATAAGCATTAAACAGAGGTAATATTTCTTTTTGATAAAAATTAGCATGCTCTTTTTTTATTTGATCTCCTGTTACATTTTCAGGAATAGGTGTAAATTCTCCTTCTTCTCCTTCATATGTAATATCTTTATTATACTCTTTAAGAATTTCATCTCTTTGTTTTTGATATTTATCTTGAATTTCTTTTTTAAGTTCAGGATCTACAGCTTCTGTATATTTGAATACCGTAGCTTCATATGCACCAGATTGTGTAAAATCTGCATCTAATTCATCAACTGGTACACCATTAACATCATCATATTTTAATACACCATCTTTATCCAAAAAGAAAATTTTATTAAGTTTTGGATTCTCTGGGTATTTTAATTCTACATATTGTTCTGGTTCTAGTTGAGATTTAATAAATTCAGTATCTGTAATATTAATACTATTAGTTTCAAAAGTTTTTACATCAGCTCTTGTTTTAGATTTAGCTAATGCATTTAATTCTTCTTGTTCCTTTTTATTTATCTCTTCAAGTTTTTTATTAAATGTATCTTTTAATGTACTAGTTCCGGTTTTCTTTTTTACTTTACTTGCTTTTAAACTATCTTTTTTTTCTAAGTATTCATTGTATATTTCATTATACTTTTGAGTACCTCTTTTGTAAACCATCTTGTTTACATTGTCAACAAATTCTTTTGGTGGTATTCCATTATCACTATAATTAGCATAGTCTTCTGCACTCATATAAATACCAACATCAGCTAAAGCATTCATTAATGTATTATCCTCTACATTATCAAGTTCTCTGTCAACCATTTCTTTATAGTAACTTTCTCTTCTTCTATAAAGATCTTTCATCCATTCTTTAGTTCTTTCAACTTGTTGAATAAAACCATTTGGGTCATGTAGTAAATTTACATAACTCATTAATTTTCTAGATTCTTTATCTAGTTTGTGATGATCTGCTAATAATATAAATGATTCTTGTATGTCTTGATCAAACAACATATCATCATCATTAGAAATCATCTTTAAATACTTCTTATATCCATTAGCATAGTTAGCATAATATAATCCTATGTTTTCTTCAGAAAATTCTCCATATTGTTCATCAAGAGCTTTTTCTAATTCTTCATCTGTTACAGGTTTTTCACCTTTTTCTTTTTGTAACTTTGCTTTAAGTTTTTCAGTATTATCATATCTATTAAAGAAATTTTTAAAGTTATTACTAGCATCACTTAAAATTTCATATGCTTCAAGTTTTTTAGATTTTTCTTTTAATTGTTTTTTACTTTGAGGATCATCTAAATCTTTTAATGCTGCAACTTCATCAGTAAGCATCATTATTTCATTATTTAATTTATTACCATCAAATAAAACTTCTGAGTCAATTTGACTCATTCCTTTTAATGGGGTTTTAGATAAATACCTAGATACAATATCTTTTTTTCTTTGCATAGTATCTTCAAATGTTTCATTGAAATATACAGCATGTTTAATTGCATCATTCCATGCATAGTGTAATGCTACATCATCTTCATACTGCATAACATTACTAGCATCAACATTTTCAATATCAACAGGATTAGGAAACTTTTGATTATAATAATCTCTTCTTTTTTCTATTCTATCAATTTTAGTTAATGTGTCATCAATTCTAGCTTGGTATTTCTTTGCTTCTTCTTTTGGTATAGTTGGAATATTTTCTTCAACTTCTTCTGGAGACATTTGTTGCATTTCTTTTAGTTTATCTTTAAATACATCTAATGTACCAGTTCTCATTAACATGTCCATTTGAGACATAAAACCATCATGATCAGCATCATGTGCTTCTTTAGTTGTACCAGTTTTTTTAATAGAACTAACTGCATCTTGTACACCATAATTAAACATCCTTGTATCAAAGAAATCTTTCATATCAATTTCATTTAATTTTTTTACAGTATCTGTAGCAATTTTTTCTTTTTCTGCTTTGTATTGTTGAAATACTTCAGGTTTAAACATTCTGTTATAACCTACTGATAAAAAGTCAAATGATTTATTAATTGGTGAAGCTAATGTACCCATAAAAAATCCTGATGCAAATGTTTCAAGACCTTGTGAAGACATTTGTTTTTTAGCTTCAGCCATCATATAATCTCCTTGTGTCATAGAGTTATATTGAGATATACCTTTAGCATATGTGTGAGACTGTATTACAGGACTTTTAAATGAATCTGTATAGTATCTTTCATTTGCTCCAGAGATAATCTCTTGTAAGCTTTCTTGTACCCCCTCAGTAAAATTAGCTTTAGTATATCCTAATGTACTTTTTAAAGATTTATATACTGGTTGTTTAGCCCAGTTTTTTACATAGGTTTTAAAGTCATTAGCTTGAAATTCAAATTGTTTTTTAGCTTTATCATATACAATGCTACCTAATTTGCCAAACTTACCACCCTCTACAGTTTGTAATTCTTTAACTGTATTTTTCATAAAGTTGTTAAGACCTCCTTTTGGTCCTACAATGTTTGGAAAAGTAATAGTATTAGATCCATAGATTAATGCAGTATTCCAATATAAAGTATTAACAGCTCCTTTCTTAGCTTGTTTAATCATTTCATATTGTTGTGCATCATCAGGAGAAGTACCATGTTCTTTATAATATTCATTATATAAATTATCATAAATTTTATTTTCAACTGTCCCGGCTTCTAATCTAGCTTCAGATAAAGCCATATTTATATTACGGACATCTTTATAAAACCCACCTGCAGTTTTATATGCTTTACCTAGATTAGTAAAGTTGTTTATTTCACTACCAATTTTTAATGTACCTTGAGCATCTTTAAATCCTTGCAAAGTATTTTTTAATGGATTAAATGAAGATGATGATAATGCTTTTGTACTTTCCCAAAACTTTTTAGCACTAGAAAAATTATCTACAGATTTTAAAGTAGTATTAACAGCTTTCATACCATCAATAGCTCTATCAACACCTTTAGCAATTTTACCAACTTTTCTTAAATTGTTAGCTGTTGTTAAAAATAAACTGGCACCTAATGTTTCTGGAGCCAATAATATACCAGCTACTTCTTCTACTACAGCTTCAGTCATGATACCTGCACTGTATGCAAAGTTCATTAAAAGGTTATTTGTAAACCCTCCTATACCACCTTTATTAGATTGTCCTATAGCAGCTGCTTCTTCATAAGCTTTTGATTCTTCTAGATCTGAACTAGTAAAATCCCCACTAAACATTTTCATTAAACTCTTTGGACCTGCAGTAAAACCTTGTGAAAATAAAGGCCAGAATGAATGTTTCATCATTCTAACATGATCATCCCACATTGTTGTACGAGAATTAAATAAAGCTTCATTATCTCTTAAAGGAGAAAATCCAATCTTATCAAATGTTTCTTGTCCATATGCTTGATATCTTTTATAGAATGCATTAGCATCTGGGCCGGCATCATATGAATAGATTTTAGCATAAGAATTCTTATCTTGATTAGTTTGAATCTTAGCTCTTAATTTAGCATTGATACCATTAACAAGATCTTGATGAGAACTATTTTTATTTATACCTGGTTTATTTGGTGCAGAGTTTACAACATTTCTCCTAACATTTTGATTAGGTGATTCAAGATTATTTAATCCTGGTGCTATAGGAGTAAATCTTTGAGGTGTTGGAAAATTAATTTGTTTATCTCTTATTCTTTCTCCTTCAAATGCCGATAAACCTTGATTATCTAAAGTTGGTTGATTAATGTTTCCATACTCAGGACCAAGTGGATCCAAAGAACTAAATGTTTCTTCATTAGTAGTTGCCATTATATCTTTCTTTATTTGATGTCATTATTTCTGGAATAGTAGAAAATGCATAATCATCCCTATTCATTTCTAAATTATTACCTTGAGTAGAAACATTTTCAGACATAACATGTATAGTTTCTTTACCTAGTTCAGCATTCCATAAAGGATATTGTATAGTGGTTTTATAATCACCTGAACCTACTGTACTTTTAGAAATAGTGTATTTATATCTATTATCTGCAGGGTCTTCATACGTATAACTACCTTTATAATCTACGTAAGATTGTAATGGTGATTGATATGCACTTTTGTATAAACTATTACCATTGATACTTTTAGAATCTGTAATATATGATATACCATTTTTCATGATAAGATCATATTGTGCAGCACTAATCATTCCGGTACCGGTTTTTTCACCTTTAGAATTTGTTGTAAATACTTTACTTTTTAACCATTCAGCATCTGGATGAATAATAATAGCAGCTTTATTTAATGTACCGGCAGCAACTGGAGATACCCCAATTTTAAAATTACCCATTTTTGTTTTAGGGTTATTCATTTCACCTCTGATTGCATTTAATAAAGCTTTACCTTCTTCATTTCTAAATCCTTCTTCAGCTCTTTTATCAAAAGATGTTTTACTAATTCCATCAAATGTAACACGGTTTTTATCTGTAGCTCCCCAATCAAATTTGTTTAAGTCATTTACTACCTCACCAAATATTGCAGAACTTTTAGTACCATGAGCTTTAGGATTTACATATATACTTGTTGTACCTGGAGTAAATTTACCGGTTCCTTCCATTGTTCCTAATGAAGCAATTCCTGGAGGAGCTTTTTTAACTCTACCAGATGTATATACTGCACCTGCTGCAGATACCATTTCATCATAATCACCACTTAACCCTAAATGACTAATTGCATTATTAAATTCTTTTTTACTTCTTAATTCACCTTTTTCATTATACAATTGTGATGCTGCTTTAAAACCTTGATGTTTTAATTCTGCAGTAACTTCTTTAGAAGTAGATTTTCTCCAAGATTGATCTGCCTCAAGATACTTAGTATAATCACCAAATGCTACTGCTGATTTTTTATAATTAGCAAATTCTTCACCAGTTAAACCAGAAAGTTGACCATTGGCACCTAACCATGTACCCATTTTATATCTAATCTTAGCTAAGTCTTGAGCTCCAATAGTACTACGTATAAATGTATAAGGATTACTATTTAATCTTTCTGAAAAAGTTTTATAATCCATTTTAGGATTTTTACTATGTCCTAAAATGTTTGCAGCATCTGCTTTAGTCATTACTTTTTGATCTACTAGTCTTTCAATTAAAGATAAAGTATTTTGTAAGTAAGGTTTAGCAACATTATCTGTTTGCATTTTAGCAATCATTGTACTAGTGTTCTTAAGGTTCATTTTATCTGTTGCTGTACCTTTATCATTAGGATCTACAAATGTTGTTTCAAATGCTTCAAATGGTTTTAACTCTCCTGTTTGCTCATCTATATAATGTGTACCTGCATCTAATCTAGCTTTCATAATTGTTTTCTGCATTTCTCCTTGATTACGGATTTGTGCAGCTCTAGCTAAACCTGCATTTCTAGCAGCAACAGCTTGCATATTTTGAGCATGTTTTTGATCATTTAATGCATAAGGGTTAGCATCAATATCAACTTTAGAATTAGAATAAGCAAAGATATTAGCTGCTTCATCTAAATCTTTTTGCATTAAGTTAGAAGCCATACCATTATCTACTTTCCATCTTAATGATTCAATATCCCCATAAGGATTTTGAAAACCAGTAGTTGTTGTAACAGTACTAGATTGACCACCATTAATTTGTTTTTGTTCTGTTTCAACTCTTTCTAATGCTTTATCATTAATATCTTTATTCATTTGATATTGAGCAAGCATAGTTTTAACTTGTGGTGATGCATTGCCATTTTTAATTTGATTTTCTAAATCTTCAATTTGTGCTTGGTATGCAATAGATCTTTGTTTAATACCTACATATCTTTGTTGAGTTTGAGCTTTAAGTAAATTAAAACTATTTTCAAGATACTTCATTTCTGCAGCATCCTTATCTCCACCAAATTGTGCAGCATTAGAGTAAGCATAATCCTTACGGTTTACATATGCTTGAGTTTTGTATATAGATTGTACAGCTGGGTCATTTCCTAACTCAGCTTCAAATAGTTTACTTAATGGTTCAGTAAGTTGTTCTCCATTTTTAGTCTTAACAATCCATCTACCATCTTTTGAAAAATCTACAGACTCAATAGACAAGTTTGCATCTTTAGCAATTTTTTGTGCTTTTTCTACTACATTAACATAAGGTGTATATTCTACATTACCAAATGTCATAGCTTTAGCATCAGATGCATTTTTAAACTCATCTTTAAGATACTCCATTTCTTTTACTCCGGTATCCCAATATTGATTTCTAAGTTTTTCATCATAGGCTCCTTTAAAAGACATAGCTTTGCTATAGTTATTGTTAAAGTTTTTAGTCCATGCCATATCTTTAACTAAACCTTTATCTTCATAAAATGGTTTAAAAACTTGAGTTGCTTGATCTACATTTTGTTCTAATGATAAATCTAATTGTGATACACGTTGTAAATTAAACTCAATTTGTTTTAAGTAATTATTTTTTTTTTCTACATTGACATCTCTTGTTAAATCAGCATTATAATACTGACTATACATTTTATTTAGAGATTTCCAATTGGTATCATATTGTGTTTGCTTTGTCTGCAATACATTTCCATAGAAATTTAAATCAGGCTGAAAAGGCTGATACTGAGGAATGTAGTCTGTGACACCTTGTAAATACGTTGCCATAATTTATTGTTATCTATACTGTAAATATATTAAAATTTTATAAGTTTACTAAACTTCATAAGTTTAAGTAAACATAAAAGGGAAAACATTACTACCCATTACATATGCACCACCTTTTGCAAATTCACCACCTTTTTTACCAAATTTATTCTTCAACAATATTTTTTGTACTTCAGGTGAGAATCCTGTTATCTCATTTGCAAAAGCAATAATATCTTTATCTTCTGTAGTACTTAATTCTTTATCTGTTGGTGTGTAATTAACCAATCCTCCAGTTGTAGGATCAACTTGATAGTTAGGGTACATTTGATTTAAAGCATCTGTTTTAGCTCTATTAGTTAATGCATTATTATATGACTGTCTTAACTTTTCTCTATCAGCTAATCTAGTATTATCAAACTGTTGATTAGCAATAACATTTTTATCAAAAACTCTTGTAGCCATTTGAGCATTAGCTTGATTCTCCTGATTTCTTATATTAGACTGAGCTTGTTCAAATTGATTAGCAATACCTACATTTTGTTGATTAACGTTATTTATTGTGTCAGCTGCTTGTTTAGCACCTTGACCTTGAATTTGTGCTAGTCTAGCATTGACACCTTGAGCTCCTGCAAACTGTCCTACTGCTTGAGAAGCAATATTAGCTTGTTCAGATTGTGCAGCAAGAGTTCTAGTAGGATCAATAAATGTTGGTCTTGGTTCTTCAAAATCTACTCTTGGTTCAAATGGCATAGCTTTTTTTCTACTATACATATCACCAAATGCTCCCATAGTATTTACAGTATCTTGTAACCACCATTGAGGATTTCTTGGTACATCTGGTGTTAAATTTACATCTTCTTGTACATAAGGATCTGGTTGTTTTTCTTCTTGTTTTTTAATAACAGGAAGAACTGACGGAGCTGGAGATTCTACACTAGGAACACTACTAATAAATTCACCTAATGTAGTATTATTATTATCATTATCAATACCAGATATACGTGGTCTACCTTTTAACTCATCATCTTTACCAGTTTGAGTTCTATCATATCCTTTTGGTTTTTCACCATTAATCAAATCATCATATGCAATATATGCTGCTTGTCCAATATAACCTCTAGTAAAATCAAGATCTCCTAAACCTTCTTTATTTTCTTCAATAAGTTTTTTAGCTGATGCATTTGTATTTGAACCTTTAACTTTACCTTGTTCAGTTTTAGAAGCATCTAGACCAAAAGCTTTAAGTCTTAAGTTTCTTTGTTCTTGATCTAATAAATTATTAATTACTTCTTCTTCTGTTCTATCTTTTAATGCACTTTCCCAGTTTTCTTTTTTACCACCTGTGTAATTTTCTTTATTAGCAATAGTCTTTTTATATTGTTCATAAAGTTTTTTTCTAAACTCAGGATTATTTTTAATAGCATTTTCTGTTTGCTTATATTTTAAATACCCAGCAACATCACCATTCCATTTTACTTTAACTTCTTTTTCTTGCTCAGGAGTTAACTTAGGTGTTTCAGCTTTTACTTCACCTTTATCTTGATATTCTTGTAATGATCCACCATTAGCAAATGGCATATCATATCCACCCATACTACCACCATAAGCAGCCATAGGTTGTTCTTGGTCTGGCATTTGTTGAGGAGCTTGTGGCATTGAAGCCATAGCTTCTTGTTCTTGTGGTTTAGGTAATAATACTTCTTCTGCAATACCATTTGCTTTCATATACGGTCTTGCAATAAGAGGGATACCTTGAGGAAAACCTTTATGACTTTCTTGTGCTAATGCTAATGCTCCTAACTTTAATGTATAGTTTTTAATCATCATCTCAGCAGTTTTTTTAGAAACTGAATCTGATTCTGGATCTTGAAGAATTTTTCTATAGTCATTAATTTGATAAGGCTTAGATAATTCAGCAGGAGTATACCCACCTTTTTTTGTAGGCTTATTAAACATTTTAAGTAAATGAGGATCATTAATCTTCATAGATGCTGTATCACTAAAAATAAAACTATCATCAGGAAGATCTAAAGGTACACCACCTGCACTATGTCTTGGACCTTTAATAGTTTTAAATGATGGCATCATACTACCATCTAAATTACCTACAACAGTTTCTCCACCTTCAGCTTCTAAGTTAGCATCTTCTCTTTTAACTCTAGATATAGTTTTACTAACTCTACTATCTGGTTGTCCAATATATGCATTATAGTCAGCTCCACCAAATGCAGGTACATCATTTACTAATGATCCACGTACTTGGTATCCTGTTCTTGCTTGTGGTAATTTTTTAATTCTAACTTTCATAATATAAGTTATTAATATATTTCTCCTCCTGCAGCAATAAAGTCTGCTAATTCTTCTTCTGACATTTCTACTTCATCTCCTTCATTATATTCATTTGAAGAACCTCCATATTTTGATTTAGAACTACTAGTCCATTTACTACCTGCTTCATTAGGTCTAAAAATTCCTGAGTTTGTTTCATCATTTCCTTTGTTTATCGATTCTGTAGAAGCAAAAATTCCATCTGAATTTAATTCATCATACATTTTAGCTTCATCTTTTTTATTTCTTTTTCTGTCAATCATCCCCATTACACCTCTTATACCTGCATTAGCTACATTTAAGTATGCTTGGTTAGTTGCTCTAGTATTTCTATTATCAAAATCAATTGACATACTTCCTCCAGGAGTTTTTTCCATATAACCAGCAGTTTGTTTTTCATCAATTTCATTTTCTTTAGGTGCTTGTACCGGTACTGTTGGAGTTTGTTGACCAAATTCCCAACCCATTTGAAAAGGACTAGAATCTAAACCTTCAATTGGTTTACCTTGGTCTTCTAACCCTACATCAACTAAACCTTTCATAGCAGGATCTGTATTATATGACACTGGAGTTTTAACTTCACCTTTAGTTTGATATTTTTGTATATTAATTCCTCCTTTAGATTTTTTATTCATCATTGCCATTTTTTCACTATCACTCATTTTAGTTGTGTTAGGAACAATGGGATTAGTTACTGTAGGTTGATTAGTTTGAGTTGGTGCTCCAATATGATCTTTAGCTGTACTATTAATCATTTGATTATTAGTATTACCATATGTAACTGTATATTTTTTAGGTTTACCAAATATACCACTTTTATCTACACGCATACTTGTAACTGGAGTATTTGCATTAGGTATAAAATTTTTATAACGTTGACCTGTCATAGGATCATATGCATAACCACTTTGAATACTTTGCATATTTCTTTGAATACTTGCTGGAAATAAATTATTCATAAGATCTTGCCATCCTCCTTTGGCTGCTTTAGGAAAATTAGGATCAGTAGTATCTTTAGAATTAGAAAAGTCTATATCAGATTGTGTAATTTGATCATTACCACCATATACAAATGTAGATAAACCAGGATTATCAGCATCAACATATCCACCAACTTGTGCTTCTGGAGTCCACATTTGTTGTTGTAATTGTTCAAACTCTTGTTCAGCTTTTTCTTTAGCAATAGCCATTGTACTTTTATTCTGTAATGTAGATACAAAAGTACTTAAGTTTTTATTTCTTACATTAGATCCTGTAGGATCTGGAGTGCTTTCTTCAGATACAGTATTATTACCACCAAGTTCTTTTTTAACTAAGTCTAATACACTTTTAATATATAATCTTTTATCTTTTTTATAAGCACCTCCTTCTTTATAAGCTTGCTCAGCTGAAAAATCTTGAGTCAACATTGCTGAACCACCATATTGCATTAATAAGTCTTCTTCATAACCACCTAGATCTTCTTCCTGATTGTCTTCATTTACTATTTCTTGACTTAATAAATCATTATAACTCATAGCAGGTTCTTGTTCAAATTCTGGTACTTGCATTTGAGGTTCTTCAACAACTTCTTCTTCTTGATTAACTTCTTCCTCATCAACAAGTTCTTCATCTACAATTTCTTCTTCACTATCTTCTCCAATATTTTGATACATTTGTTCAACATATTGAGTAGCTTGCATAGGATCTAAACCTTGTATATTTACAAGTTTCATAATGATAGTTTCTTTTGGAACTTCATTATTTATATCCATAGCAATTTGTTTGGATAAGTCTTGTTCAGATACTGCGGCTTGTTCTTGACTATCTTGATATCCCATTTCATTAACATCTGGCATACCTCCTTCTTGTGCTCTTTTTAAAAACTGAGCCATACTATTTACATAAGCTCCTTGTTCTCCTCCAGCTTTATATATTCTTACACGTCTTTTTTCCATGACTACTTGTTATATAATAAATATAATAAATTTTAGTTTATTCATTAAACTTTAAATGTTTAGACTATGTCTTTTACAATATATCCTTGAGATTCATACCATTTAATTTCTTTAGGAGTTAATTCTAGTTCTATATAATTATTAGTCATCCCACCTTTTTTCATAATAGGTTCTTTATTAAATGCAGCATTAGCTCCTTTTAAAGGAGTAGTTACTTTATTTAATTTTGGCACTAATCCAATTAAACCATCACCTAATTGTTCATTACTAGCATTTTCAGAAACATCAACAATATCATTTACTCTATTACCAATATTTTCTAATTTTCCCATTTTAGAACCCACATTTGATAAACTTTTTGCACTTTTAAGAGCTCCTGCACCCATAGCTGCTAATTCAGCAACATCAGCTACCATACCTAAATAATTACCTTCTTTATTATGCTGATATGCACTAGCTCCTGTATTACCTGGATTAATTGTATTTACAACATTATTTAACATATTATCATTTGCACCTGATGCTTGATTATAAAAAGATTGTGTTTCAGGATTAGTATTATCTCTTCTATTCATTCCTTGCCATAACATAGGAGCTTTACCTTCAATAAGATTAGAGCCTACTAATACAGGATCAGTAATAGTTGAATGTATAAAACTTGCAGTTTTTTCTAAAGGACTAGCTTTATCATAAGCTTTTTGTTCTTTGTCTATAAGATATTGATATTCTTGTTTATTAATAGAATTCATAATGTTAGGGTTCTGTTGAACTTTTTCTAACATAGCTTCATTTAATGTTTTACTATCATCATAGTTATCTCCTAAATATCTACTAGCAGCACCTGTATTGACTAAATGTTGTGCTAAAGCTTTTTGTTCATTTCTGTTAGCTAATACAGGTTTTGCTACAGGAGTTTGCATTAAAGGTTTTACAACATTTGTATTATCAGCAGGAGTTATATTAAATTGAGGATTTTGAATACCTTGATTATAATAATCAGTCTGCATAAACTCTTTACGAGACATTGGTTTTATTGGCTTAACAGTTTTATTATACTCTTTACCATCAGCACCTTTAACTTTTATATATGTCGTACCATCAGGTTTAGTAAATTTTGTTGTTGTACTACCTTCTTTATTAGTATATGATTTTGTATTTTGTCCTAATTGTGCATGTACTAATCCTTGACCACCACATTTATGACAAGTAGTAATATCATCACCACCATCTGCAGCATCCCATTTCCAACCACATTTTTTACATGTTACTTTTTTAGTAAGTAAAGCACCACCTTGTTTATAACCACCTACTGATGGTACGGATATATCCTGTACAATATAACCACCTTTTCTAAGTTCTTCTATTTCATCATCTGCAAGATCTGTTTCTATATAACCACCGTCTTTAAAATTATAAGTTAAACCAACATTTGCATTTGCATTATTTTTAATATTTTTTAATGGAGAGTTTGCATTAATATTAATTCCTAAACCATTTTTAAATTGTTTATTATAATTAACACCAACATTATAATTAGGGTCATTTTCTTCAGAAAAAGATCCACTGCCTAATAATTCTAAATTACCATATTTTTTTAAATTTTTTTTATAAGTAGCATTAACATTTAAATTTTTAGAATAATTTTTTAAATTTTCTACAGGTACTGTTGATGAAGCATTAATATTAAAATTACCTTTATTATAATTTACAGATGGATTAACTACAGCACCCATGTCAGGTGAAGCACTTAATCTTGTTGAAAAACCACCATCTTGATAATTAGCATTAGGGTCAAATACTTTACCTTTTTTAGATTTAGTTTTTTTAGATAAAATATGTTCAGTAAATAATTTATTTGTAGCATCTAAACTTCTACTATAAGCTTTACTTAATACACCTTTTTTAGATGGCTTAGGCATTTTAGGTAATCTAAGTACACCACCTTTTTTCATCTGTGGACTTTCATCTACATAGTCTGCATCTGGAAACTCATAATCTTTACCTGATTCCATCATAACACCGGGTCCTACATTTGGTTGTGCAAATACTGGAACTGGTACTCCCTTCATAGTAATCTTAAGAGTATCACCTTTACCATTACCAGGGATTCTAGTATCTTGTCCAAGAAATTTCCATTGACCCATTGGATCAGTAATTATATCTTTTGGTTTTGCCGGAGCTTTTGCTTTATCTAATTCAGATACAGCTTTGGATAAAACTTTTTTATTCATTATCTTAGAGATAGTTGATTTTTTGTTTCACTTAATTTTAATATCATATTTACATTTCCAGATACATCTCTTCTTAGATGTAAAAAGTTTAAGTAATGTCTAAACTTTTTTCTTTGTAATTGAGCTTTATTAATATCTAAGTTATTTGGATTTAATGTTTTAACATATCCGTTAGGTTGAGTTATCCAAATATATTCTTGTGAATAATTTCCTAATAACTCAGTAGTACCTGGTACTAAAGGACCTGTTGGAGGATATGTAGAACCAATAGGAAATTCACCTCTATCTTTAGTTATATCCCAAAACTGATTAAATCTATATTTGTTTTCTTCTTTAGAAAATAATATTTCAAATCCTGGTAATGGTTGAATTGTTGGTTCAACAATAATTGCAGGATTAGGAATAGGATATTGTAAACTTAATGTAATATTATTTTTTGGAAATATATTAAGATTAAGATATCCAGATACTTGTTCAGAATTAAATACTACAGCTTTATTAAAGTTAAAATCTAACACTTGAAATTGATCAATACAGTTAATAGATGATCTTCTATAACATTCTAATATGTATTCTACAGATCTTGTAGTAGTAACAGTTTTACCTGTGATAACAGGTAATTCTACTTCAAATGGATAATCAACTCCATAATAATTGCAAAAATAATCACAAGCTTCATTATGTTTCCATAATGTATTATTCTTAGTTGTTAAGAATGTAGTCTTAGTAGGTAAAGATAAATCAGGATGCCAATCATGAAAACTAATCCAAAATTGACTTTTAGGGTCATAACTTAATGTCCATGATGCATCTTCAAATAAAAATTCATCTCCTAATTCATAACGTCCGGTACCATTTAAAGTAAAGTAATCTCCTCTACCTTTATATTTACCAGTAGTTATCATTGGTATATATTGTACTTGATCTTTATATTCTTCTTTTAATTTAAAGTCTTTTTTAGAAAAATATAAAACAGAGTTTATATTATCATACATACCCTGACACCCAATACCTGCTACAGGATTATCTTTATATGGATAATTTGGAAAATCTTTTGTTAATTGATATGGTAAGAATAAATTAAACCACCACTTTAATCCTGTTTGAGATATTTCTTTTAAACCATCAGCATAGTTAAAAACTTTACCTTGATTCTGAGATATATAAAATAATCCAGCTGGTGTAGATACTACACTTAATCTACTTTGAGATGATCCGTATTCATACGGTTTATCTGCATTAGATACTAATTGTTGTGGTTGACTAAATAACCCACCATCACCAATAGTAATTTTAGTTCCTAAATCTGTTTGAAGAGTATCTACCCCTTGATACATTAAAGGACTATCATTTTTAAATGTAATAAATAAACCTGATTTATTAATTGATTTTACTCCATTAAGTTGAGATCTAAACTCTTTATAATTATTAGGAAGAAATACAAACCAACTATCTTTAAATGATTCTTCCTGTTGTTGTAAAGAATAATATAATCTATCTGGGTAATATGTATAACATAAACTAGCTACATTAGGATTATAATATCTACTTTGTAAATTACCTGCTGAAAAATATTGAGTATAAGCTTTTGCAGCACTTAATGAATAATCATATCTGTACCAGTTACCTGCTGTAATAATTTCAGGTTTCATATTAAACATAGATATGTAATCTGTATATCTATACGGATCATAATTTTTTTCAGCTACTGTTAAACCAGGTTCTCTAAAATCTACTAATACATCTGACTCTACAAAGAAATCTCTTACAGCTGAATTAGCTAAATAAAATTTAGAATCTTTAACTCCTAATATTCCTGGATATGTATCTGGAAAACCTGTTGGTTGATCATTAACATAATCATACTTTCTATTAGGATTTTTATAATAATCTAGATTATAAAAACTAGTAGGTACAGCTCCGGTACCAGGTAATGGACTATTCCAGTTACCAGGTGCTATATCTGATACTTCATACTTAATACTATTTACATTAAATCTAGGAGAAGGTATCATTTGATGTAAATAGTAATTATATTCAAAACCATTTGGTTGACCATATAGCCAATCATAGTAATAAAACATTGTATTTTTTTCAGTGTATCTATTTATATAAGTATCTCCTCCAAAAAATATTGGAGACATGCTTAATTTTTTAAATACAAGATTAGGATTACCTAATGTTAATGTAGGACAATTAATATTAGTTTGTACAGTTTGAAATGTAAACCCATTTAAATTAATTTTTTGTTCACAAGGTGATATTACAATTTGTTTAATACCTTGCAGTTGACCATATTGATTTCTTAGTCTTACTTTTATTCCAGCATAATGACTTGCTATAGGTAAACTAAAAGGAATTTCTTGATTTTCAAAATCTGGTAAATTTGATCCTGTACCATGTTGAACTAAAGTACCTAGTGTAACTAATGATTGGTCTATATTTAATAATTTAGGTCCTTGGTTTAAATTATTTCCTGTGGTAGTTCTTATTACTACTGTATCAGATCTTTTAAGATTGTTAATACTATAAGAATGGTATGTACCTGATGTGTCTTGAAATCTAGGAAGTTCTTGAATAGCATCTCTTAAATATAAATTTACATCAGTTTTAAATCTTAATATATCTACAGCCATATTTTCTTTAGTCATGTTACTATAAAATCCATGAGCTACAGATTGTAAAGCAAATTGTCTATAAGGTAATAAAGTATATATAATATTTAAAGTAACATCAGCACCTTCAGAAAAATAATATAAAGCTTGGTTAAGCCCACCAAGTGCTCTAAGAGGTAATGGTAAATAATCTAAATTGGGAACTGTATAAGTATATTCATCTCCTGTTACAGCAACCCCACCTGTTGCAATCAATGGTGTTAGTGCTGTATCTTTAGCAGTATTGATTCCTGCTAATATAGGTCTAAGACCTGTAACTGCATATGTTAATGCATCTGCAATAGAACCTCCACCTGAGTAATATGCTGCAATTGCCGAATCATATGCGGTAGCTGTAGCTTGTCCAGCACTAGCTCCTATAACTTGAGCACTAAAAGGAATAAGTCCTGTTGGATCTCCAGCTGCATATCCAGGAGAAGTAAATGATGATCCTTTTTTATCATACCTACCAATAAAAGATATGATAGCTTCAGTAATACCACCTAAAAACATAACTATTACACTAGCATCAGCTAATAATTTAAACTTAGGATGTTGGTCTGGTTCAATAAACTGTTGAGTAGAAAATCCAGATAAATAACCATAGAGTTTTAATTCTGTAGTTGATAGATAAGGAGTTCTAAACATAGTATCCGGTGAATGAAAAGTAATAATATCACTTGGTACTTGTTGATTAAGTACGTCATCTTCATTAGCCGGATCCTGCATTTTAATATAAGGATCATTAAATAAATAATTATGGTCTCCGGATGTTGATGAATATCCTAAAGGTAAAATAGTATTAAAAGGATAGTTAGGATATAATCCTTCTCTACCTCTAGCAACTGTTCCTTTTATTGCATAACTTCTCATATTATTTACCATACCTTTGGCAATAATACTTTTGTTCCCTTCACGAGAACCTTTAAGAATCTCATACCCTACTATACCAGGAATATCATAACCATCATTATCTTTAGGCATTATAATATTTTCAAAGTACACACCCATGATTCTTATTTTTAAAGAGTCACCTTGGGTTGCTGCTGAAGGATTAGTTGAAAAATGTACAGTATTATTATTTAAATAATTGTCTGGGAATTTGTGATGTCTAATAGGGAGACCACATAAGTCATAAGCATTGTTTGGTACGTTACCTACACCTGTCCAACAATGAGCACTAGCATTCCAAATTTCAGCTTGATTGTCAGGATATATTTCAGTTGATTCCCAATATCCCATATCTCCAGCATCAATAACTTTACCACCATCGGCTAGTATAGTACCAACTAAACCTGGAGTAGGTGCTGAACTTGCAGTATTATAAACTTCAAATACTTGATCATCTGCAGTTAAACTATTTTGATCTACAAGAACAGATTGTTCTGGAGTTAATGTATTATTAGTTGGGACTAAAAATGTTCTTGGTGCTCTTCCTGGAATATGATATGATGCAGATTTATCTCCTGTATCATACACCCATCTAATAAAAAATGGTTGAACTTCATCTCTTAAATAACTTCCTTTATTTCCTCCATTAATATAATAGTCAGCAGGATATTCTACAGAAGCCCATTTAGCTCTAATTAAATTAGCTAATGGTTGATAGTTAAAATCAAATTTAGATGTAGGCCCTACTCTAAGTAAGTAATTATTTACATCAGCAATTTGATCTGATTTTTCAAATATTGGAGTTTGTAATGGTAATTGTTCTAATGGTACAGTAATTAAATCTTCTTTAATTTGATCTAATTCAATTTTACTAGTCTTAGTAGAATATATTCCAATTTGTTTAGCTACAGTACCTTGATTAATATTTTGTACTACTACTAATATAAATTCACTAAAGTTAACACTATCTGCATTTACTTCAATTAACAATGAACCTTCATTATTATTAGGAGTCCATATTTGTTGGACATTACTTTGAGAAAAATAATCTGTAACTTTTTGACCTTTAATACTATAAGCTATAGTTGCAAAATAAGAACCATTTCTTAATGTACCACCTGATGTACCTAATGTAACATTAAGACATGGAGTTTCCATTAATCTAGCAAGTCTTAGTTTATCACAATTTAAAGATGGTAAATTTTCACAAATAATACAACTATTGACAGTTGTGCAATATGTGTCCCATTGAACATTTGGCCAAAGTAATTTATCAGTACCATTAAAATAATAGTTCATATCTGCAGTAGTACCTACCCATTGATAATCAGATGATGGCCAAGTTTTTGGATCTCCAATATTAATATATCTATCTGGATTATTACCGTCTGCAAAAAATACTGACCAACTACAATCTTCATTTTCTTTAGAAGCTCCGGTAATTAAAAATCTTTTATCAAAACTTAAACAAGCATCTTGTACAATAGGTCTATAAGAACATGACTCTTCTTCTAATAATCCAATTTCAGATGAAATAGATTGACCTAATGGATTATGACCAGCAGTAAATATTAACCATTTATCAGAAAATATTTGAATAGCACCAATAATATATTTTTTAACAACAGTTAATGGCATGGTTGTTCCAGTAATACCACATATAAAGTTAGCTGATTCATTAGACAATGAACCTACGTCACCTTCAATAGTATTATTACTAGCATTTCTAGCATGAGTCCACATACCTTCTTGTACTAGTGAAGGATCATAATCTTTATTTAATCCTTTATTAAAATTATTAGTTACATTCTGGGATGTATTTTGTAAATTCTTTGCCATATTAAATTACTCTTTTATTTCCAAAACGTCTATAAAAATCATTATCTGGTGCATGTGATTTAAACATGTCATAATATTTACTGTATTGTGATCTTCTATTAGTCCACCACAGTTTATACATTTCTTGGAAGTTTGGAGTATTAACTAAAGTTAATGCTTGGTTTCTTGCAGCTTTAACTCTTTGTTCTACTAGTTGCATTCTTTGTGATACATCCTCACCATTCATATAAAGATTTTCAAGTATTCTTTGTTTTAAAGCATACTCATAATATTCATTAAGTAAGTCATGATCCGGTACCAATAAGTTACCGTCTTCGTCTTCCATTCCACCTTGATAATTTATATAAACTTTTCCTTCTTCAAAAGTAGTAAATAAAAATCCATTTTTTATCCATCCTTGATTACTAGTATTATAATAAAGATTTGGACAATCACATTCAATCTCTTGACTAGATATCATTCTAAAAGGAAGCATGTTTTTATATGTTCTAATATTAGATGTGCTTACTACTTGTACAAGTTCATATTGTTCACCTTTACAGTTCATAAAGACTCTTGGTTTAATGCAAGTATCACCATAAGGATTATTAGGGTCATATTCTGTAGGTATAACATTAGTTGGAGGAACATTATCTAAACATGCTGCTGTATGGTTACATGGGTTAGAATTACATGTTCTACAATTTACTGTAGGTACAGCACATTGGTCAAATGTACTAGGAAATTCTTTATATGGAATTTCTTGAATATTAGTCCCACCTCTATCATATCCGGTTAATACTGTATACTCACCACAGATCATACCGTAATTAAAGGTATAGAAGTCATCTGGTAACTTAACTCTACTATGGCATACTTCTAGTATAGCTTCTCTAGTTTGATTGATTCTAAGACCTAAATCATAGTTAAGTTTTTTAGCTAACTTAATTAGAGTTTGTGGTTCAATCATATTCTCTAATGAAAAAGTACTAAAGTCAATTGATACATCTTCTAAGAGTTGATCAAAAGTTCTGTATTTGAGTGTGTAATTACTATCCATTATCTTTGAGCATTTTGACTATCATCCGGACCATTTGTAGGAACTGATATAGTCATGGTTAATTCTTTAACTACATATTGTTCAACTTCACTAAATAAGTATTCAGGTAAAAAGAATACTTGATCTTGTTTTAATGAGCAATCATCTTTAGTTTCACATGTATCTAGTCTACCTTCAAATACTGCTTCTACTCTTACAGCATCCCATTCTAAATTAGGAAAATATAAATAACCATCTAAAAACCAAAAGTATTTATTTTTGTTATATCTAAAAGTAGTTGACTTTGTCATTGAACTCCATATACCTGGTTCTGTTCTAAACATTTCTATACTACCATCTATTGAAGATGCTGTACGTATAATAGGGCCAAACATACCATTTAGTATTTCAGGTAATTTATCTTTGGATCTTTTAAAGTAACATCCGGAATATACACCAAGACATCCAGCATCTATTCTATCTACATCAATCAATTCAATGTATGGTAAAGTAGAAAAGATAGAACTCATCTTCATTAATCTAAATTGATTGTCTTCTCTTTTAATTAAAGACTTAGCATACTTTAGTAATGAAAAATATATGGTTCTATCAGTTAAAAAAGCATCTTCATTAACTGCTTTTAATGTGTGCCTTACTCTTGATATTGCTTCTCCAATTGTTGTCATAAGTCAAATTCATTATAGTTTTTTAAAGCTTTAGTAGTTTCCTTAGCTTTTATATCTTTATAGTAAGCTTTACTATAATTCATATTTATTTTTTTTGTTGGATCTACTGCTACATACATGTTCCAGTTTTCAGGATAAGTCTTAGCTACTTTTCTTTTAAAATTTCTACAAGCTACAAAACTCCAAAACTCTCTATTCTTCATTTTGTGTTTTAATGCATAACTAGTAAAAAATATTTTAGCTAACTTACCATCTGAATCCCAGTTTTGATTTATAACTGTTACTCCATATTTTTGTGACTTAGCAAAGTCAATATTTCTTTTTTTACTTTGTTGGCAAGTACCTATAAATATCCAACCAATAGATTCAGGTAATTGCACACCATCTCTTGTTTCAATAACTGTATTATATATTGTTTCATTAAATTGTTTTATTATAGCTCTTATAGTAATGTTATCTAAGTTTTTATACTTTGGGTATTTTTTTCTAAAATTATTACAAAACTCTTTGTTTAAAACATTATATACTTCAGGTCTATAACGTGGTCCTTTTACATCTGGTGCTTTACATTCTTTCATACTATTACTATTAATATACTAAAAATTACTGTATTTAACAAATGTAAAGATAGTATAAAAACAAAACCCCTACAAGTGCAGGGGCTTTGCTTTGTTGTCACAGAAACCAACAAACTGTAACTTAATATTTTTAACCTGCAGTTACTGTTGAAAATGTATAATATGCAGAACCATAAGCTCCATTAACATCAGTAACTTCTAACTTTATTAATGATTGAAATAAACTATCTCCATTTACAGTGCGAATACCATCAGTAGTTATAGTAAAAAGTGCACTATTTATAGTAGTAGAACCATTAAAGTTATGACCCATAAATACATTTTGAGCAATAGACCAATTGTATATAAAGGGTCCTGTACCTCCTACAATTGTAGAATCTAACTTTAAAGGATCTAAAAGATTTTTATTAATAGTAACTTTTAATATATTTGCTGTTGGTACAGGGACATTAGTACAAAAATAATCTACTATATCATTTAATGCAGTTTCTATAGTATCATCTTGATGTACTACAATATCAGTACCACACATAATATCATCTCCTGTATAATATACACATTGAGAATCAAAAGCTTCAGAACATGGTTCCGGCTTAAGACATGGTGCCGGAGTAGGGTATACTATTGGTGTAGTCAAAGCTTGGTCTTGACATCCACATTTTTTACATGTATTATTTGTTGACATAATATTATAATATATAAGATATTAAACCATCTATTCTAAAACTAAATCCTCCTAAATTATTTGAATTACCGGCTTCACAATCAAAAGTCCATTGTAAATCTGTTCCAGAAAAATCAGTTTCAGTAGTAATATTATTAACTCCTGTTGCAGAAACACTATTAACATAAGATGCTGCATTAATAAAATTAGGAACATAATCCCCAGCTTTTACATTACTAGTAATATATCTTAATGGAGATCCTCCTGTAACATTGTTAGGAGCTAGTGTAGATAAATTTTCAAGATCTTTTAATGTTGAAATGTATAGTTGTTTACTAGCATTAATACCAACAATAAAAGAACTGGTTAAACTTGTACCATATGTTCCGGTTAATTCAATAGGTCTTACTCCTGTTACCCAACCCATTGTATATACTCCATCTGGAAATATTAATGAATCTAATACAGTTGTAGGAATTACAGAACCTCCGTTATTAAAAAATATAGTTCCTAATAAAGCATTACTTGTAACACCGCCAACTCCTGTAAATGGAGTACAACCTTGTTCATTATAATAAGAAGTTGGTAAAGATAAAGGTACAACTACACCTGGTATAGTAGGGTTATCTAAAGGTATAATTACATCACCTCTAAAATGAATTACTTTACCAATTCTTCTAGCTTCAGGTTTTTGTGTAGCCATTGTTCCTGTATAATGATCAAAACCGTTTAATGGTTGCCAACCAGTATCTGTTATATCAGCTGATAATATTCCACCTACGTAAGTAAGTTCTACTGTATCTGTATTTGTAACATTAATTGTAATGTTATTAAATGCATTATATATGTCACAAAGTACAATCCAAATATTAGTAATTGAATTTGCTAGATTTTCTATGTCAGCCGTATCTATCCAAGAACCAAAATATGCAGTAGCATATGTTACTAATGGATTTGATAAAGTAAAATCACCATCTTGAATACATTGAGTTGTTATAGCAGTGTAGATATCTGATGGTTCTCCTGTTCTAAATTTTAATGCACAATACCCATATTTATTATCATTAACTAATGCATCTAACACTAAATCAATTGCTGTGGCCGGACCACCATTTCCAATAAACGGGGAATCTTGTAATGTACAATTTACAGTAATAGTTGGTAATGTAAATGTAGGAGTTGGTGCATCTTCAAGAATAGTTACTCTAACATCTAAATCTACAATCTGAGCTTGTATGTCTGTAATAGCAGCACTAATGCTACAAATTCTATATGCAATTAGATTAACATAATCTACTAATTGCATTGTAGTTTGTGTTCCTGTAATAAAACATGGTGCCATTGTAACTACACAATCAGGGCATCCAGAAGATAAAGTTTTACCAGTAGTAGATACTCCTTGACTATCACAAATTTGTTCAATTAAAAATTGCAACAATTCAGTAAAACTAGATGGAGGACATGCTGTAATATTAAAACAAGATAAATCATAGTTAGAGATATCTAACTGATCCATAATAGTACATAGTTCTGTAGCTAATTTTTCTATTACATCTGTGACAGTATCACCTGTACATAAATTAATACATGGAAGATTTCTTCCAGACCATATCACACAATTAGATGATGTGGGACTACATGGTTTATTATCTAAATTTAATGGTTTCATATCTTTATCTATTAATATAATATACAAATTATTATTAAGAATTACAAGTCTTACAACTACAATTAGATGGAGGACAATTACAAGTAGTACTTGGAGCACATGTATAATCAGGATCAACTAGTGCTGCCATATCAATTAGTTCTTTTTTAAGTAACCATTTATTGTCTTCCTCTGGACAACAATTACTAATACCATATTTTCTTTGAAGAACTTGTTTATAAAGTATTTCAGAAGCTCTACATGTTATTTCTTCATATTTATCAGGAGTACATGTAGGTGTATTGTATCCAGGAATAATTGTAGCTTTAGGATAAACTAATGGAGGACATACACCATTAATGCAATCACCATATTTAATTACATTTGCATGAGTTGACTCTATTAATTTAGCACATATTTTAGTACTTCTTTGTCCAATAGGAACTGTAATATTAACTGTATTTCCAGTACAATCAATATAAGTTAAAGTGTCTGTTAGTCCCGTATTTATTACTGTTTGACATTCACATGGTAATACAGCAATTGCACATTCCGGACATGAATCATATTCTCCTGTTGGAAATACTATTGTAGAATTTGAATCATCTCTTGTTTCAGTTACTTCCCAGCATACATCTGGACACCATTTTAAAGTAATAAACTTACCAAGTTGTGCAGATAAATCTGTAGTAGTAGTAATAAATGGTTCTATTCCAGCACAATCAATTAATTCATAATATGTTTTATTACATGCTTCACATGAACCAAATACACGAGTAACTGTAACAGTTTGATCAGAAGGTCCTTGATAATCTAGTTGTTCTACAAACCAACATCCATCACATGGATCTATTTCTACAGTTTGATTTGTATAAGTAGATAAATCATCACTAGTATATATTACTGTATTATCATTACAGTTTGTAAGTTTGTATGTAATATAACCTATACATTCTGAACAATCAGCAAATGTCTCATTAACTATTAAATTAATAGCACACTCACAATTATCTTCAGATATTTCAGGTACCCAACATCCGTCTTGCCCTATTAAAGTTACTGTAGTTCCTGCAACAGCATAAGGTAACATAGTTTCTGAAGTAGTATATAAAGGATCAGTTACACCGTCACAGTTTACTAATTTGTAACAATATGATGGGCAACCATCTTCAGTACATTCTCCTAATTTAATAACTACTGTACCTTTATTATACAATGGTTGAATAATAGAACAAAATTGAATTGGACCAAATTGAATATGTTGCTCTCCTAATTCATTAATATAAAATACCTCTCCTGTTGGTACATAATAACAAGTAGAAGGACAACAATCAGTTGCTGGTGTTATTGTTACACTAATAGGATTTATGCATTGCCCAAGAGGACTAGTACTTAACCAATAACATTGATTAGGATTACCAATAGTTACTTGAGTATTTAGTAAACCCCCTGGTATATCATCAGTTGTAAATATAACTGGGTAATTGTCTCCACAAGGATACAGAGTATAACAAATATCTTTAGCCATTTTTTTTATTTTTTATATCTATTAGCTCCCCATATATGATTACTGATTGGAGCAGGTTTAACTGTACTAGTTTTTAAACTTGCTTCATATTTTGAAAGACAGTTTGAACATACAGATGTTTTATCTGAAGCTGTTCTTTTTTGACAGCCACAAGATAAGTTTGCTTTACAATTTGAACATGTTGCCATAATTTGTTGGTTTTAAATATTTTAACAATTTCTACAATCTAATTTATCTAAAAGTCTAAGAGCATAATTATATAAAGTCATACCTTTTTGTGGTTCATGACAAAATTCAACTTTTGCTTTAGCTGCTTCTAAATAACTTTTAATTAAAGCTAACTCAGTTAATCTTTGTTGAGACTTAGCCGGAGGTGCACAATTAGACAGATCAACATCACACAATGCTTTATTGTATCTAATTAATGCTTTAGTAATTCTCATATGATTATATTCTACATATACTTGATCATTAGGAGAAACACTATATTTAATAATGTATATACCATCTGGTATTTCTACATATCTGGTACCACAATCAGTTGTTTGTAATTGTAAATCACAAGCTGTATATGTTCCAAAAAAGTTTTCTGTTACATCTATCTGGTTTGCAAAATCAAAACCAGGTACCGTAATATTTAATGTTGGACAAGTTATTGGAAGTAAATCACTATAAACACTTGTATCAAATATCTTTAAGATACAAGAATTCATTACTGTAGGTACTTCTAAACTTAATACATGATTGGCCATAATATATTTTTTAATAAAAAAAGGGAGGAGTTTATAACTCTCTCCCCTTCCTTTCTAGATTTATAATTGATTAATCCCAAGTATTAACATTAGGAACAACAGAAATACAAGATGTTTTACATTCTACTATTTCAAGTTCTGGACACTGAGAACAATTTTCTAACCATCCTCTTACAAATTCTTCAAAAGCCACTATATCACCATCTGTAATGATTTCCAATAAGTATTGATCATTATCAAATGTGCTTGATGGGTTATTGAAACGTGGAACATTGTGTTGTAAGTAGTATCTTGTATACAAAGAATTACGGTCAATGTAATTAAATACTGAATTACCTTGAGTAATCTCACGAATCCTGAAGTCACTAGAGAAGAAATTTTGTCTATATGCTTCAGACAAGATAACCTCACGTGCTACTGACTCACCAAGACCCATTGCTTGAGAACCTTGACATTCTGTAACTACACAGATACCTTCAAAAGTACAAGGATCACCATTTAAATCTGTTTCAGATGCATACAATCTAACTGGCTCAACTTCATAGAAGTCAGAAATTTGGAATGTACAATCACCAAACTTAGTATCAACATAAGATCCATTAAGAACTAATCCTGCACATGCACCTTCAGTATGTCCTGGAGATACATAATGATCCCAAGTATCAACATTATAAGCAGCTAAGAAGTTAGCATCTGTTCCTGGAGCATACCATGCAATTTGAGCTTCGTCAATAACTACTGGTAAAATAAATGGATTAATGATTGGAGAATCAATAATTTGTTGTGCCCATTTAATCATTACTTCAGTAGAGTCAACTGCAGAAGGTGCAATAGAACCAACTGGACAACATCCTGTGTAAGCAGTAACTGTTAAGTATGCATTGTGATTTAAGTATCTCATAGCAGGAGAACCTTTTACATCTAAACGTAAATTATAAGTCTCACCACATAAGAACTCTTTGCAACAATTTGCACCAACACCAGCAGTAACTGTAAATGTAGGTTGTGTACCTGTTTCACCAGCAATAGCAGGAATTGGTTCACCAACAGTAGTTGTAACTACATCTGCAGTAACCCATCCTGTACCACCATTAACAATTTCTACAAACTCAACTACATTATCTACTACAGTAATATTAACAAGTAATCCTGAACCTGTTGGTGCAGTTGTATCAACTAATGGAATGTCAGTATAAACACCATCTTCTAGGTCAGCACCATCATCAGTAATTGCTAAAGATAATACACCATCTGCAGTGTAAGGAGTTTTACCTACGTGAATAACATTAGCAGAAGGAGTACATGGATCAACACGGTAAAAACGGCTTACATATTTAGGATTGATTTCTTTAGATTTATTAGACTCTAAATAACCACCATGAAATGGACCGATTTTATCTTTTTGATAAATAGAACCTGCAGCTAATACAAGATTGCAACATCCTGGTTCTGCATCTGTAGCCAAAACAGTCCATGTTTTAGCATCAACAAAAGCAAATTCTCCACCAGAAAGAATATTTCCTGGTGTACCTAATTTACCTTCATTTAAACCTGTGAATCCATTAGTACCTACAAAGGTCTTTTGGAAAGCATGATTAAAATAACTCATTGTTTTTTGTTTTTAATTGATAAATATATATTTAATATACTAATTTATTTTGATTAATCAAAATTATTTTAAGAATAATAATTTGTATTTAGTTGAATTGATGGCATCTTTAACTAAGTCAAGATTATTTACTATTTCTGAATAAGGTAATTTTCCTTGAAGTTTATTAATCATACCATAAATTTCTCTAAGGTATGCTATTCCATCTGCTATATCATCTACTGTTCTAGGAGCAACATCTTTACATGTTAATATTTTTTCAGCAGCTCCTTGATATCCTTCCATTAGTGTATCTACAAAATCAGGAATTGCATCATAAAACTTATTTAAAGCTTTATGAGCAGCATATGAACCCTCCCCGGTTACTTTAAGATGTAACTTGTGAAATGTATTTCTAGCATTCATAAGTTCAACTCCACAAGATGCTACCATATTATCTAGTGAACTACCACCTGTATTACTATCTATTGTAGATTGTACTTTAATTGGTGTGACAGAAGAATCAGTAGTTTTTACTTCTTGATTAGCTGGTCTTTTTAACATTCTTTTTTCCATTGTTATTAGTTATTACGTTCTGCTCCTTCTGATCCTCTAGAATATTGATTTCCTGATTCAATGTCTCCGGCTAAAATACTAGCAGCTTCATCTATTATTAATTCTACTATGTCATCTTTAAACTCAGATGTAACATCTGCTGTTGATTGTATTCCAGTATATGGATCAACACAGCCATTAATTTGAATTTTTCTAGGTTGTCTATAAAAAGTTAATTCTACAGTTTGAATATTAAATTCATTATTAGTATAAATATTAACCTCATTATTTTTTAAAGTAGCAAATGTTTCTGCCCATTCAAAGTTTGGTTGTGTTCCTTTATCTCTAAGTAGTATATTAAGATTTCCTTCTTCTACAAAATACACACTCATTCTTCTATTATCACAACAATCTTTTTGTGCATAAGCATCTACTCTTTTCCATTGTAAATAGTCTTCCGGTAATGCTCCTTTATAGTAATATTCTTTATCTGTCATAGTAACCGGTAATGTATTTAATAATACTTGAAGATCATCTTTTCTTCTAGTAGATTGTTCATCACCTTCTTTGACAAGATTAATTCCATGGAGTTGTCTTCTAGTCCATTCAACTTGAGCTTTATTAAATGACTCAACAACTTGCCAACATTCTATGTTGTCATAGTCTTGAGAATCTAATTTATTGATTCTTTGTTTTAATTTAATTGTCAATACACTATTTAACATAACTTATATATTATCTTTTACCCATTGGAGTACATCCAATACCTGATGCTTTTCTTACATATCCTGGAGGACATCTTGTTTGTACAGGTGCAGAAACAAATCCACCTGTTTTCATAGATTCAGGTCCTGTCATACCGGCACCAGTAAAATAAGGAATACCAGCCGCAAAAGGTTTTTTAGCTGGTCCACCAACTCTAGATTTCATTGAACCTCCTTTTGCCATTTTTTTCATTTTTGTGGCACCACCACATTGCATACATTTTTTCATGATTATTTATTTTTTGCCATTTTTTTAAATGTTCTAGCTAATGCCGCTCTTTTAGGAGTACATGTTGGTTTTGACATTGGAGTGCAATATCCTTTATGTGCAGGATTCACAGCTTTTTGAATCCATTTTTTATCTGTTTTCTTTTTAGCTGTAGCCATAATTATTTCTTTTTAGTTTTAAAAACTTCATTATAACTAGGTTTTTTTTTACTAGATGTTACTTTAATTTTAGCTGGGTTATATAAAGGTTTTTTAGTTGTACTTCCTTTAGTCGTACTAATACCATATTGAGCTTTAACTAATTTTTTAACAGTCCCACCTTTTCTAGCAATAACCCCACGTCCTTTAAGAATATCAGCTTTAGTAACTTCACCATCTTTATTTAAATCTGGAAAACCACCTTTAGCATATTTTTTAGTACCTCCTTTTTTCATAGCAGGTTGAGCATATGTACCCATTGCTCTACTTTGACCAACTTGTTCAGATAACTTAGCCATTCTTTTCATTTTTCTTTTAGCTATGTTACCTTTAATTCTATCTATTAAACTAACTCTACCCGGAGTTGATTCTGTAGGTGTAGGTATTGTACTAGTAGGTGCACTAGTAGTTGTACTAGCAACAGGTTTACTTGTACCTTTATAACCAGTAAGTCTTTCACCCATACTAACCGTAGGTTTGTTTACAGGAGCTTTAACTCTATCTGGAGTTGTTTTACTAACTGTACTTTTAGGTGCAGAACTTGTAGTTGAACTAGCTGTAGATTTAATAGGAGCAAAGTCAGAAACTTTTTTAAATGCTAATGGAGTTACTTGTTCTTCTACAGCTTTAACTGCTGCAGGTTTAACAGTAGATTTTTTTACAGTAACTGTTTTCTTAGGATTTGTAGTAACTGTACCTTTAACTGGTGTACCAACTCTAGGATTTTTTACTGCTGTTTGCTTATCTTTTAATACATCATAAGCAGTTTTAACTGGTTGCTTAACTGGTGTTTTAACAGGAGCTTTTTTAGCTGTAGCAGGTTTAGAATAATTAATTACTTTAGTTTGTTTAGTACCATCAGCTTTATAATTAACAATAGTTTTAGTATTATTTTTTTTATTATAAGCTACTTTAGTACCTGTTGAATAATATAAAGGAGTACCTGTTGATTTTCTTACTTGATTAGCAGTATTTTCATTTCTTTCTTTAGCAGATAATTTTGAATAAGCTGGAGATGAAGGATCTACATAAGTTCTTTTTTCAGTTTTATAAGCTGTTGCTTTACCTACTGCTGCATTTTTTTTAACAGGAGCTTTAGTTATAGTTTTAACTGCAGGTTTAGTAACTGCTTTAGATTTAGCAACATAACTACCTTCAGGAAGACCAGTAACTGATGCAACTTGTTTAGATACACCTTTAGGTTTAGCACCTCCTTTGTCATATTTCTTAACTACTTTTTTCATTATATAATGTTTTAACAATTCCACTTTCTTAATGAAAGAGCCTTTCTTGTAGGTCTTCCTTTTTCATCCTTCATAGGTCCAGGCATACCTGACATCCTAGCACAGAATGACTTTCTTCTTTTGGCCGGTTTACTATCCGGATCAAGTTTTGATGGTTTGGTAGTAACAGCTGTCTTAAGTTTACTACCAGGATTAGCAGCTCTATAACTTGCTACTCCTTTAGCATTTAATCCTCCTGTAGGATTCTTTCCCTCCTTACGGGTCCATGCAGCTGTCTTTGCCATTACTATTTTCTTTTAGATTTTATCATTGTTTTTTTAGCAATCACATTTTTTATTAAGCCTCCTTTTTTATAAGATTCTTTGTAATCTCTATCTAACATTTTTTTTGTTTGGTTACCTTCTTCTGATTTCCAATCTATATTATTCATTTCATTTATACTAGCTATTGTAGCCTGACGGTTACCCTTTTGATTCATAAGAGCTTCATTATTAAAACCTTTTCCTAGTCTTTTATTATTACGACCAACAGCAGGAGATCTTAAATAATTTTCAAAAGCAGATCTATCACTTGATTCTTTTTGTCTGTACATATCTTCAGTACCATAACCCATATTTGGTTTTGCTGGTGCAAATGGTACATTAGGTGTAGTTGTAGATGGAAAAGCTTGGTCAAGTCTTTTAGTATCTGATTCTGTCAATGGACCAGCATAAGTATTTTTAAAAGACATACCCTCTTGAGCTTTTTGCATAGATCTTTTTACTGGAGCTAGTCTAGCTTCATTAGCTTTTCTAAATGCAGTAAGAGGATGAACTGTTGTTTTTTTTGTTGCCATGACTATTTCTTTTTAGTTTTAACACTACCTCCCTTTTTTCTTTCAGTTATGTTAATTATACGGTTTTGAGTTTTAGCTGCTCTACCTAAAAGTCTATCAGCTTTTTTTTCTCTACCTTCATCAACAGCCTTGTAACCTTTCTTGACAAGTCTATTTTCTTTTTGTGTTAATCTTTTTACTCTATCCATTACACATAAGTTTAGTCATTACACATTTTTAACTCTTCTTCCCATTCCTACTTTAGACTTCTCAGTTTTCTTTGAAGCCAATTTAGAAGGGGATAATTCATACTTTGTTTTTGGTGTATTTTTAGATACTTTTCTTGTTGGCCGGCAGTATTCATTTTTACCACCGGCACCACAAGCTTTTCCTGATTTAGTATCTTGCCATTTTTCTGCTTGCCATCTTTTAAGATCACTACCAGCTTTAGTCTTTCTTACTGTGCCTGAACCTTTACGGCATTTGGCAATAGCTTGAGAAGCTCTAGCTGAAGGAAACACAGCATACTGTGCTTTTACTTTAGTATAACATGCATCTTTAGGCATTATTTTAATATATTAAAATAGTATTATTTACTTGGTTCTGCTGTTTTAGGAGCTGAACTAGTTCCACCTACACGTCCTTTAGCAACTGTTTGTACAGTAATTGGTGTATTAAGACCAACAAATGTACCTTTGCTACCAGGGACTTTTTGTACTTGTAAACTTGGATTTGGGTTACAAAGTTTCCCAGTTGTATATTGTGCCATAACTATTTATGCTTTTGGTTTAACAGATACATTTACATTAGGATTAACCATACCTCCAGTTTTCATTTTACCTAACTTACTTTTAAGTTTAGCTAGTTTTTTCTCTCTACGGTTAGTAACTGCTTCTGCAACTTTAGCTTTAACTCTAGCCCCAAATTTTTGTTTAACTGGAGTTTTAGCAATCTCAGGTCTAGCAATACTAATTTCTGTTGCTTTACGTGGTGCCAATGGAGTTACTTCTTCAGATTTACTAGATGTACTAGATGATTTTTTAGGAGCTACTTTTTGAGTACCTGTAATTGGTTTAACTTTTACAGGTGCTGGTTTTGGAGTAGTAGCTTTTTTACTTCCATCAGTATTTTTAATTGTTGTACCTTTTGGTGCTTCAACTTTTATTGTAGACTTAGTTACATTAGGTGTAAACTTTGTTGAAGTTCCAGATCCTGTTTTGTATGTACTTTTTCCAGGTTTTGTAGTAGAAGTTTTAGTAGTCTTAACATCACCTTTTTTATATACAACAGTTTTAGAACCATTTGCATTTTTACTTACAGTTGTTTTACCACCTTTACTATCTGCATAAGATTTTTTATTAGATGATGCTTTAGCTTTTGCTTGTGCTTTTTGAGAAGCATTCATTATTTTTACAGCTGTACCAATTGGATTTAATGCAGCACCTAATACATTAGTAGCAGCCATTGCTCCTTTTACAACTTTACCTGCTCCTTGTTGAGCAGCTTTCATTCCTAATGAACCTGCTTTAGATGCAATATTTGCACCAGTAGCAATCCCTTTATTAAGGTTATTTACTGCTCTACCTGCTACATTTACAGGATCATATTTACCAACTACTTTCATTACTTGACCAGTCTTTTTCATAGCTTGGCCTTTTTGTTTCATTGATTTACCTTCAGCTTTTAATTGAGCTGATGTTTTTTTTGTTGCCATTTTATTTTAATTTTAAGAGTTCCAATATTTTTCTGTGGCTGTGCTCAAGTCTTTTAAAACATCTTCATTTAAAGGATTCTTTAAAAACTCAACAACATCTGAAACATTTCTACCAAGTAATGCATTTGATTTTACATGATAAATATATCCATCAGCCTTATTAATAATATACTTAAAAAAAACGGAATCACGTACAATTGATTTAATTTTTAGTGTTTCCATATCCATATTGGATGTTTCAATAAAAGATTTAGCTGCTCTTTCTTTATTGCTTTCTCCACCATCACCATTAATATATCTATCCATATTTTCATAGATAACATCTAATGGTGTAGCTTTTCTATATTGTGTACTATTAATATCTACAACTTTTGCAATGTAGAATAACTTAGTACTGTTTTTGTCAAATAATTTTTGAAGCTCAGACAATGCTTTATTTCTCATTTTTTTGTATTCAGTTCTAGCCATTACAGTTTCTTCTTCTTTGTCTAAGTAAAACTTTGGTGGAACTGCTTTGGATCTAGCATCATCAAAACTTTTTGCTACAATAGCAAAACCTCCTGCTTCAATAGCATAAAGTTTAATTCTATCATAAGGATCTTTTGGATCTAGGAAAACTGGATCATTACCACATGCAATATTAATTCTATTCCAAAATTCTGCATTATCTGGTTTTAACAATTTTACTTCATTCCAAAATGTTGGACTATCAATATCAATTACATTAGCAGCTAATTCTTTTTCTAATTCAATAATAGCTGTTCTAATTTCATGTACTCTAGCTTCTCTGTCTTCTTTATTAAGCAACTTAATTTCTGGTGCAAATTCATTTAGACCAGTTACATATCTGATTACTCCATTATTTTCTAAACAAGCTAGTTGTTCATGGTGTTTAACTCCATCATATAAAGATAAACCATAATGTTCTAATCCCATGTTTGAAGCTGCATTATCAAAGAAAGGACGGATTGCTATTGCTGTTTTACGGTTGCTTGCCTTATTGGTTTCAACCATTGTGAATGTACTCATGTTTTTGTTGGTTTTTAATTATTGGTTTTTAAAAATTAATAAAGGGAGAAACATAATATCTCTCCCGTTATCCTTTGACTTATTAGAATGATCCACCTGTAACTGGGTTTCTCATAACAATTTTTAATACTTTAGTTGGATCTTTAACCCAAATAGCAGGCATTGTTTGAGACATCATTACACGGTATCCGTTGAATTGTCCAGAAGATTGGAACCCTTGAGTTCTACCCATGTAATCCATTGTACCATTTTGATACCACCATTTCAATTGATTATCCCAAGACAATTTCAACATGTAGATGTTGTCATTTGTGTTATCTGTGATATCAAAGATAATGAATGAGTAAGAAGATAATGGGAAACCATCAATGATTGGGTTCTCAATATCATTTGTATGAACATTGTCAAATGCTGGATTCAATACAAATTTCACGTTAGCCAAGAATGGAATAACATAAGAAGTGTAAGCAAATCCAAAGTTCAAGTCCATACCTTTACCAGTGATTGCACCGATATCAGCAGCTTGAATCAAAAGACCAGAAGATACTGCTTCTCTTTTGATAGCTTCATTTACCATTCTCATTCCACCCATACCAGTTTGTACAACCAAAGATCTTTTTGGATCTGGACCTTGGAACTCAACTTTACCATTGAAGAAGTTGTAGATTTCTCCACGGAACAAATCCAATGTAAAGTTATTTTTATTGTATACTCTTTTGAAAGAGTTATCCAATTGTTTCCAAAGACCCACTGACAATCTTACATCATCTGGACCATCTTGACGTACTCTACCTCCGTGTCCCCACATAAGGTAAGTCTCAATATCCGTTGCAATTTTTGTTAAGTGAGCAGCTTCCATGTTAGTCAAGAAAGTACGTGACAAGTCTCCATTGTCAAATGCTTTTTTAACTTTGTCTTTACCCATTACCTTAACCATATCATCCAAAGATGCAATTGCTGGATCAATGTTTTTGTCAAATGTTCTCCAGATTTCAGTTACAGGAACTGTACCATCTGCATTCATTCCACCTTTGATCATCAAATCTGCACGAGAAGAGATAGAGTAATGTACGTGAGCTTCAGCACCTCCTACATAGTTATAGAATTCACGGAAACCTGTGTTAGTAATGATGTCAGAGAATCTCTCACCATACTCACCTCTAGCTGAACCTTTACGGAAAACTTTTGTACCATTAGACAAGTACTTGTTATCCAAGTATTTGTAATTGTCATTGTTTACCAACTGTACAGTATAGATAAATCCATCTCCAATAGGAAGAATGTCTTCAGCTGTAATGTACATCTCAACACCGTTGTATTTGTCATAAGTGATAATATCACCATGTCCAAACTCACGTTTGTTCAACTTGATACGGAAAGTAGTACCTTCAATACCTTTGAAATCATTTTCAGATTCAATGTCCTCTACAATGTAAGGTAGATCTACTGAAACTGGAGTTTGCCATCTATACTCTCCACGAGCATTGTCAACCATAATGACATTCTTTCCACCGAAAGAAGACATTTGGTAAAGAGGCATTTCAACCTTTTGTGCCATAGCCCAAAGATCAACCGGACCTAAATCCATAGGTTCAGCATCCTTAAGCATGTTTACTAAGTGGTAAGAATCTACGTGAGATGAAGCTGCATAAGCAGTATCACGTAGGAATATACCATTGTTTAAAACTGGAGTTGCCATTTTTACTTGTTTATTTATTAGTGTTTATTATTTAAAATCTTCTAAACATACTTCCGGCCTGAGCCCTTGGTATTGTTCTATTTGGTTTATTTGTTCTTTTTTCTTCTTCTTCATTTATAGTTGAAGCAATTTTTCTAGACTCTTCAGTCTTTAACATTCTTACTGTTTTTTCAGTAGCTGCTTTAGAACCTTGGTCTTTAATCTTTGTTTTGTATCCTTCTGGATCTGACAATAACCAAAGAGCTTCAGCAATTAAATCATGTCTTGGTTCTACAAACTGATACTTTTCAAGTAAGTGACCTAACATATTTGTAGGTTTACCTGAGATAGAAGAATAATTTGGTTGAACTAATCCTGAGTATAACATACCTTGTGTTTTCTTATCAAGTTTAATCCCACCTATTTCTCCTGTTAATAGTGTATTGTATACATTATCTGTATAAACTTTAGCAGCTTTAGCTTGTTGTTCTTTTTTCTGTTCTTGTTCTGCTAATTGTTTTGCAACAATTTCTTCTTGCATTCTGTCTAACTTAGGTTTGAATTGATTAGCTTTTTGTTCTAATCTATCCATGTCTTTCCAGTCATTGATTTCTTCATCAATTTCTTCTGGAGTACCAAAGTTAGTAGCTGTTAAATATTGTCTAGCAATTTCTGCTTGATCATATTCATTAGATGGATCTAATTGAATCATTTCCTCCATCTGTGCTAATGTTCTAAAAAGACCTTTCATGTCTTGTCCACCATCAGCTACATATTTAGCAGCAATCTGAAGTTCTTCTGGAAGAGAGTTAAAGAATTCCTTTGGAGTATTTTCTTTAATCTTTTTTTCTCTTTCTTGAAAGTTTTCTTCAAAAAGTTCTCTGAAGTCTTTAGTAGTATATTTATCCAAAGGAATTTCATTTCCTTCTTCATCTGCAAAAGGAACTAGAACACCATCTTCAATCATTTTTTGAGCTAACTCCATAAGACCAGACTTATCTACTTTTGGTCTTCCTTTGTTACCTGAATCTTCTTCTTGAGATATAAGACCATCTAATTCAGCAATTGTTTCTGCTACTTCAGCTTTGTTACTCACTACATCATCAGGAGTATTAACTGTCTTGTCAAGGAACGATACATCTACTGTTTCTTTTGTAAATACTGACTTTGGCTTTTCAGGTTCTTTACCATCTTCAGGAAGCATTACACTTTCTGCTCCAGGTACACCAAAAATTTCATCAATGTTTACATCTACTTGTGCTACCGTTGTAGCATCTAGAATCTGGTTATCAGATTTTTTTTCTTCTTCAAACATTTTGTTGGTTTTTGTTTATAATGTAATATAGTAAATAAATTTTAAAAATTTAAAACTGTTTTATAATTTTTTCTACTATATGGCTATACTACTTCTTCTTTTCTTTAGATTTATTATCAAACTTGTTTTTATTCTCTCTTGCTACCTGTAATTGTTTATCAGCTATCTCTCTTTGGGTTTGAAGTTTTTCTCTTTCAATATCCATTTTTTGAGAACTTCTTAAGTTTTCATTAGACTGTTTTTCTCTTTGCAAATCAGTTTGTTCTCTGTATTGCTCAGTTTGTCTAAGATCTTTCATTGAATCCTGGAAGTCTGACATTTTATTTTCATTGATATCCATAGTAGCTCCAAAACCAGATGCTCTAATCTCAGCCACAACAATATTGTTTTCAAGAATCTTATCTTGTTTTTCTGCTTCAGCTTGGATTTGCATTTGTTTTTGTTTTTCTTGAGAAGCAATTTGTTCTTGTTGCATTTGTTGAGCTTGTTGCATTTCTTGTTGCTTAAGTTGATTAACCTTAGCTTCAGATGCTTTAAGAGCTGAATTAAGTTCAGCAATAGAATCTGATTGTACAAGTTTACCAAGATCATAAATAGATGCTCCAGTAGTATTATTATTTACAGCAAGATTTTTTAATTGCTCTAAGATAGCTCTGTTATTAGCATTAGTACTACAGAATATATTAAGATCTCTCATTAACAAATCAGTTCCATTAATTTGGAAATTGACTTTTTCATCTGCAGATGTCATATATGATAATCTAGCTGATGGTTTAGTTGAATGATAAAACTGAGCTAAGTCTGTTCTCATTTGATGCACTCTTGGCATTAAGTAGTCACAGTGTTGTATAAAGAATACCTCAGTTTGTGCATAGGAAGCATTTGCTGCTTGTTCTACACCTGTGGCACTCATTCTAGCTATTTCTTGTCCCATACGTTGAGGAGTCACCCCAATGACCTCATAGGCTTGTTGTTTAAAATAGTTAGCCAAGTTAACCCTTGACATTAATCTATTAGTCTGTTCTAGATCTAATTTTTGGAAATGATTAAAGTTTAATGCATTCTCTGTATTAGTAATAGATGTATCAAGTGGAAGCATCTGGAAATTCTTCATAGCAACATAAGCTTTAGCTAAGTTACCTTTTCCCCAATCTTCTCCTAGTGAGTGTCTAGGTAATGTGTTTTGATCAAACATAATTACAGTACCTAATTCATCTACTAGTATATCTGCTATTTGATTATTTACAATGTTGTATCCAATCTGGTATGGTTTCATTAAATCAATAAGTGCAGTAGACTTAGTATTTCTATCAGAAAAGACTGAACCTTCTACAGGAAGTTTACAACCATAAAGAGTGTTATCTCCTTTAAATTGAAATTTAAGTGGGCTAATTTTGTTTTTATCTACACCAATATAGATAGGTGAGAATCCTCCAGGGTTATTCATACCCCAGAATGAAGGAATGTTAGGGCCTACTTTAACACCACCCCATACTTCATTAATCCATATCCAGTCAATATGTTCACCATATATAAGATTGTCTTTAGTTTTATTCTTAAACATTCTTATATCATATATAGGCTTATCTGTAATTTTATATTCTTCAGATACTACTTCATTAACTACTTCACCATTTTCTGCAACTTTAGTTAAGTGTCCTACTTTTCTTTGTGATTTCCAATATACAGTAGATACTCTTAATAAGTATGCTGTACCTTGATCATAGTAATCTTCCCCTTCTGATAGGATTTGATTAATAATATCTCCAGAATTTAGTACTGTACCATTCATTGCAGATGTGTATTGTCTATATGCTAATGAAGGCATGTTAGTATTCCATTCATGAGATTTAGTACCATCATAGTATGATCCGTCATTTTGTTGACCACCTATAGTGTAACCTGCAGATCTAATAGGGTATACAGCTTCTAGTGCAGCTAGTTGCTCTTCAGTCATCATGTAACCATACTTATCAATTACATCTGATGCTGTCATCATATCAGTTTTACCAACCCAGTTAGATTGAGAAATATATCTAGCATCTGGAGATTTATGGTAAAAGGTAATAGCCGGATTCCAAAGTTCAACCTCATAATCATCCTCCATCATTCTCATATGCCAGAACTCTCTATCAGTAATAAGCATATCTCTAAATCCTCTTTCTTCTAACTCATCCATTTTAAACCTTTCAACATCTACTTTGTGTTGATGCTCGGCCCATTGTTCTACCATGGATCTATAGTCTTTTTTAAAGAAAGCTTCTATTTCTGGTAATGATTTTAATTTTTCTGGATTAACTTGTTCTTGTGCTTCAGGTGAATTAGGATCTAATCCTTGTTCAATCATAGCAGCCATAAGTTTCATTTGAGCATTTCCCATCAATGTTTCTTCTACCATTGATCTTTTTTGCTCCATCATTTCATTATATGAAAACTCATCTACAGCTCTATATGTAAGTTTAGTTGTTCTTTTTGCAAACTCTGCAACTAACACATTGATTACATTTGGAATAATTGGGTAGAATTTTAACTCTAAAGCAGATTGATCTTCTTTAGTTAGTATTTCAACAATGTCTCTATAATCATTATCTTCTTCTACAATGTAATCAGACTTGTCAATAATACCTTTAGCCAACTTATAGTTTTTCATAAGTCTTCTAGCATTTCTACGGATCTGTTTTAAACCTTGCCATTCAACCCAGTCTAAATTCCAAGCAGCCCATTGAGCATCTTTTTCTGCTTTAGTAAGAAATTGTAATGGTTGTGTAATACTACCAATTCTATTATGTTCAGTTTTGGCTCCGTTTTTAGCTTGTAGAGCATTAATTATTTGCATAATTTTTTTACTTTAAGTTTCTGAATGCAGATCTTTTAATCCCTGAATTCCCAAATCCTGATCCACCCATATGACGGAAAGGACTCTTATTTAATTTAAACAAATTTTTTGACTTTTCCAAGTTTTTGGATGCTTCATCCATGATAACTCTTTTAGTATAACCACGGTTAGCTTGTTGTATTCTCATAAATGCAACCAATGCACAGAATGCTACCATCCTATCCACGTTAAGTCCATCAACATAAGCTTGCATTTCTTTTAATAACATAGGATCTGGTATTCTTTCAATACCATATTTAGTTCTAACTATTGTACCATCCGCTTTAGTTTCAGTATCTAGTTCTTCTTTTGTATACTCAATAGCATAACTAATAAGGTGTTGTTTAAATAATACACCGGTATTTTTCCAACCATACTCCTGGAACACGTTAGCATTAGCACCAAGATCTTTTAAGAACATGATCTGACTTTTTGGTACTAAGTATCTTTGTTTTTTTCTAGAGATCATGTACTGGATAAATAATGAAATGTTATTTTCAATTACTGTCCATGCATTATACCATTCTATAATCATCTCTAATCTTTCATGTGTTTGCTTAATATCATCAAATCGGCCACACCAAGCTGCTACTATTTTATCTTCTTCTATATAAGTTTCTGTTTCTCCTGATGTAACCTTAGTAACTTCTACAGGAGCTTTCATAATATATATAGAACACAATGATTCTGATGTTGTTGTTTTACCCTCTGATACGGGGTCAATAGAAGCATAATACTGTCCAAATCCTGGATTAGGAATAGGTCTTTCCCATACTACTAGTACTCCAGTTTTATCTTCTGTTTTCTTTGTAATAGGGAATTCTTTAATAGGTTGTCTATTACTTGCTTTAGTTACCACCCGTCCTTCAGCATCTCTAGATATATCTAAGTACTCATATGCATACTCTTTATCTTCAATTCTTTTTAATTGAGCATTAACTAAGTGAGATGGGAACTTAGATACTTTTCTATGTTTAAATGCTTCTGCAATATTTCTAGGATGCTGAGATATCTCCAATTGATAATCTTCAGGATCCATGGTTTTTTTGCATTTTTCAAAATACTCATCTAAAGCTTTTAATGCTTCTTCTACAAGTGAATTACCATAATCATCAATATATGGTGGCATAGACCATTGTTCAGGAATAAATAAACCTGACATACCCACAGTAAAATCTTCATCAATTAAATTAGTAGTTACAGCATATATATCATTAGCTTCAGGTTGTAAAATCATTTTTTTAAGTGGTTCACATTGATCTAAATCTCCCACTGATCCTGCAGCTATAAACATACCTGTTGTGATCATACCTGATTTTAAGGCCGGTTTAATATATCCAAAAGTAGTATTCATCTTAGGAGCAATACCAGCTTCTTCATGAAAAAAGTATTTAACCGGACCCCCTACACCATTTGTCGGATCTTTATCAAAAGACATACCTTGCATGGTACCTTTTAATCCAACCTCTGCTTTTCTATCTCCTATTCTTACTTCAATTTTTTGTTGCCACATCATTACTTTATCTGGTGACATAGGTCTATACCAAGCAGTGTGTTCATTTAAAAATGCAGCATATTCATTTAAGAATTTCCAAGTACCTTTTTCATTTATGTAATCTTTAAGACTAGCTCCCATTTTAAGTGTGACTCCGGCCTCAAACCATAACTGATTAATAAGTTTACCTGCATGAAAATATGATGATGCTATCTGACGTTTTTTAAGAATAGCAGAATGTTGATAGAATAACTCAGCTAATATTTCATATAATGCCATATGATACTGAGCATCTCTAATTTGAGCAAAGTCAAACTTTTGTTGTTCTTTATCAAAGATAGGTAAGAAGTTTAACCACATATAATAATCTCTAGATAAGTACCAGGTTTTATTATTTGATTTAACAATTACTCCTAGTCTACATTTATTCTTTTGATCATCCCAGTAGTTAATAAAGTCTTTTGACTTAAATGCTGCAGTACAATATACTTTAGAATTTCTAAATTTAGTTGACTCAGAGTTAAACACTGTATTGCTTATTTCATCAAACTCATATTGACCAGGTTCTTTAAACAAAGAAAATACATAGGTTCTCCAATCTTCTCTTGAATCAAAAGAAGTAGTAGTCCATGTACCATTATCCCATGTAGGTATGTTAGTGTATATATTTTCCATAATTAACTATCATAAGCTAAACCTTGACCACCTCTAGCTCTACTTTGTTGTTCATCTTGCAAGTCTTTGTAAACCCCCTTAAAAGAGTTTCTGACTGATTCATAATTCTTAGCTGCATTAATCAATGCTGTTAAATTACCATCTTTACCATCTGTAATGGACGTTATTTCCATATACTTACCCAATCTATCAAGCATGGATTTAATACCCTTATATGCTCTAGAAGTGGGTGTTTCATATAACTTTTCACAAAACATTAATGCCTTATAGATTTCTGTATCTTCAGTAGAGAATTCTGCCTGTATTTCAGAAAGTATAAGATCTTCTTTATCTGTTTCTGGAGTATGAAAAAATGGGTTCAAATCTGGATTAGGACATGTCATATAAAACAAATACTGATAGATCTTTAAATAATCTTCTGGATAAATATCCATGATATCTTTTAAAGACTTAAGAGTATAACAATGTTCTGTAGGTATAACAACTCCGTTTTGTATATCAAATAATTTAACTATCATACAAATGGATTTATAGGTTTGATTTTTGTTTTTATTCTAAACAATTTTTTTAATCCATCTATAAAATCTGTTGCAAGATAAGGATACATTAAAATATGATCATTTTTACATACAACATAACCCTTTAAAAATGTTTCAGGATTATCAGGATTTTTAAAATAATATGATTCTTCTTCTAATGGTTTTAAATAAACCAACATCTTACGTTTATATTTAAATATTACAAATGATTTATACTTTAATATTTTTGTACGTCCTGGATAGTTTGCATCAAAATGTCTTACTTCATAAAGTTTCATATTATTTTTTTTTTAGTTTATGTTTATTATCAGATAACCAAAGAATAATTGATCTTACTTCATCTGCTAAATAAGGTATTTCCATAGGTATAACTTCTTTTACAATAGGGTCTCCTTCTAGAGAATACTTAGTTACAGGATAACCATTTTCATCTTTATCATCTTCTTCAAATACTATATGATGTATATACATTGCTCCTGGTTTTAATTTAGGATTATGCTTTAACATAATATACATATATATACTTAATTGTAATGCATAGTGATTAAAATTACAATCATCTAAATGTGATAATGGAAAAGATAATTTATCAGATAAACCTTCCCAATTTACAAAAGATTCTGTCTTAATTTCTTTATTAGTCTTATAATCAATAATATATATTTTACCATTAACTACTTCAACTAAATCCGATTGTCCACATATACCTGCAGACTTAAGATATACCATATGTTCTGGGTATACTCCTGAATCTAACTTTTGATTAGGTGCAACTTTGATACCATTAGGTTCAACATTAGGAATAAAAACTGGTATAGTCACTCCATCTTTTTCAATAGATGCTAAACTACATAAGTCAGCTTCTCTTTGATTATGATAAAATGTACCAAGCTTCATAGCTCTTTGAGACTCATCATCCCAAATTTTTAAAATAGTTTCTGGTTCAATACCAAACCATTTAGATCTCTTATTTTTACTGACTTTAGCAGCTATAGTTTTTCCATCAAATGGTTTTTTAAAATTTGAGATTAATGTAGTTACACTAACCCAATCAATATTATCACCATCAATACTTTTATAACTATGGTCTGCATCATTAAATATTATACTCATAATTATGCATTTTCAATTATAGAATCAGCTAATGTAATAGATGCTTCATCATTAGATGTAAGCATAGCTCTAATATTAGCTACCTCTTTTTTAGTAAATGTACCTTCTAATTGAAGGATTTTTAATTTTAAAAACTTGTTTTGAAGTTCTAATTTGTCTAATCTTGTTTTAACTAAAACAATAGGATCTGTCCAAGGTTCAGAATATGTAGATCCATCATTAATTACTCCACCAAAGATATGACTATGATTAGTAGTAGTTACATTCATTTGTTGTAATGGATCTATTGGTTGTATACTACCTTTTTGTAATATATCTTGCCAATTATTAAGCCATTGGTCTGATGTATTATTTGAAATTGGATTCATAATATTAGTCTTTAAGGTTATCTAATTTGTCTTCCTCTTCTTCAGACAATAAAGCTTTCCATTTATCTTGCGGACATTCTGATGACAATGATCTAGTCTTAAATGTTAATGAACAACCACAGTCATTACAACAAGGAGATGTACCGGGTACAAGACATTTGTCTCCTTTAAATTCACATGCATCACAAACTTCCATTCTATGTTTTGCAACATCTTCTACAAACTCATCACGTATGATGGCATTGGTTATACCTTCAAGAATCTTGTTCCGGTCTTTCCATATTTTTTTTAAGGTACTCATCTTTTCTTTTTAAAAAGGTTTCTTTACTATTTTCTTCTTCAACTATTTTTTCTTCTATTTTAATTAAAGCATCCAATTTACTTTCAACACTTTTTTTGTTATAATAAGCATTAAATGTAGAGGTATCATGATCATCTAGTGTTTTAATATATCTAGGTATTGCTTTTCTTACAGCATAAGGTTTAATAACAAAACTACCTAATCCTTCAATAGTTAATCTTGGATGTTTTAATTCTGTCATTGATTTTCTTACTTCTTTGTAATAAAATTCAATAAGTGTTTCTACTAAAGACTCATCAATGTTTAAATCTTCTGATACTTCTATATATAATTTACTTGCTTTCTTCGGGATCATTTGCTAAGAATTTAAAATCCAATAATATAGCACCTTCTACTTGAAGTTTTAATTCAGGATTGATCATAATAAGTTTTTTATTAGCTGGATCTTTTATCACTAAATTATTTTTTTCTGCTTTGTTAATACAGTTTCTTACTGTTTGTGGAGATTTAAATATTAGTTCTTCATCTGAAGATGCATCATAACAAAAATGTGTTAATTCAATTGGTTGATTTAAACTAAGAAATGTTAAACAGTTTAAATCAGACTCACTTAATGCTATATGTTTAATATAACAATAAGTAAGAATCTGATATTTAACAATGTCCCATTTGGACATTCTTACACGTTTTTGTACTTGATTTACTAAAGCCATTATTCTTCTTCTTGTTCTTCTTTTTCAATTACTTCTTTTTGACTATCCATCATCATAGCATATTGAAATTGAATGTTGGTTCTTTTAAATCTTGACTCTTCAATTTGAGTTAATAAAGATTCATACTTTAACTGTGCTTCTAAATACGGTACAGAGTCAGTATAAAACTTTAACATCTCTTCTTTTCTTGCTGTTAATTCTTCAGCTGTTAACTCTTGTTCTTGTTGGTTTTCCATGATTTATATTTTTTAAGTTTATACAAATGTATAATAAAAAGTTTAAACTTACAAAATTTAAACAAAAAACCCACATCACTTAAAGTAACATGGGTTAAGTATTATTAATAACTGTTGTAAATTATCTATTTTTAAGTGTAAAGTTTAAAATAGTCAACATGTAAAATTCTCTTGATATATCTACTTCAATAGTAAGTATATCAAAAAACCCAAGTCTAAGCCGTAAAGCAAACTTATCCCATTGTTTGTTCTTTACTTTCCAATTATTTCTAAATTTCATAGTCTATTCTTTTATTTCAAAATGCATCCAGTCATAGTTGTGCAATCTCCCTAGAGAAAGGAATCCATGTTTTTCAAAGATATCAATCATTTGTTTGTACTCAGGTCTTGCAAATCTTGCAGTCTTTGATGTTTCTTTTAATTTATTTCTAGCAGGGTCTAAGTCAATAGCTATTCCCCATGAGTGTTTAGACCAATCTGATCCACCTCTCATTTTTCTAAAATTAAAACATCCTCCAAATAAGTCAATACCTAGTTCTTGAATCTTTGGTAATCCATATACTGCTAAGATTTCTTTAAATACTGCTAAGACTTTATCTGCAATTAACTTATGGCATCTAAGTTTAGTTGTAGTAACCTTAGTATCCCATGCAATACGCATTGGATAAGGTAGAGTAATTGTTGTAAGATATGTACCTTCAACATTGGGAATTCCATATTTTTTAATTGTTTTTTCAGTTGTTAACATTTTCTTCTGTGTTTGTTGGTTTGTCTTCTACTGTAAACTGTGATACTGTAGCCACTGCTGTTCCAATAGCCACTGCATATCCTGCTGCAGTAATCACAGCTGCTGGTAATGCAATAGGAGCTGCAATTATTGTACCAGCTACTGCTCCAACTACAATAGCAATACGTTGTACTTTCTTCCAAAAACTTGGTGTTTTAGAATTCCATCTTTCTTTTAAATCTTTCATGGTTATTTGTTTAAAATTAATTCTTTAACTGCAAGGGATAGATCATTAACATTTTTAGCTAAGTTCTTCAGCTCTATCTGAGTTTGTTCTTGAATAGCCTGATACTTTAATCTTGACTCTTGTTCTACTAGTTCAATCTTTCCTTTTAATCTTCCTAGTTCTTCTGTAAGTCTTCTGTTGTTATCAGATGATTCATTAATAAAGTCTTTCACATCCTTGTGAACACTCTTTAAAAAGTAGCCAAAAATTCCCAGAACTGTGGCTGCTATAAATAATAAAATTGTTAATGATGTCTTGTCCATTGTTATATATAAATAAAGAGTTATAATACCCTAGTCACTATATATCCATACAGGAATCCTGTAAGGATAACTCCAGTTGCTAAAATACTAATATTTGTTATGTTTAATTTCATTTTAATAAGTTTTGTTAAGTACAAATATATCTGAATAAATTGAATTTTGAGCAGGAGTATTACTTCCCCATTGTGCTGTTACACCTAAAGTATTAGATATGGTTGTATCAAAATCTGTTGTTTTAATTGTGTTCCATCCAAAACCTTGTTGTGTACCGCTTGCTTGTTTTAATACATGCAGTTCTGCTAATACTACAATAGATGCTGTACCTGCTGGACCAATTGCTCTAATAGTAAAGTTAATTGTTAATAACCAAACTTGATTTGTAGTTCCAGGCATTTGTAATGTAGGAGAAACACTTAATTCAGTAGCTCCTGATTTAATTCTAATAGTAAGTGTCTCATTACTTTTACAAGACATTAATCCACCAAAATTTGCACTAAAACTATCTCCTACAGAAAATCCATTTGGAGGGACAATTAATGTTCCTACTCCACCATCTATAAGAGTGCCTTGGGAACCATTTGTTACAGGAGTACTATTACCTGTTTGAGCAAATAATCCATAGTTAGTAGCAGGAATATTACCTGGTACATTTACTACAGTTTCTCCTGCTACATCAGATGCTGTTACACCAGTTCCTGTAAACTTTAATGTTGATCTTTGAGGTAATGTAGTACTTTCTTCTTTAACTGTGTTGTATGCAGGAATATCATGGTTATCTATTTTCTGCCATGCACCTCCTTCAAAGATTGCCCAGTCACTAACTTGCCAATCAGTTATTCCATTAAGGTTTGTGGTACCTGCAGTAGAAACAATATAAAAATCTCCGGCTGTACCAACACTACTAGTTAATACTGGATTATTTGCAGTTGCATCCCATAACCCTTGATAATTAAGTCCTGTTGAAGGACCAGGTCCAGGTATTACTACCGTAGCTTCTCCACCTACATTAGACACAGATACACCAGCTCCAGTAAAATTAATTACATTGTTAGATGGGATTAATGAACCCTCATCTTTAATAACTGTTTTATTAGTAATTGATGTACTCATCTTAAATTTATATTTCTTCAGGAATTTCCTGGTTATATTCTGTTAATCTTGCTATTAATTCTTCTAAAGTATTAAAATACTCCAAGTATGGTTGACCTGTACTTACTTCTGATCCTTCTTCAAGTTTACCTGAATGAAAAATATCTAATCCATTGTGTGCTAAAAAATATCTCATATCCCTCCATCTACTATTGTCCAATTGTTTGGAGCACTTGTTAATACTAATGTTGCTGCTGTTGATGCAACTGTTCTTTTAATTGTACCAAAGTTAATTGATTGATTAGGTTGTACAGGTCTTGATGCCCAACCTATCAATAGAGCATCATAGTTTGCTGTTGAATAATCAGAAAAAGTTTTTAATCCCATAAAATTAATAAATCCTGTTTGCACAGCATCCACATTACTTATATTCCAATTACCAATATTTTGATTAAATAAAGTGGCTCCATAAAACATACCTCTCATAGTTGTTACATCTGTTGTATCCCAAGCACTAATATCTTGATTAAAATCTGGTGCTAATCTAAACATTCCTAACATATCTGTAACAGAAATGGTTTGCCAAGAACTTATATTACCGTTAAATAATGTACAACCATAAAACATTTGATTCATTGTATTTACAAGTCTTACATCCCAACTATTTAAATCTTGATTAAAAATAATACAATTGTAAAAACAACTAGCCATGTTTAATACTTTAGACATATCCCATTCATTAACTCTATTTATAGTAGTTAAAGATGTACAATCTCTAAACATATTAGCAAAGTTTTGAGTATAAGATAATTGTCCTGGTCTATATAATATAAGTACATCTGATACAATTGAAAGATCTAAATTTGAACAACCATAAAGTTGTGCTCCACCTACTCCAATATCAAATTGACTACCCCATTGAAAAATATGGTATAATTTATCTTTATCACCTGTATTAGCAAATCTAAATATTCTAATCCTACCATAAATAGTTATAGTATGAAAACCAGGTGTTGCATAAGTATGAGTTCTATTTTCGTAACTATTTATAGATTGTGTACCGTCACCCCAATCAATAATACCATTGTAAATTCCATTTGTCTGATAAGGCAAAGTAACAGTTTCGTTAGGAGTTGTTGTTCTCCATTCACTAATATGAGGAGTATTACCTTGGTAAATTCCTTTAAGAATAGTAGTCCCAAATCTACCTAATTCTGGCAATATAGTAATGGATGTTTTCATATTAAGCTACATAAGCAATAATAAATGTAGTACCTGCTGTAGCATCATATACAAATGCACCAGATGCAAATCTATTATTATTACCTCCAGCATCCATATTAATAGTTGCACCTATAGGAATATTTACAGCAGCACCTCCACTAACAGTTAATGTTCCTACAGCATTTCCAGAATTATAAACAGAAATACTATGTACTTCTACACTAATTGTTCCTGTAGTGTTAGTTGCAGTAATTAAATTTGGAGTTCTAATAGCACCTGTATTTCCTGTTTGTCCAGTATTGATTGCATCAAGTCCTTGCAACATTTTGAGTTGCCACGGAAAGTTATTTCCTTTATTTCCGTAATCTTTTAAATTTCCTATTGACATGACATAAATATTTATATAATAATATACAAAAAAAGATTAAGACTACCAAACAAAAAAACCCCAGATGTTTTAAATCCAGGGTTTTTCTAACTAGTTATAAAGTTTATGCAATAACCAAGTAATGTATTTTAACTACATCATTTAATTCAGCATTACCACCATTAGCTAATAAAATTCCAAATTTACCATCGGTAACACTTACAAGTCCTACTACAGGAATACCTGCAGAAGCTGCTGGATATTGTACTGACACTAAAACCTTAGATGTTGCTTTTACATTAGGATTATTTACAGTAAAACTTGTTTTAGCATTAGCTGCTAATGTAGAAGATACTGTGGTAATAATACCATTAAGGGCATCTACTGTAACATCTGTTGTAATACTTGTACCTTGAGTAACATTAGCTGTATTGTACAATGTTTGTAAAGGTGCGGCATTTACTGCAAGTGGTAAATAACCATCATCACGAGAAGCATCTTTTGCTCCAATAGGAAGTAAGCTTGGGGTATCTGTAGGAAGGGTAGTTCTATAGTTACCCGCTTTAATCCAAGATATAAGATTTAAAATATCCATTTTATTTGTTTTTATTTGTTTATTAATTATATACTCTGATTTCTATAAACATATAAGATAAAAGACCATTTGCATCAGTACCTCCAGAACGTGTTGTTAATCTGATTTTAGTTGGAGCATTAAATTTATTAACATAAACAGACCAATTTGTTGAATCTGCCGTTAAAGGACTTGTTAAAACTGCCACTTTTGGAAAACTAGGAGGAGTTCCAAAAGTTATTTCATAGTTACCTACACTAATATAACTAAAAGTTACAGTTGTTCCTAAAGTATTTTCTAATATAGTAGCAACAGGAGCTGTTACACCAGTTTGTACCAAAGATGCAGAATATACTTTATATGAGGGAGTAGGTATTGTTGCTACTAACGGATTACTTAAGGTTCCGTTACCTGTAATTGTTACACCATCTACAGCAACAGTTTGTAATCCTCCTAATTGAGAAGCAAAATCTTGTACAGATATAACACCTGCTAGATAACCATCATCTCTACGGTCATCTTTTAACCCTACAGGGATAAGTGTTTTGGCTGGGTCAACTGTAGTTACTACACGACCTCCTTTAATCCAAGATATGAAATTTAAAATATCCATTTTATTTTGTTTTTATTTGTTTATTAATTATGCAGGGAATATAGCAGAAATTGATTTAGTAAATTGATCATAATATAAATACACGGAACCTACTGATGCACCATTACTTAAGTTTATTACTGATAAAGCAGCAGCTTCATCAGTATACACAGGTAAACTACTACCAGAAATAATAAACTGACTATCTAGTTGATTATTATCACCAGCACTCCTTCCTAATATAATTGTATCTCTACCATAGTTTGCTTTACCTGCATCTGTACCAATTAATATAACATTACCAGCATCATTTGATCTACCTGCTCCAAGTCCAATAGCTACAACATTCTCTCCACGTGAAGTATTATCTCCTGCAGCATTTGTACCAATAGCAATGACTTCAGCACCTTCATTTCCTTTTGCAGCCCCTTTTCCTAAAGCATTAACATAATCAGCTTTATTTCCAAATGCTGCTTCAGCACCAATTGCATTAACATCACCACCTTCATTGTCTGAAGCTGCATTATAACCAATAGCATTTACATATTCTTTTGTATTATTAATAGCAGCTTTATAACCAAATGCATTAACATTGTTAGCTTGATTACTATTTGCTGCAGAGTTACCAAATGCATTAACATCAGTAACACCAGCATTAGTTGAAGAAGCATCTGCACCAAAAGCATTAACATTACTACCACCAGCATTTACAACACCGGCACCAGCATCAGTTCCTTGAAAATTATTTCCATCAACTAAATCATGGTTATTATCAAGAACTTGTTGTAATGTAGGTGTACCTGGCTGGAATGCAATAGCAAGATCTTCAACAGTAATAGCAGATGGAGCATAGCCACCACCATAATTTGGATTAACTACTCCTAACGGAATTATATCAGTTGGTGCTACTGTAGTTGATGTTCTGAGCATTCTACCTCTAATAAGATTATAGAAGTTTGTAAGATTATTTAACATAACATATAAATTATACTATAATATAATCAAAATATTTGTAAAAACAAAATCCCTGAGAATTAATTCCCAAGGATTTCCTTACCTAACTGAGCAAATTTTTATTATGATACAAAGAAAAATAAAACTTTAGGTCACAAAGTGCTAATTCTTCTTTGCAAATATACTAAAGCTTTTTCTAAATCCTCCTTAGTTTTTGAAGAATCTTTTTTTCCTGCTCTAGAGATATACTTAATTACATTTCCTAGATAGAAATCTTTATCAATATCCCAAGCTTCTAATACATTAAAGACTTCATAAGTATTACCTTCACCACCGTAATGAGAAGGCCTAATAACATTAACCGGAGTAATGGTTTCCATGGGAATACTTTTCCATCCATCAGCTTCATCACGTGCATTTAATCTATTACTTAATATTTCACTGTCAATTTGGATTCTTTTTTGAAGATCCTCTTTAGACAGTTCTCTGTATGACTGATTATCACTTGTAATATTCATTATTCCCAAATTATAGCAATGTCACCTTGACCAATCATTAATTTCATTGATCCATCTATTTCTACTTTTTCTGAATGCTCTAATGAACTTGTAGTACAATATACTTTTGCACCTGCTGTAAATCCTTCTACTGTATCTCCTACAGCAAATACATTCAACCTAGTCCATAGCTTCATTGTTTCCTTCATGATGTGCTCTTCATCTTTTTCAGATAATTGGATAGCTGATTCTTTTTTTTGTGGAACATCTAACAAGACTCTTTTCCCTTTTAAGATAAATTTTTCCATTACTTTAATGTTATTACTTTTACAACAGTCATTTGTGCATTAAGAATTTCTCCTACTGCATGATCAAATAACAAACTTTTAACTGGTGTTCTTTCAGACTCAGTATATGAATCTTTTAAAAGATTAGCCAACTCAGCACATAGCTCCTTAGCTTTTTGTACTTTTTCATTTCCTGATGGATTAAAGTCTAAACCCACTAACTGTTCACCAAAAGACTGAACTTTTACTTCCTTGATTTCCATATTATGCATCGTATGTTTTACTAATTTTCACAGGTTGCTCAGCTTCTGGAGTATTTCCATTAAGAATATCTAACTTGATTTTCTCTATTAAACCTACTATGGCAAAATTACCATAAGCACCTTCATTGATTCGGACCTCTAGTCCATCTTCCGTGTCTTTGATAGACAGGATTACTTTGTCTTCTTTACTCATTACATGTTTGTTGGTACCACAAATATAATAAATTATTCTGTATCATAAAACATTCTATCAGAATCTTCTGTATGCCATTTGTCAAAACCTTCACAGTTATAATAATCAGTGTTAACTAAATAGTCAGGTTTCTCAGGAAATGGCTTAGTCACAAAACTAGGCTCCGACCATTTTATCCTATTGTTAGGTTGCAAGGCAATCTGTCCGTTGTCAAGCAAGATGATATGATGACTCTTGTGTTCTAAAGCATCTTCAGCCAAAGACAAATCTGTGTTAAGATCATTAGCCCCCCAGTTGATAGTAGCATAATAACTACCCGGATAAAACTTATGATCCTTCATAAATACTTCTACTTTAGTATCATAAACATAAGACAAATGAAGTAAAGTAAAGTTGTATGAAAAACAATTCCAGATCTGTAGAAAATGAAATGGTAAATCTGGATCTGGAAGTTTAGGTTCTGTAAGTAAAGCATGGGATGGTAACTTATCTCTCATTACTCCATTCTCTAAAAGAACTTGGAAAAGAGCTGCCTGTCCAGGCATGCATCTTACTGACATTATTACTCCTGGAGTAAATTCTCCTTGACCCTTCTTGTGCTGATACATGTATTCATTCCTAACAAATACCTTCAACGGAAAAAAATTGTGTTCTATATAAGCCATAAAACAAATGTAATAATTATAAAGGAAAACCTTTACTATCTATAGATTTTATTATTACATCTTTTTCACGTTTTGCAGAAAGCATAATAATTCTACCACCTAATGGTTTTGGAGGAGCTCCTCTTTCAACATGCCAGCCTTTAGATCCATCATCATATTCTTCCTTATAAGTTCCCGTGATGCAGTGGTGTATTTGTTTCAATCTTATTTCTGCAACACCTGCATTCATGTGAAGTATTTCTCTTGAGTCATTCCTACAACTATTCTCATGAATATGTCCCATAGAAAACAAGTCAAATCCTTCATAAGTTTCTAAAGCTCTAGTAAGGTTAATAGCACCTTTAGTAACTATACCTCCTCCACCGGATCCATGAAAGTACTTATGCTTGAAACTAGTTTTGATATTAGTTCTTAAGTTTACATCATAAATAACCCAGCCTCCGTATCCTCCGGTATAAACAGTAGATCCGGTAGTATGATTCAACAAATCAACAAATCTCTGTAGTATATCAGTCTCTTGCCATTTAATAATCCCGGTTTCATGATTACCATATCCTACAACAGTTATAATATGGGCATATGGTGTAAACCAATCTACTGCAGTTTCTACAATAGAGTCTAAGTATTTATAGTTGTTATGCTCTGGTAAGATGTCCGATTTATTCCTTCTGTTATCTCCCCGACCTTGCATTAAACAAAAAAGATCCCCAGTTATTACTACAGGAATCTTCTTATCTAAACAATAATCCAGGTGTTTTTTTAGCAGCACTCTATCACATTTAGGATTATCCCAATGTAAATCAGAGAGCACAGCAATTTCATTGTATGTACCAGATAGACTTATCTTGTGTACATTCTTACTTAACTTTTCTACCATGTCTTTTGGATTGTTTACAATACAATATACAAAAAATAATTGTACCCTGGTTATCAACCTAATAATATTCCCAGGATCACTCTAAGGTTTATAAAAAAATTTTTTAAGAAATTTATGGCATTGTAAATAGTAGAGGGTGGTGGCTCCTAATGAATTACCTCCCCCCTACCTCAAGAAGTGAAGGGTACCCCTACCAAACTCAAGTACTACTCAAGCATACCTAAGCATACTTAAAAAAAGTTTTGTGGTAGAAATATAACTTTATAAGTAGAAGAAACTAATACTTATAGATATGAATATTGAAGAAGAATACGATGAATTAGATATGTATGAAGATGGTTCAGGACCATCCGAAGATATCATGATTCAAAGACATTATGCTAAGATGGCTGAAGAAGAAGAATTAATAATTCAGAAATATTATGATAGAATGGCTGAAGAAGAAACATCAATAAAGCCTGAAGATTATTAAGAGTAAGAGCTTAGGCTCTTATTCTTTTTTATTACTTTATAAGTAGAAGAAATTATAGTTATGAGAAAACAATATTCAAAGTATTACCTATCATTAATGTTAATGTCAGGTATTTGTATAATCTTAGCAGTATTAATCTTGTTAGAACAAGAATGGCCTGAATTAAGTGCAGTAGTATTCATGATAGCATTTGTAAGTTGGTTAGCAGGTGTTAAAGCACCTGATCATGAGAAGTATGTTAAGTAATAATAAGAGAGTGTAAAAGCTCTCTTATTTTTTTTATTACTTTATAATCAATAGAAATTATAATTATGAAAGTATACTATGCAGAGATATTAGATATCTTAGATAATCCTGTACATCAATTAGAATTCACAGCATCAGCAAAGCATTCAGCTAAATTAGCAGAAATATTTATTGCTAATTGCCCACCTGCACAAGGATTCAAAATTAAGTTGTTATTTATAGATGCTAAACAAGTAGCATCATTAATGAATAACTACAAAGGATAATGAAATATAGAGGATAAAACCTCTATATTTTTTTATTACTTTTTATGTATAAGAAATTATTATTATGGAAGAATACTTAGCATATTGTGAAAAATTAGGTTGGGATCCTAATTGTGAAATTAGTTACCATGAATGGTGTTATTATAATCAATTTTTAAAAGAAGAAGAACAATAGTTCTTCTTTTTCTTTATTACTTTTTAAGTACTAGAAAATTGTATTATGCACAGAATAGATATTTTCAGTATTAAAGCATCTGAATCAGCAGAGCTAACAAAGATGCAAGCTAAATTAAATCAGTGGATTACCATTGGAATTTTAATTAAGTATGAAATACATACAACAAGTGAATACGTTGTATTCAATGTATGTAGAAAGAAGGAAGAAGGACAGTAGTCCTTGTTCTTTTTCTTTTTATAACTTTTTAAGCAAAAGAAATATTTAAATCTTAAGATATGTTTGTACAAGCACTTATTGAAGAGGTAGAGGGAATCATGATCCTTTTATCTAGAGCTCCTAAGCAAGAAGAGTTAGTAGCTCTTAATGCTATTGAGGAAAAAGAACTCATAGAGTATAGAAATTCTCTTGCTCAAGAGTATGAACTCATGAATAAGAATAAGAAAATCTTGTTGTTAGACAAGAGTGATTTTGAGTAAAGAGTAAAGGGGTAAAACCCTTTATTTTTTTATTACTTTATAAGTAAATTAAAATTATATATTATGGACACAGAAACTATATTTAAAGTTATTGATCTTATCAACAGACAACTTGATATGATAAATGGTTATGCTCTTAACAATAAGGGAGGATTAACTGAAGTAGAAGCAATCAGTGCTATTGCAGGTAGAAAAACTCTTTTACAATTAAGAGACTACTTACAAGAGTATATTGAAGCTGAAGTATCATCAATAGAACAATAAAAAAAGGGAAGAAATTCCCTTTTATTTTTTTTATAACTTTTTAAGTAATAGAAACTTTAAAATTAATTGTTATGAATAAATTAGATGCTTACAAACAAGCTAAGTTAGACTTAGCATTTGCTGAAGAAACATGTGCTAAATTACAGGAATCATTAAATGAAATCCCTGAAATCAGTGTTGGTAATACTATTAGTATTAACAAAAACAGTAGTGATAAACAGTATGTTTATGCTGTTGGTGTTTTAAACAACCAAGTAGTTGCTTGTACAGAATTAGGGATTGACCCTAAAGAGTATGAAGAGTCTAAGAATAATGTCCTGAAATTCAGAAAGCTTAATGCTGAATTGAAAGAGTGGGATAATTATACTTGTGAACTTGACAACTACAAAGCAAAGATTTACAGGTTATTAGACAACAATGAATTGTTTGAGTTGTTAGAAGCTCCTGTTAAACCATGATAATAAGGGTGTGTAGAAATACACATCCTATTATTTTTTTAAGTACATAGTATTTATAACTTTATAAGTAGTAAAAATTAAAACTATATATTATGGAGGGATTAAATGCAAATACAAAAGGTAAAGTTCTTATACCTACTAATGAAAGGAATTATCCTTTTCTTATTAAAATCACAGAAAAAAACACGTCTATTTGGAATGATAATATAGACGTGATTTATTTAGCAGTAAGACGTGATGGTACATTAACAGGAGATGGGTTTTATGAATCTGAACTTGCTAAGTATTGTCCTAATGCAGAACTATAAAGGGTGTAAAAGCCCTTTTATAACTTTAATAGTAACTTAAACTAGTTAGTATGGATACAGTAGTATTAGAAATAACATGGACAGAGTATAACATGTTAATGGATTTGGTAAAGAAGATTGCAGACCATAATCCTAAGTCACCATTCTTAAGTGCATTACATAAAAAGATGTACATGAATGCAAAGGTAATAAAGAACAAGTCTTAACAGGCTTGTTTTTTAATTACTCAACCACTCCTATGGAAAAGCTGAAGCTTTTCGGCTTTAAATTTTTTATAACTTTTTAAGTAGGTAAAATATAAAAACATAAGTTATGTCTAAAAAAGTTGATTTAAAGTGGGTAGAAACCGTTAGTGAAAACGGTAATGTGTCTTATGTATCTAATATCAAAGGTACACTTAAGAGATTGTCTAAAACAAGAATTGACCCAAAAACTAAAGTTGAGGGGCCTTTTAGCTATCAAAATGCTAGTGGTAAAACCATTGAGCATGGATTAGCAACTGTTGTGTTTACAGACAATTCAGGTAATTCTCATACTATTGAGAATGTAGTTGTTTTCCAAAAGTCTATTGACCAAGGTATGGAGGTTGGAGAAACCTATTTGGGGCAAATCAGCCGTAGCTTCAATGAAGACGGTTCAGCAAGACTTCCATGGACTACTCTAAGTTCACTACCAACAGGTGTGACTCTTACAGACAACATGTTTGGAGAGCTTGAGTTTGAGTCTGAAAAGCTTGATGCTTAAATATTACAGGGTACACAGAAATGTGTATCCTGTTTTTATTTAGTTGTCTCCACCGTGTGTAACAAGTAGACTTTGGTATTAGTAATCAGGTAGTTATAAAATATGTCTTTTATAAAAATACCTATGGAGACTACGTCTCGGCTTAAATTTTTATAACTTTAATAGTAAAAGAATAGTAATAATGCTTATTGTACGGTCATTTATCGGTCATGAATCGGTCAAGATAAGGTACTAGTTTGACAACATTGTGGCAAGTTAATAGTTAATATTAATTATGTAAGTGTCTGAGTGTCAGTGAGTGGGTGATAAACAGTTGCCATATCTTCGGTCATTAACAGACTAAGATAATCTAGTCATGTCACTCTACATACATTTATATATGGCTATAAATACCTATTACTATATATACACTCTTACCTACTATTACTATTATCTTATCTATTACTTATAGGAAGAGTACAGTAAGATTATCCGGGATTAGTGTCCGGTCATAAATAATGAAGAATTCCTCTTTATATACTAATCAGTATCCTTGAACTAATGATAGGAACAGATTACATTATGTAACAATTAAGGAGCTAGGCAGTAATCCTAGTCACAAGCCGTACAGCTAACCAATAATGCTGTACACAATTACTCTTATCCAAGCAGGATAAACTCATAGTTAGATGGTCATAGTATTCTATATGAGTCAGGGGTTGCAACCCTGTAAGAGTACCAATAATGCATCAACTGTAAATAACTGAAGAGGAGTTTTTCAAACTTTGCACTCTATTCAGTTTACATGCAAGTAGTTTCGGTCCTGTTCTACTTGAGGGGGTTGTTGATGCCTAAGCAAAGTAGTAATGCACCATTCTCACTTCCCAAGGGTGAGCAATTGTAATGAATGACTCCACTACGTCTTACAGCCACGGAGATAGTTATAATTGAGTGCAGAGGGTATTAACAGTTGTAACATTGAGTATACTATAGAGTACCCTGGTGGGAATGGTATATCGGGTTACAACTGTTTTATTAAAAATGTTTTATAAATGTCTAAAATTATAATTATGGAAACAGTTTATTGGACCATGAAAAACGGTCAAAGAATATCCATTGATGATATGGATGTCACTCATCTAAGAAATACTCTTAAGTTAATTGTTAAGAGTATTAAAGTTAAGCCGGTCTCTAAGCCTAAATTTCAGGTACATGGAGATATTGCTAGTGAACATGCTGATATGGCAATGTTACACAGCATTGATCCGGCATTAACATGTCAGTGTGATGAAGTTCACATGTGTCAGCAATGCAGTGAAGGATATTAGCTATATAATTGGAGAGTTGAAAGGCTCTCTAATTATTATTATTTACTCAAAAAATATACTTAAAAATGGAAATTAAAACTATTATTCACGGAGAACAAAGTTTAGCAAAAATGGAAGAATATAAAGCAATGCCTGTAGAAGTACAGAGATATTTGTTTTATAAGGGAGAAATCTATGGTTTTTCTACTACAAATAGAAAAGAAACTGATACACATGTCTATTGGTGTAACAGTAATAGAGTCCCGAGATTTGAAAACAACAGGCTTTTCTACTTAAATAGTAATAAAGCAGGTGTTAGCTTTGACAAAGAAAAGAAAACCATTAAGATTTGGTTTGGTAATTCTATTCAGATATTAGAAGGTACAATATTACCTGATATTATTCAGTTCTTTAAATTAGACTGGTTTAATGCTTTATCACATGCATTAAAGACATTGTTAAACAAGACAATGCTTCAGAATATGATTAAGGGTAAGATTACTAATCCAAGAGATTATGTAAAAGCATATCTTAAGACTAGTCCTTACAAAAATCTAGACATATCACCTGAATTGTTTTACAAAACATTCACAGTAGATGAATTTAATTCACCAAAAGGATTAAGAAAGTATATATTATATGCTACTAATCCTAATGAAGGTCTAGAACATGTAGCAAAACAAAGAACTACTAGGTACAATGGTGAACTTGAAGATTTATTTACTCAAGCTGAAATGCTTGATAGAAAAGTAAATCTTAAGTGGTCAGAGACTAGAATGAAGGAAGTTCATGCTGAATGGACTAGAGAATTAATGGGTATGGCTATAAAGTCTATACAACCTGTTGATTATAACTATCCTGAGATTGAAACACCTGAAGGTATTAGTCTTATCAAGAGTAACATTGAGTTGTTTGAAGAAGGTACTACAATGAAACACTGTGTTTATACTAACTATGAAAGAAGTGTAAGAAACAAAAACTATTATGTCTTTAGATATGATAGAGAAGGTGTCAGAGCTACAGCAGGAGTAAGAATAGTTGGAATTAATCATGTTGTATTAGATCAAATGTATTCTATTAGAAATACATCAGTAGATCAAAAACACAAAGATTATTTTATATCATGGTTATGTTCTGATAAATCCAAAGGATTGTTTATTCCTAATAAACAACATGAAATTCTTGAAAATTATATTTAACCCTTAAAATAAAATAAAATGGGAAAACCTGAAAAAAAAGTGGAAACTCCTAAGAGAAAGTACACAAAAAAAGTAAAACCTGAAGCTCCTAAATCAGTAGAAGTTTTAGAACAACAAGTTGAACAGTTAACAGAGTTGTTATCTAGTTCAATTGAAGCTCAATTACAGTCTTACCAAGTATCTGTTGAAGCTGAAGATAAGTTCAAAGCACTTGCCAAAGAGACAGAAAGATGTTTAAACATGATTGCTTATCATTGTGAGCAAGTTCAAGAAAATACAGGGTCTTTAACATCAGAAGATATTGAATATTCTATATCTTTGATAAAAAGAATCATTGAACATAAGTTCAAAAAAGCTTAGGGTTCAATTTGGACTCAACCCCAGTACATGGAGCTAGACATGTACTAAGTCAGAGTAGGGTGATACTTACTCTGGCTACAATGTGTTGTTCCTGTGAGAAAGGAAAGAGGTATTTTGTATAGTGGTTGAGTCTAGAAATAGATTCTTATTTACACAACACAGAGGACTTCTCATCCTCAAAACAGATTGACCCAAAGGCATGGGTTTAGCGTTAAATAGAGAATGTGATACTTTTCTACAATCTGAACAGGTAGCTTCCTGTTTTTTTATGGTCAGGTGGCGGAATTGGTAGACGCACTTCATTGACAATCATCTTGCAAGGATGATGTGGTCGGAAGATTATTGATGTACACAATGATACAGGTTCAAGTCCTGTCCTGACTACTCACGGTTCTCAATAGACATCAGTGATGAAATTGATGACAGCTGGAAAGACAGCATTTTTTATAAATTTGTAAACAATTAATAACAAATATATGTCAAAGTTAAATCTAAACTTTGCCACAAAAGTGGTAACAAAAACAACTCCTAAGTATGATGGAGCAGGTGCAGGTCATGGTGAAAGACTTAAAGTTTTAGCAGAAACTAATTCTGCAGAAACTAAAGTGAATTTGGATAAATCTATTTATGCTAAGACAGCAGAGGATAGATTGAAAGTTGCTCAGGCAAAAGTTGAGTGGATCAGATCAGGTAATGCTGCAAAATGGTTAGCTCAATGGGGTAAGCCAAGTGTTAAATTGTCATTGAAAGCTTAATGATAATGTGAAAATCAAACTTGTATATTTCTTAGACATTTCTATACAAACTGTTATAGTCAGTATTTTTAATTACAAATATCAAAAGTTATGTCACTTAAAAAGTTAAACAAAAGAAAAGAAGAATTAGAAAGTCAATTATATGATTTACCTTTTGTACAACATGATCCTGACAAATACTATCAAGAAAAACTTAATATTGAATTTGAATTGGCAAAAGTTCAAAGTATAATTCAATATGAAATTAATTTACTACCTTTTAAATACACAATATGGGTAGCTTGTGGAATTATGGCCGTTGGATTAGCTGTAACAATAATTAAAGCATCATGGAAATAAAAACATTTAAAGACTTAGAGTTTACTCAAGAGTATAATGTAGTTAAAGCTACATGTATGTTTGATAATGGATATGGTATTTCAGTTGCTATGGGTCCATTTACTAAAGGTGGTATTGCCGGGTTATACCAAATAACTCCGTTAAAATTTATACCACAAGTAAATTCTGCAGTGAATTATTTTAATAGTCCTGTTGCTAATGATACTGTTGGTCACTTAAAACAAGAAGAAGTAACAGAGTATATGAAACTAATTCAAGAATTACCAAAATGAAATTGATTATTATTTTAGCATTTACTGGATTATTTTCTGGTCAATTACCTACCAAAGAAAAACTTTCTTATCAAGAAAAAAGATTTGTAAAAAATGTAATAAAACTGCATGGGGACAATGCATTAGATATTACTAGAAATAAAGATAATATGCTTGAAATAACATTTGAGGATACAATTTATATTCTAAGTACAAAAGGTTTTATACATGAAATTTACATCATGGTAGATAATGAATGGATCAATTTAGATTCAGAATTCAATTAAAACATCATTTTATAGCTTTAAATCGTTGTTCCCAATTTTGATTTAAGGTTGAGTATAGATCAGTGATATGGTCTATACTCACTATTTATTTAACAATTAATACAATCAATTATGAAAAAGATCTGGAAATCTTTATTTGCAAAAAAGAAACAAACTTATTCTCAAGATGGAGAATTTAAAATCTGTATTATCAATGAAGATACAGATTTAATGCACGAAACTCTTGGTATTACCAATGAGAGAGCAGAAGAATTGGCTAAAGCATGTAGTGAGTCATGGAATGAAAAAAATAAAGTCACAGACATGATTCAACAAATACTTGGTCATTGTAAACACATGAATGAAGTTACTATGGTTTTCTTTATGTTTCATAGAATTATTGAACTAAAGAAAATGGAAGCTGGTAGATCAGGCATGGAAGGAATGTTAAAAGAATTATTTGGAAAGTAATGAAAGATAGTTATACCATCAATTCAGTGTTAGGCTTTGATTTAAAGTCTGATGTTGTTATAGAAGAAAATGGTACTACCAAAGTTCTTTCAGGTGGTATCAAATCTACTTATCATCCTGATGATTCAGAAGGTAGAGTTGAAATTGGATCTAAGTGTTGTAACTTTAAATGGTTTACAACATTTAATCAAGATTTGTTTAACAAATTGCTTGATTACAAACAAAGAAATGATTAGTCATGAATATATCTGTAAACTATGATGAAACTGATATAGGAAGATTATTGTCCCAGATAATAGTTCACCCCAATGCAGAAGAAATTGTAAAACTGCTTACTTATCAAGTTGGTTCATCATATCCTGCATGTAATCATTTATTTAAATTACATTTAGGAAACAAGTTGTTTGAGCCTATTCCAAATGGTACATTGTGTTATATAAACTATACTTATCTTTCATATACTGCTGATATTAAAGGAATGAATGAAGCAGGTTTAATAAATGATGGGTTAGTTCTTGTAACAGTTATGGATTTCAGAGGTTATCATGAAAATTCTAACTATGCAATATCATTTCAGAATGTTAATAATGGTAAAAAAGAAGCAGGTACAAGTTACTGTCATCATGATCACTTGACAATTTTTGAAGAGTTTTAAGAAAGTATGTGCAAATATACTTTTCCAGACCAGATGATGAAAGAGTATGTATATTTTGTACATACTCTATTATCATTAGCTATATAGTGCAGAATTAATTAAATGAACAAGTATACTTATTAATATAAGAAGTATATTTACTCATATATTTTATACATGCATTACCAGTTACCTAATGGAAAAGTAGTCTATTTAACCATAGAACAGTATCTAGAATTAACAGATTTAGATATACAGTATCTAATGTCTATAGATTTTGGTGAGCATGTACAGGATCCGTTTAAAGGGTCAGCCGTAGAACAAAACAAATCAGAAAAATACTATGATTTTGATTATCTTAACACAGATGATGAAGATCTAAATGAAAAAATATCTGATGATGAACCTTTTGATGACATCATAGACTTATCAGATTCCTTGAATAATTAATATTTGTAATAAATATTACCACTTACAGTAACAGAGTGATTATTGTATAGTATCTCAACTCAAAAATTTCTATTTATTTATTTAAAATTCAAATTATGAATTCAAAAGCAACTGTTGTAGCTGATGCTACTACTGGTACAGTTATTTGCCAAAGTGCCAATCCTGAGTTTGGTTATGTTAAAGTCCAACAACAAAAAACTCTTATTGACAATGATGGATTTTTAAAATCCAAAATGGTCTCAGCATTAATCCCTGGTACAATGGGTGATTTATTATTAGCTGATTTTAAAGCTGGTCAAGTATTAAACGGTAATGTAATTATCGTGGAGTCTTTAGAGCCATTCAACAAAAAGAATCCTGAAAGAGACTTGAAAGTTGCTGGTGATACTGGTATTGTTTGTTCTTTAAATGGTCAACCAATTTACCGTAAAACCAAGTTTTCTTTCAATGCTAATGCTGAAGACACACTTATCATGCATGACAATGTAGATGAGTTACGTTTGGCATATGCTGTAAATGAGTCAGCTGTTCAACCTAATGAAAAATTTTCAATTTAACTTTAATTGATTGTTTAAGTAAAAAGGGGGCTTAGGTCCTCCTTTTATTTTATGATTACAAAATGTATTATTATGGAAAAGTATGTACAAAAACACAATAGCTTAAATTATGTTGGTCAACTTAGTGAATATCAAACAACTAAGAAAAAAACATATATGGAGTATGAAAAAGATTCATATTCAGCTTATCAAAATTATTTGTATAAAAGAGCATTATTTGGTCTTAATGCCCTTTCAGAAAGTGAACTTGCTGAGATTTGTTCAAAGAAAAAAGAAAGAATATTCAGAGTCTACAAAAGAGGTCAGATTATTCTTAACAAGTTAAAACAACAAGTTACTATTCAATATAGTAATATGGTGTTTAAAACATTGTTTCCAAACAGTCCATTAACAGATTTCTTTTTAGAAAATACTGAAACTGATGAACAGTTTAAAAATACATTGACCTTTAAAGATTTAAATATCTCTAAAGATGTCATTGTTAGTATTTTTATTAAAGAAGGAATTCTTCCTAAAAACTTTATGGAATTAACAATGGATCCTTTTGCATTACCCAAATTAAGAAAATAAATGGGTATTGCAGCAAAGAAAAAACTATGTGATGGTTGTCAAGAGATGACCATCATATGGAAAAACCATGAAGGTAGTAGATTTTGCAAACAATGCTGGAGTAGCCAAACAAAAAGCATTAAAAAACCAACAGCAAAATCTACCCTTCGGGTTAAGTCAGAAAAACAAAAAGCAATAGATAAAGCTTATAGTTTAATGAGAACAGAATACTTAACTAAACATCCATTATGTGAGATAGTTATTCCAGGAATTTGTAAAGGTCAAGCATGTGATATTCATCATACAGAGTATAGAGGTATACATACACTTGCACAATTAACTTGGAAAGCATCATGTAGAGCATGTCATGATTGGGTACATTCTAACCCCATAAAAGCTAAAGAATTAGGATTGTTAAATTAAAAATATGATTATGAATTATAAAGTTTGTACTAAATGTAATATTTCATTATCTGCAACACTTGAATATTTTCATGTTCAAAAAAGAGGTAAATTTGGTTTAAGAGCTATTTGTAAAAAATGTATGTCAGAAAACTTTAAAGTAAAGTATATTCCTATTCCTAAAAAAATAGAAAAAGTTTGTGGTCATTGTAAAGAAACTTTTCCTTTAACAAGTGAACATTTTTTTACAAAAACTACTAAAGCTGGGACAATTATAAATGGTAAACCTTTATCTGTAGATTCTACATCTTTTAGATCTATATGTAAAACTTGTAATAATAAACAAGGTCAAAAAAATCATAGAGCTAAACAAATGATTAAATATAATGTATCATCTCAAAAAGAATTAGATGAAGCTATTCATATGGTTAGAACAAGATGCGGTTTATTAGGAAATTATGCTAGTGTATGTGTTGCTTTTAAAAGAAGAAAATATCAATATCCATTAGATGCTACTATAGAAGAAATAGCTAGGTTAAGGAAAATATATGACAAAGGTTATAATCCTGAAACATATAACACAGAATGGAAAAAAAACTGGTTAAAAAAAACAAAAGCTAATAGAAAATATAATTATCCTGAAGGATATGATAAAGTTCCTAGAAAGTTAATACAAAAAGCTGTGTCTGATAATATGACAGATGCTTTTATTGCTAACAGATTAGGATTTAAATTAAAAGATGTACCTCAAGATGTACTTGAATTAAAACGTAAACAACTTAAATTTTATAGAGATGTCAAAAACAAAGCAATTTAAAACAGAAACAATTTCTGAAGTTAGAACTCAGTTATTAAACATTGCAGATTCAACTGCTGCAATTTATGAAAGTAGTAATGATCTTAAAGCTGCTGAATTAGCATTAAAATCATACAATGGAGCAGTAAATGCTGCTAAAGTACAAATAATGTATAAAAAATTAACAGGAGCCCCTAGTATAATTAATTTTCTAGAAGATTAATAAGTAAAACTATGAAAGGATCTGGATTTATTTTACTTATATATTTTCTTATTATCTTTGGATGGGTAAGAAACATATATTTATTAGCTCAATGCAATTTTACTCAGCCTTTTAAGACTGAAGTCATAAGAAGTGTTGGTATTGTTGTTTTCCCAATTGGTGTAGTAACCGGTTATATAAGCATGGACGATGACTAGAGAAGAAGTACATAATGAAGCTTTAAAAGCCATTAAAAAAGAGAAAAGAGCAGGTTTAGCTTTAGCTACTGGTGTTGGTAAAACACTAGTAGCTTTAAAACATATGGATTTAATTCCTAATATATTAACAAAGAAAGTGTTAGTTGTAGCTCCTAAAAAATCTATTATTCAGTCTTGGAAAGATGAAGCTGAAAAGTTTAACATGTTCTATTTAATGAATGTTGTAACTTTTAGTACATATCGTAGTTTAAACAAATTAAATCCAAAAGATTATAATATCATATATTTTGATGAATGTCACAGTTTACTTGAAAGTCACAGTGATTTTCTTAACAGATACAATGGTAAAATTATTGGTTTAACCGGTACTCCACCTAAAAATGAGTATTCTGAGAACTATTCTATGGTTTATAGATTTTGTCCAATAGCTTTTCAATATTTAGTAGATAATGCAGTTAAAGATAGTATCTTAAATGATTATAAAATCATTGTGCATGAACTTAAATTAAGCAATGCTAAAAATGTTGAAGTAAAAACTAAAAATAAAAGTTTTTATACTTCAGAAGTTGCTAATTATGATTATTGGACAAAAAGAATAGAAAAAGAGGGTGGTTATATGATGAGAATCATGAGAATGAAAGCTATGATGACATTTCCTAGTAAAGAAAAATATGCTAAAATGTTATTAAACACCATTAGGTCAAAATGTATTATATTTGCCAACACAAAAGAACAAGCTGAAAGATTATGTAATAACAGTTATCATAGTACAAATTCAGAATCTGAAACTAATTTAAATTTATTCAAAAAAGGTGAGATTTTAAAACTGTCTTGTGTACAACAACTAAATGAAGGTGTAAACATTCCTGAATTAAAACAAGGTATTATTATGCATTCATATGGTAATGAAAAACAAGCTAGTCAAAAGATTGGTAGACTTCTTAGATTAAATCCAGATGATACATCAGTTGTACATATCTTATGCTACAAAGGAACAGCAGATGAAGAATGGGTAACTAAAGCATTAGAAGGATTTCAAAGAAGTAAAATAAGTTGGGTGGATTATAACATTAAATTAGATTAATGGAAATTAATAACAATACAGTAAGATTAGTAAGAGCATTGGTAAAATTATCTAGTGCTCTTTACAATATTGATGATTTGAAAATTGATTCAAGATACAAGTACAAACTTAAACAGGATCTTGAAAATTGGCAACCATGGTTAGAAGGTTATATTGATGGTCCTATGACTGCATTTGCTAATGCTGACATGAATACATTAAGTAGTTTAATTGAAATGTTTGATGATTATAATAAAAAAATATTTATCAAAGATGATTTTAATACTGGTATTAACTTATTCTTAGCTAAAACAGCTTCTGCATTGTATGATATTAGTACATTAGAACCACCATATCAAAACTACATGTCTAATATAAGACAAAAAATTACTAAATTATTAGAACAAGGTTATTTTAAAGCTTATACTAACTATGAAGATGCTAATGGTAAAACCTTTAAAGACATAGTTCAATCAATGAATGATCTTGGAGACAAAATTATTGTTGGTACTGTTTAATTTTATTTGTAACTTAACATATAATCTTATGGTATTGAAAAAGACACATAAAATAGTTTTACTTAATGATTCAAGCAATACATATCAGTATGTCATGGCTTGTTTGATTAAATTCTGCAAACATCAACCAGAACAAGCAGAACAATGTGCTTTAATAGCACACAATAATGGTAAATGTGACGTATTCTCAGATACATATAATAATGTATTTGATACAGCATGTTTATTAGAATCTAAAGGGTTAAAGTTAAAAATTTCAACCACATGAAAGTAGTTTGTATTAATTCTAGTAATAAACCTAAAGAAATACCAAGTGATCAATGGATCATTGAAGGTAAAGAATATACTGTTGTAAGATTAGTCAGAATGGCTATACAAGGTAATAAAATGGGAGTATTATTAAAAGAAGTACAAATTGGAGAAGATTCATTTCCATATGAATTTTATGATTCAGATAGATTTAAACCTGTTGAAATAGTAAAAGAAGTAATAACAAATACTGAAGTAGAAGAATTCAGTATTTAATTGTATATAATTTATAAGCTGAAAAGCTGTAATTATTTATTTAAATCCAAATATTATGGGAACAACCAATGAGGTTTCTACTAAAGGAAACCCAAATCTTCGTGTCTTTATCTTAGATGATGAATCATCAAAAATGGATGCTTGTTTAGGTATCACAGAAGAAAGAAGTGATGAGTTAATTGAAATTGTAAAACAATCTCATGAAAATTGTGAAACTCATACTGATGCTTTTGTAAACATAAGTAAAGGAGCTTTACATGCAAATGAACTTGTTTACATGATGTTTCAATATGGAGCACATGCAGGAGCAAATAAAGTTGCATCTGAAATGAACAATGGTGGGTTAAAAAATTTACTAGAAGAGTTGAAAAGAAAAATAAATCCTGAAGAAGGAGAGTCTGAAGAATAAGGTTAGTTTAATAAACTGTATCAAAAAAAAACAATTAATTAAAATTAAAAATTAAAAAAAATGGAAAAAGGAACACAAAAATCAACAGAGAACAATGAATTTTTTGCCAATGCTACAACTCCAGCAATGGAAAGTTTTGTATTCATGGAAAAGACAGCACAGATTTTAGAAATTGGCTTGGCAACTGAAAAAAACATTGTACTTTATGGTCCTGGTGGACATGGTAAATCAGAAATGACCATGTCTTTCTTTACAGAGAATGGTATCAACCCTTATGTAATTACTATGGGTACTGGTATGACTACTGACCGTTTATTTGGTGGTTTGGATATTCCAACATTTAATCAAACTGGTAAGATTGAGTATCTTGTAGAAAACAGCTTCATGAATCATGAGTATGTTATCTTTGAAGAGATGTTTGATGCACCAGATTTCATCTTGGAGCAGTTGAAGGATATCTTGTCTTCTGGAGTATTCAGAAATGGTACACAAGTTTTCCCAATTCAAACAAAGTTCATTGTTTGTTGTACTAACCGTACAAGAGATGAGTTCTCTAAGAACATGTCTTTGAAAGCTTTGATGGAAAGATTCCCATTGGAGTTGAATGTGGTATGGGATAACTATACTGATATTGCTTACAACAAATTGCTAACTGAAAGATTTGGTGAAATTGACCCAGTAATTCCATTCATTTTGCAAGAGTATGCAAAGAATGGTATTGTTATCAGTCCACGTGTTGCAATTACTGCATACACTGTATTTGATAAATGTGGTCCTGAATCTTTGGGATTCATTGCAGAATTTGCAAAGAAACCAAGTTTGGTAGCAGAAGGTTTGAAGAAGTATGAAGCTGCAGCAACATTGAGAAACCTTGCAGGATTAATGCAAGATCACTATCAGTTGCTTGACTTGAATCCTTTGAGTAATCAAACAGAACTTACAAGTTTTAATGAAACTTTGGTTGAGTATGAAAACATGCTTAAAAAAGTTAAGTCTTTGAAAGTTTCAGATGATTTAATTGATAATCACACAAGATTGTTAAATGAACATGATGGAAGATTTAAAGCTTTAGCTAAAAAAGCAATGATTGCTACAACAATGATTAATGATTAATTATGATTGGATACAGTTCATATGGTAAAGGACGTTCCTCTAGTAAGAAAACAAACTACTATGGCTCTAAAAAGGGCTATAGTAGTTATTCTTATGGAGGTTCTTGGGATTATTGGGGTTCATATTTTAATGACCCTTTGGAGAATGATGATGATTTAATTGTTAGAGATCCAGAAAACTATACAACACCTAGTAAAAGAGATATTGAATCTAAAGCTAATATCTGGAGACAAAGTGCTGTAGATCAGATCAAAGAACTTGCAAGAGTATGCTACTTTAAAATGATTGGTGACAAGAATTATTTTATAGATGAATATGCAGACTTTGAGAATCTTGCTGATGATGTAAAAGAACAATTGTCTGCTAAAAAAGCATTGTATGATTCAATTTATGAGACTTTTATTCCTGGATTTACTCCTTTAGATCAAGCTATTGCTATTTATAAGCAAATGTCTAGAGAAGCTGAGAAACAGGACAGAGAAGATTCTGATGATGTTGATCAAGAAATGATTCAAAAAGCTCAATTAAATTTTGACAGAGAAATGTACATGGATCCTAGTATCAATGAACAACTAGAACTTAATGAACACAGTAAAAATAGAAAAATGTCCATCATGAACAACATTTCTATTATTGGAGAGTTAGGTTCTCAATTCAAAGTTGAAAAGGAAATTGATGAAAAAATAGTTAGTAATTCTGACATCTATGCAAAAAAGATGATGAGAGATTATGCTCAAATAGCAAATATTGATCTATATCAGAAATTATTTCCTAATTTTGATGTCAAGCTTTTGACTAAAGATCTTGTTGTCAATGTACCAGTGGATAGAAAAGAACAAAAGCAAAAGATTATTATTTTGTTAGACTTTTCTGGAAGTATGGATGAACAAGAAAAACAAGATTGGGTTAATGCTATTCTTATTGACAGATTTAAATATGTTATGAGAGGAGAAGCTGAAGTTTTCTTTAGTTATTTTGTATGTAGTCCTGATCAAATGCATTTTCAACATATTCATGATAGAGAAACTGTACTAAAATTCTGGCAAACATTTTCTAATGATCCAGATGGTGGTACAACTAGAGTTGGTGCTATGGTTGAAAAGGTAGCTGCAGATATCAAAAAGAAAACACTTCATAACTTAGATATTGATTTGTCTGAAGAAAAACCAGAGATTTTAATAATCAATGATGGAGAAGATTCTATTGATTCAGATAAGTTTCCTTACAAAGTAAATGCAATCTGTCTTATGGAACAAAACAACCAGTTGAAAAATCTTTGTATTGCTACTCATGGTAAACAAGTTCATGTTGATTATGATAACAATGTTGTTGCTTATTCTGAATCTGGTGAAGAGATTATAAACTAAAAATAGGGCTCTCACGGGCCCTTTTAATGTCTTATGGAGGATTATACTAAAGAAGATGTGATTGAAGCTCTAGTGGCTTTAGATTTTAAATCTAGAAAAAGATATCTAGTTGATCAAAGAAGTTATTTACTTGGCATTTTATGTCATAAATTTAATCTCTCTGAACATACAGTAGATAAACTAACTGGAATGAAAAGATCTACAATTACTTATGCTAAAAGATTACCTATTCGGTTCAAAGATGATAAATTATACCAACAAAACGTGTATGTATATGCTCAAATGTTCCCATTTGATTTTAATACAGTCAAGGATAAGAAAATTCATAGAAAACATACCGTTATTCTTCACTTTGATGATAAGCTTGGTAGAAAACTCAAAACCATAAGAGATGTTTTAGGTCATGATGATATCAGAACAACAATTAAGCACATGCTTGAAAAGTATATTAAATTATGGGAAGAGTAAAAGAACTTTATAACCGTGTAATGCAAGAAAATGATGGCATACCGGAAGGTCTTACTATTGCAGACCTAAAGCATATGGAAGAGTTGAATATTTATCACTGGAAAGAGTATGAAAGAGAAAGAGAAAGAAAAGAGCAATCAGACAGTAAATAAGAAGATTGCTGAAAGGTTAGAGAAGTTTAACAAGTTGTATTACAAAGAACTTGTTAAGTCTAAACTTGTAAGTAAAACTAAAAAAGTCAACAATGAAGAAGGTGACTAAATGAAAAGATTCCTGAAATATCTTACTGTTTGGATAAGTCAAAATCTGGCTATTCCTTTCTGGACTATTGGTCACATTCATTTGATGACCTCAGTCTATGAAGATATTGTGGAAATTATTGCCTCCTGTGGTATGAACTTAATTGTTGCCGCAGGTTTCTTTATTGAGTATTTTGAAAATCATAGAAAGAAGTAGGTAGAACAAGTGGTGGAATGAAGACACAAGAGATATCTAAGGGTGGAATCATTTATCTCTCCAATTGCAAGTTCAAGTCTTGCCTTGTTCACAAATTAAAAAAAATAATTATGGCAGAAATAATTTTAAAATTTGACTCTCAAGAAGAAGGAGATGATGCAAGAACTGCATTAGATGGTTACAAATGGAAGTTAGCTATGTGGGATTTAGACCAAAAGCTAAGAAGTATTGTTAAATACAACGCTAGTCTTGTTACACATAATGAACCTTCTACTAATGCAGAAATAGAAGTGGCGGACAAACTAAGAGAAGAAATCCGTAGTATTTTAAATGGATATAATATTAACCTTGAATATTAAGTTATGGCAGAAAAAACAGCAACAGAGTGGTTATTTGAACAATTGTGGAATAGTGATAAAGATAAGTTTACTTGGCATTCTTTATTAGAACAAGCAAAAGAATTAGAAAAGCAACAGATAAAGGATGCGTTTTTAGATGGCAAAGTAAATTGGTTAGAAAAAAGTGATCCGATGTCAAAAGTTACAGAAATTGCATCAGAAGACTATTATCAAGAAAAATTTAATTCAAAATAAGATGGAAAGAGAATTATTAGAAGAGTTCATTGAGTGGGCTAGAGAATGTGGTGAAGATGCTTGGTACATTTTTGAGAATGAAAGTGATGCCATTGACAAATTTTTAAAGTTGAAACAATCAAAAGTGCAACAGCAACAGTTAGACTTGACTAACATTACAAGATTAGAAGTAATTAATCATGCAAGTAATAGTCACCCTATAGGGAGAGTCTTGACAATGTATAAAAAAACAGGAGATTTTACAGTTGTTGATGCTGAGTTTCAAGATGATGGTAAAACACTTAAAATATTTATATCATGAGAGGAAAATTAATTAAAACAGATAATGGTTATATCTTAGATGGTGATAACTTACCTAATCCTAGAAGATTATCCATACAAAACTGTAATGAGATATTTGGAGTAGTTGATGTTGAGAAGTTGGCTGAAGAAAATTATCCATCAGGTGATGATTGGAGTAATGAACAATCTTTATTTAGAAAACTTGCATTTATTAATGGCTTCAACAAAGCAATGGAGTTGAATAAAGACAAGTTGTTTACTTTATCAGACATATCTTATGCTATTGCTTTTAGTGGAAAAATGAAACCATCTCAAATAGTAAAAAACTTGCTTGAACAACCAACAGAAATTGATGTTGAGGTAGTCATGGATAAAATACCTGCTGATTTAGCACCAGGTGGTTGGGATGTGTTTCCTAAACTTGATGCTGAAGGATGTTTAATATTAAAAAAAGTATTATGAAAAAAGAACAACATGATGATAAGCAGTTCCTGGGTGGGCTGTTAATAGGAATTATATTAGGAGCATTGATAGGTTACTTTACATTTAGAATAGTAACTGCTGTTCAAACTACTCCTATTAAAGAAGCTCAGGTAGAGCATTTGGAGAAAAAGATAGGTGACTGGTCTAAGCATCCTAACAAGGACAAGAGAAACTATTTTGAAGTCATGTATAATAATTCAAGCAAATGAAGACAGAATTAGAAGAAGCTGCTGAAAGATTTTTAGATATGTGTAATGGAATTGTTGTTTCAAAATCTTCATTTATTGCAGGTGCTAAATATCAAGCTGAAAAGAGTTATAGTGAAGAAGAAGTAGGTGAATTAGTTTATACAATTATTGGACAATATGCAAATAAAGTTAACATTATGATTGATGGAAGTATAATTGATGGATTATTTGAACAATTTAAAAAGAAAGCATGAAAAACTTATTACTAATTATCCTACTATGTTTTTCAGTAGATGTAGTAGGACAAACTATTTACAAAAATAGAAAGCAAGAGTTGAGGATTGAAAGAGTTATACAAAACTCTGAAGGTACTTACAAAGTATATTTCCATGCTACTTATTTAGTCCTGGGAAATAAAGCAGAAACAGATTACTTCTTAGAACAATTGTTAAATGTAATCAGTACTGAGAAGACTGTTAATTCTTATGTAGGAAACACTTCTGTTAAGTATGTTCCTTTTGAGAATGAAGTAGAAGTCTTTGCTAAGACATCTAGTTTTAAGCTCAGTAGAAAACAAATTATTAAACTTAAAACCAAATTATTATGAGTGTTCCAACAGCAGAAGAATTTCTTCAGAATTACAAAAATGATTCAGACCATTATGCTGACCAAGACTATAGTGAAGGAAGATTAATCAAAGCATTGCAAAAATTTGCTAAACTTCATGTAGAGGCTGCATTGCATATAGCAAGTGAAAGAGCAGACTTAACAGATAATGGTAGTTTTCCATATGTAGACAAACTATCAATCCTAAACAGTTATCCACTAGATAAAATTAAGTAACATGAAACAGTTTATTTTAATAGCTCTTACACTCATGTTATTTGGGTGTCATGAAGAACCTAAACAAGTTTATGAAACTCAAGTAAAGACTTATGTTATTAGTATGAAAACGGATCCTGTAGCAGGTAGATCTGGAAATCCCCCAATATTATATTTTCAAACTCCTACTTCTACTGAATGTTCTTGGGTAGATATTGATACTTACAATAAGTATAAAGTAGGAGATACTATTCAAGTACTAATCAAGTATTGGGAAAAACCTAAAAAGAAGTAAAATGGGATTCATATTAGGATTTACAGTAGGCGGATTTGTTATGTGGATTGGATATAAACAAAATTTAATTCATTGGCAAAAAGACCTTGAAAAGCTCAAGGACTTTGACACATGGAAAGAATGGAAAAATAAATAGTTATGGAAAAAGAATTTATACCGTATGATTTGGCTTTAAGAATGAAAGCATTGGGTTTTGATGAACCTTGTTTTGGTGCATTTTATGATGATGGTAAACTCTTCATACATTGGAATGATAATGTTGATGCTGATGAACTATTCATATCACAAGAAAAATGTGAGTATTATGATTATGAATGTCTCGCACCAACTTGGCAGTCGGCATTTAGATGGTTCAGAGAGAAGTATAAATTTTATGCTTCAGTAGTTCATATGAATAAAAAAAATGCATTCTATATTACTGTATATGGTGAAGAAAAAATTGAGTTTTATTTTGATACCTACGAAG